GCCGGGCATCCACCGCTGCCCGGCCCGCACCCCGCAGGAAGGGGGGATCCGTGATCGACGGAGACCAGTTCGCCCGTGCTGTCGGCGCGACGCTCCGGCAGCTGCGGGAGTCCCGCGGCCTGTCGCTCGCCCAGGCGGCGGGATCGTCGCGCGGGAGGTTCTCCGCTCCGGCGCTCGGCATGTACGAGCGGGGGGAGCGTAACCCTTCCGTTGAGGTACTGGACGGCGTTGCCCGGCTTTACGGCATGAACCTCCGGTCTGTGCTGGAGGCGGCGTCGGCCGGGGCGAGAACGTGAAAAGGCCCGCCCTTCCCAGGATGCGAGGACATCCCAGGAAGGACGGGCAGAAACCGATTTAACTACATAACCGCAGGTCAGACGGCATGGACCGTCTACAGGGAGGGTATAACTATGACGACGCGCATGCCAGAACCGGAGCCGCTGCTGACGCCCGCCGAGGTGGCCACCATGTTCCGGGTCGATCCGAAGACCGTCACCCGGTGGGCCCAACAGGGGAAGCTGACGAGCATCCGCACGCTAGGCGGACATAGACGTTACCGGGAGTCCGAGGTGCGGGCACTCCTGACGGGCACGGTCGAGCAGCCGCGCAAGGTCGCCTAGTCCTCTTTGTCGCGCGCTTCCACTGCCGCTAGGGCCTGGTCGAGCAGCGTGATCACCGCTGCGTTGAGGTTAAGTCCGCGGTCGCCGGCATACCTGACAAGGCGAGCTTTCAGCGGCGGGTCGACGCGTGGCGAGAAGGTGACCGTCTTCAGCGGAATCCTGGTCGCCAGTCCACGCGTCGGCCCGAGGTCGGCAACGGTGAGTGGTTCACAGTCAGGGCAGCGGCCGGCATGCGCGACGAGGGCGGCAAGCGTGAGCGGTTCGGCGACGGTCTCTTCCCTGAGTGCCGCCCGGCGATCGATAAACGCCATGAGGGTGTTGCATCGGGAGCAGAGGACGCCGCGCACCCACCCGTGCGCGTGGCAGTGGTCCGTTCTCGGCGGAAAGCTAGGTTCGTCGCAGAGTTGGCAGGGTGCGCCCAGTTCGGCGTTGACGTGCTCGCCGTACCGCACAGGGGTCGTCACGAAGGACGCCCGGCTGCCAGTTCGGAGACCAGCTCGTCTCGATGCTGCATGGCGACGCGTACCGACCCGATGAGCACGGCGGACATCGAGAGGCGTCGGCCGACTGGCGTTGTCAACTCCAGGACGGCACGCCTTAGGTCGTCCCGCGCTTCGGGCGTGAGGTTCACGGACACAAAGGGAGTCCGTCTTGCGGCATTCATGTCCACTAGTGTAGCGGACAGTGTTTGACAACACCATGTCGGCGTGTAAACTGATGGCAATGGGAAGCGGGGATCTTGTACCGTGACCCACAACGCGTCACCCTCCCCGGTGCGCAGGCTGCGGCTACTTCACATTTGGGATGCGATCCGTACCGCGACCGACTCGATCTCGGGGAGGATTACAACTGAATGCTTCGCACCTCCCGGTGCGCAGGCGACGGATACTTCATCGGAACTGGGTGTTGCGGGTTCGAGTCCCGCCCGGTCGGCATAGCCGTCCGGTAGCTCAATGGCAGAGCATCAGTCAAAAGGGCCGTTGCCGACCTTGATCTCGGGAGGAGCGCACGTCATAAGGCGTGCCCGGTGCGCAGGTGCGGGTTACTTCCTCGCTGCTAACGAGGCCATGGCGGTTCGATTCCGCCGATGGGTGGGCCCAGGTCTGTACCTTCGCCGACTTGATCTCGGGCGCGACTGGGCAAGGGCTCCTTCCGCCACAGTGCGAGAGGAGCCTTTTGCATGTCCCGCTTCAACACCCCGGCCGCCCGGACCGTCACGCGCAGCCCGGTCGTCTCCGAGGCCATCCCGTCCGGCCTGACCTACGAGGGTGCGCCAGGCTACACTCGCTCGCCGCAGGGTGAACTGTTCCTGCTCGCCGTCTCACACATGGGCGACGGGTCGTTCTATGAGACCGGCAAGCAGCGGGACACCCGGTTCGCCGATCTCGTCCGCAAGGTGGCCGTCGAGGACCCGGCGTGGATGGACGGCTTCATCCCGTGGCTGCGGAACGACGCGAACATGCGCACGGCATCCCTCGTGGCCGCCGCTGAGGCACTGAAGGCCCGGCTTGACGTCGGCCTGCCCGGCGGCCGCCGTCTCGTCTCCGCTGCCCTCCAGCGCGCCGACGAGCCCGGCGAACTGCTCGCCTACTGGCATTCCCTGTACGGCCGGAACGAGCCTAAGCCGCTGAAGCGGGGCATAGCCGACGCGATCGTCCGCCTCTACACCGAGTTCGCCCTGCTGCGGTACGACACGGACTCGCACGGCTACCGCTTCGGCGACGTGATCGAGCGCGTCCACGTCACCGGAGAGCACCCGGAAGTCAAGGGCACCTGGAAGGGCGCGCTGTACGAGCATGCGATCGACCGGCGCCACGGCCGGGACAACCCCGTCCCGGAGGAACTGGCCATGGTCCGGGCGAACATCGCGCTCCGCAAGCGGGCCGCCGAGGACCCCGCCGCCCTGCTCGACGCCGCGGCGCTCAAGGTCGCGGGCATGACGTGGGAGGACGCCCTGTCGCTGGCCGGGAACAAGGTCAGCAAGGCCGATCTGTGGGCCGCGCTGATCCCGTCGATGGGCTTCATGGCCCAGCTGCGGAACCTCCGCAACTTCGACGACGCTGGCGTGCCGGACGAGGTGGCGGGAGACATCATCGCCCGGCTGACCGACCCGGAGCAGGTGGCGAAGTCGCGACAGTTCCCGTTCCGGTTCCTCGCCGCCTACCGCGCCGCACCGTCACTGCGGTGGTCGTATCCGCTGGAGCGGGCGCTGAACCTGTCGCTGGCCAACGTGCCCGCACTGAAGGGCCGTACGCTGATCCTGGTGGACCGTTCCCTGTCGATGTGGCATGCGAAGATGAGCGGCAAGTCAGAGATGCTGTGGGCCGACGCTGCGGCTGTCTTCGGCGCGGCGGTGGCCTCGCGTGCCGAGCGGGCCGATCTCGTGGAGTTCGCGAGCAGGGGCGCGGTCGTGACGTTCGGCAAGAGTGAGTCCGTGCTCAAGGTGATCGAGCGGTTCCACGTCGGCGACGACTACAACGGTCCCGTGGGGACCGGGACGGACATTCCCCGCGCCGTCCGCGAGTACCTGCGTCCGGATCACTCGCGGGTGGTCATCGTCACCGACGAGCAGAGCGAGCCGAGCATGCTGCCGTCAAACGTCTACCGCCAGTTCGGCGACGCCATGCCCCCGACCCGGATCGATGACCTGATCCCGCGCTCGGTGCCCGTGTACGTGTGGAACATCGGCGGGTACAAGCACGGCGCGCTGCCGTCCGGTAGCAGCAACCGGCACACGTTCGGAGGGCTGACCGACCACGCGTTCCGCATGATCCCGGCCCTTGAGTCGGGACGTGACGGCGCGTGGCCTTGGGCTGCCGCCTGACGCTCCCCCGTGCACGCCAAAGAGGGCCGACCGCCTCCCGCACAGGGAAGCAGCCGGCCCTCAGTGGTCCCTGGCCCGCCGAACGGGGGCAGCGGCAGGCCGGGAGACGGGGAAGCTAAGCGGCCGGGGGCGCGGGAGGCTGCGCCGGGTCGGCGGCCTGCTGCTCCGAGGTCAGCGACGCCACGTTCTGCGCCTGGGTGGCCACCAGCTGGGCGACCGCCTCGACCGCGGCGTCCGAGTCGCCGGCGTTGGCCGCGAGAGCCTGCTGGATGTCCACGATGAACTGGGCCTGCTCGGTCTGCAGCGCGGAGACGTTCTGCTGCAGGGCGGCGACGGCGGTGTTCAGGTCGTCGAGACCGGACATGATGGAGTCCTCTTTCTGTTCGATGGTGCTGAGCTTGTCGTTGATCTGGCGGAGTGCCGACCGGATGGGACGGCACCAGGGAAAGCGGCACATGGTGCCTCCCGGTGTGGTTAGTCGTCGCCGCCCATCACAGCTCCTCCCCGACGATCCGGCCCAGCGCGGCCACAGCCTTCCCGATGGCATCGTTCACCGCAGACTCCACGACAGGGATCGCGTCGGCGAGAGCCTGCTCGGCGTCGGCCTTGAGCTCGGCGACGACGGGGACGACCTGGGTCCTGAACTCGTCCTTGACGTCCTGCTCGACCTTGGCGGCCTCAGCGCGGGCGTCGGCCAGGAGGCGTTCGAGCTCGGCCTTGGCTTCGCCGTCGAGGTCGTGGATGAACTGCCTCACCCCGGCTTCGATGGCGGTGATCTTGTCGTGAATAGTGGACATGGTTCCCCCTCGGGTTAGCGTTGGACTAGGCGGCGAACTGCTTGAAGTCAGCCTGGTTGCCGAGCGCCACCAGCGTGGACAGGTGGATGCGGAACGAGCCGTGATCGGCGAAGGCGGCCGACCAGCTGTTGCGGACGCGGAGCACGGTCTTGGCTGCCTCGACCTTGCCGGTAGCCGACAGAGTGAGCTTCTCGATCGCCGTGATGCACGTCTCGTGACCGCCGGCGACACCCGATCCGACGGCCCGCTCGAACGCGGCATGGCTGCCGTTGCCGTCGATGAAGCCGCTGGAGTCGGGATCGAACCAGGCGTTGAACCACGGCGTGCCCTGGATGACGGTGCCGCCCTGGAGCAGCGAGGCGATGTTCTGCGCGCCGCTGGCGGTCTTGTAGGTGCTGATGAGCTTCTGCTTGATGAGCTCGTGGCAGCAGTACAGGCCCGTTGACCCGCAGTCGGTGGGCGGCCACTCCTGGGACGGGTCGCCGGTCTGGTCGGTGCAGGCGTTGTAGAACCTGATCGCCCATTCCTCGCTGGCTACCGGGTCCGAGGCCGACAGGCCGGAGGGCAGCGAGTGCCCGGCGTCCTTGAGTACCTGGCCGAGGCTGACCGCCGTGGCGTTCGCGGTGCAGGAGCCGAGCGCGTCGACCCTATGCGCTCCCTTGACGAGCTCGCTGGTGTCGATGCCCTGCTTGAACAGGTCCTCCTGGTCAAGCACGGGCACGGGCGGCTCGTGGTCGACGGTCTTGAGCGGCCCGCCCGTGTCGAAGTGAACCACGTCGAAACGCATCGGCTCGGCGACGGCGTAGCGGCCGAACAGCGTTGACCGTGCGTCGAACGTGCGAGCGGTCAAAGGTCCCCCCTCGGGTGGAGACGGATTGCGGCTAGGACCAGTACGCCAGCGGGTCATCCGATACCGACGCCACCATGGCCAGCGCAGCCGCCTGAGTCTTCCCCTGTGCGGTCAGGGCGGCCACGGCAGGCAGTGCCTGGGAGATGCCGAAGCTCGCCCAGTCCATCCACGACCGGCCGCCCCACCGTTCCGCCAGATACCCCCCGCCTGCGTACGCCTTCCACGGGCTGAACTGCCGCCCGGCCTGCACGTAGATCTCGTACGCTGCCTCAGCGTTCGAGAGATAGTCCAGCCACAGCCAGCCCTGCACGACCGTCTGAGGCGTGAACCAGCCGTTATGAGCCTTGTCGTTGATCTGGAGGATCCCGAAGTCCACGCTGCCGTCAAGGTTCTGGTGAAAGGCGTCAGCGGCACCGCTCGACTCCCCGCCGCACAGGGCCAGGGCGATCTGGAGCTCGGAAGGCTTGTCCCACGTCACGCCGCACGCGTCGGTGACGGGAGCGAGGATTTTCGTCTCGCTGAAGCCGGCGTACTTCAGGGCCGCGGCGAGGCGTTTCGGACCGGGCTTGACGATGAGAAGCCTGTTGGTCACGCGAACCTCCTCGGGTTCGCCGGGCGCCAGTAAAGATGCAAGGCGAGTGCCCCGATCGTGACCGGAGCCAGCCACGGGTGCCGTTCGCAGATGGTCGTGATCGGGGGCATCTTCCCGGACGTGATCGAGGTGATCTCGTAGCAGCAGATCCCGACGACCAGCCACTTCGAGTGGCGGACTACGGCGCTCATCCGTACAGGAGCTTCGTGCCGGGAGTCACCTTGACCGGCGACCGGGCGAACACGGCGTTGATGTACGCCGCGGCGGGCGGGGCGAACTGGCCCTGCGGCCCTCGTTCGGCGGTGAGCTGCAGCACCACGGCGGGCGGCACCCCGAGATGGGCCTGGGCGAGAGCGGCGAGCGGCAGCTGCCCCTGCGTGAGCCATTCGCCGCCCGGGTAGAACCAGGTCACGCCGGCCGGGCACGGCAGCGTGTCCGCGGCGAACACCGCGTTGACGTAAGCGGCGAGGCCGGCGGCGAAGACACGGCCGGGCGAGTTCTCGACGGTCACCCGGAGGACCGTGGAAACGTCCTCGTGAAGCTCCTGCGCGGCCAGGTCGTGGAGCGTCATCTGACCCTGGCTCACCCACGTCTTGAGAGCAGGCTGCGGAGCAGGGTTGCCCCCGGTGCGGATGGCCTTCGCGAGCGCCACGATCGCCGGCCTCTGGGCGGCGCGTACATGGCCGGGGCAACTGAGGTGACCGCCCCAGTCTTGCCCCCCGTCCGAGTGGAGGATGAGTCCCCGGCCGGACGGGCTATCGGTGATCTGGAGAGGGAACCCGTCGAATGCGGAGCACGCCTCGAAGATCTGCGCGAACGCCGTTACCTGCGCGGCGGTCAAGGGCGTCGACGGGTCTGTCCGGTCCTCCGTCTCGACGCCTCGGAATGTCCTGTTTCCACCGGCCTGGCTCCACGCGTAAAAGCCCTTGCCTACCGGGACGTACTGGTGGACGGCACCGTCACGGCCGATGCTGAAGAAAGCCGAGACTTGGTTCGCCGGGTTCAGGAAGGTGGCCACCGTGCCGGCCTCGAAGCCCGCTTCGGTATGGAAAACGACCCCTTGTCCGTTTCCGAACCCGGTCCCGTGGTTAGGCGTCAGTACGTGCGTGATGTTGATCGGGCCCCGGAGCCATCCGTCACTGTCGAAGTGGCAGCGGCCCGGTACGGTCAGTGTTGCCATGGGTCCCCCCTCCCGCCCGGGATCCGGGCGGTTCCTGCTGGTTACTGCTCCTGGCGGCGGATCGGCCGCCAGTCGGTTCCTGGTGTGCGCTCGGCCGCCGGGACGCGCCGGGCGGTCTTGTGTGCCGCGATCACCTGCTCATATGTCGGGGCGCCGCTCGGATGGTGCCTGCGGCAGACGGACCACGCCGTCCCCTCGACGGGGAAGCGCCCGAGCCGCGGGCATCGGTGAACGTGACAGTTCTTGTGCCGGTAGCTGGCGACCGCGTGGAAGGCGATCGCGATGGCGCTGGCGTACAGGCCAAGATCGCTGCCGCTGCCCGAGAAAAACAGGTAGACGGGACCTGCGGCGTTGTCGAGCCCGAGCCAGTGCGCCAGCCAGTGCATGTCCTGCTACTTCTGCTTCACCAGGTGCGCGCAATCGCGGCTTGCGAACACCCGGTGCAGATACTTCTCGAACTTGACGGCGTTCTCGCGTTGCTGCGGGGTTTGCGGCCTCGACTTGCTGGACAGGTCGATCACGAAATTCCACAGGTCGATCTGCTGCTTCCTGGCCACGTTCCCGCTCTCGCACAGGGCCATCTGGCTGGCGGCGGCTGATGACGCGCGCTGGTCGGCGTGGTGGGCCTGCAGCGCGACCAGGGCGATCACGGCGGTGAGGATCACGTCCAGCAGCAGCGACGCGATGGTGACGACGATGAGGCGCCGGTTGACGATCCCGCGGTGCTCGAGCACGGCGTCCCGCGCCTCGCTGTCGCTGCGCACTTCGTCCAGGCGCGCGGTAACGGCATCCAGCTTCTCTGAGACGGTGCCGAGTGCTTCAGTCGCCGCCTGGATGATCGTGATACGGTCCTGCGGTTCCGGCGGCAGGGTCATTTACGCCACCCCCTCGGCCTGTTCCTCGCCCGTCAGGATCTCGTTGATAGCGCTCACGTTCTGCCGCAGCCCGGCGAGCAGCCCGTCGAGCTCGGCGATGACCGCCCTGATCTCCTCGTCCTTGCCCATTTATGCCTTAGCCCCCCGGAGAAAGACCCGGCCTGAAGGTCGGGGAATCTGATGCCGCGCGGAGCATGGCAACTCTCCTTACAGTCATGACTGGTATCCTGTAAAGGTGAGGTCGGCATACCGGTGCCGGGCATATCCCGACGAGGTGCAGCAGCAGATGCTGTCCCGCACGTTCGGCTGCGTCCGCGTGGTCTGGAACCGGACCCTCGCCGCACAGCACGCTCGTTATCAGGCCGAGGGCAAACGCATGTCGTACGCCGCGACCGACATCGCGCTGACCGCCATGAAGCGTGAGCCGGAGATGGCGTTTCTTAATGAGGTCGCCGCGGTTCCTCTCCAGCAGACGTTGCGGCACCAGCACAAGGCATTTGAGGCGTTCTTTGTGGGACGCTCCCGCTATCCCCGCTTCAAGTCCAGGCACTCCCGTCAGTCCGCGACTTACAGCCGAGCGGGTTTCCGGATGAAGTCTGGCGCACTCTGGCTCGCAAAGGCGACTGCGCCACTGCGATTCGTGTGGACGTGGCTTGAGATCGACATAGCCACGCTGAATCCGACGACAGTAACCATTGCTCGCGATGCGGCCGGACGCTGGTTCGTGACCTTCCAGGTGGACGAGGCCGATGCCGAGCCACTGCCCGGAACCGGCGAGAGCGTCGGCGTGGACGTCGGCCTGAAAGATCTCGCAGTCCTGTCAACCGGCGAAAAAATCGCCCACCCAAAGGACTGGGAGCGTCACCAGCAGCGACTCAAGCGCTATCAGCGCAGGCTCGCGCGTTGCCGGAAAGGCTCGGCCAACCGGCGGAAAGCCAAGGTCAAGGTCGCGCGGGCTCACGCGCAGGTCGCCGACGCCCGGCGCGACTATCTAAACAAAGCCAGCACAGATCTCGTTCGCCGGTTCGACGTGATCGCCATCGAAGACCTGAATGTATCCGGCATGGTCCGCAACCGGAAAGTGGCCCGCGCTATCTCTTGTACCGGATGGGCTGAGTTCCGGTCCATGCTCGAATACAAGGCTCAGCGCTATGGCCGGACAGTCGTCGCCATAGATCGCTGGTATCCGTCTTCCAAGACCTGCTCCGCGTGCGGGCACCTGCTCGCCTCACTGAGCCTCGGGACGCGCCACTGGACGTGCCCCGGTTGCGGCACCCGGCATGACCGGGACGTCAACGCCGCGAAGAACATCCTGGCCGCCGGGCTGGCGGTTACTGCCTGCGGAGGCGATGTAAGACGGGCCGGGGCAACCCGGACGCAGTTGCCGGCGAAACAGGAACCCTGGACGGTGACGTCCGGGATCTCTGCCCTTCGGGATGGAGAGTAGTCAAGGCCCCCCCGGGTCGTCATCCAGCAGCGCGGCCAGTTCCGCCAGCAGGACGTTGACCCTGCCGGACGTCTCGATGGCCTCAGCGAACAGGGCGCGTACCCGGCTGCGCTTCTCCGCGTCAGCCGTGTCGCTGAGCGCGTAGCCGGCGAGCTCGCGGATCTGCTCGGCAGTGGGCACCTGTGCCGCCTTCGCTCGCACGCTGGCGGCTAGCATGCGCGTCTCCTCGGTGATGCCGTCGCCGTCAACGGACCCGGATGCCACCGCGTTCGCCGCCCTCCTGGTGCTCGCGGGCTCACGGGCCCTGCCTGGATCTGCGGCTGCCGCCGATGCTGAGGTCGGTCACGAGCCTCTGCAGGATCGGCAGGAGGTTCTGTGTCGCGCTCGTGAAATTCGTGATCAAAGGCACCAGGCTCGAGGTGAGGAACCTGAGCGCCTCGTCGCGCTGCTGCTCGAGCTGGCGCCGTTCGTTCTCCCACCGTTCCTCCGCCTGCCGGTGGTCCTCGCGGAGCCGGGCGTTCTCGGCTTCGAGGTCCCCCCTGGCCTCGGCGCGGGTCTTCTCGCGGAGTTCCTTCTCGGCCGCGGGGGAGATGAGCCGCCAGCCGCGGAAGTACAGCCAGCCGAGGATGACGAGGAACAGGCCGACGAGCCCCGTGGACAGGATCGGCGCGGTGAGGCTGCCCGCGCTGTCGGCCGACGACGACGGGCCCTCAGTGAGCAGGTAAGAGATTCCGGGATGTGCGGCTAGCTGTGTCCACCACGGCAAGAGCTTCCCCCCTAGGTTGCCTGCCTTGTCGGTGCGGCGTCACCGCATTCCCTCCTAGAGCCCGGTCGGCTCGACGTACAGCGGGCCGGCGGCGATGGTTCCGACAGACCCCGCCTGGTCGGTGACATCTATCCGCCAGTAGAACGTGCCAGCATCAGGGATGACGGACCCGTTAATGACGAGCGTGGCCAGCCCGTGCACTGCGTCGGTCACCGTGATCAGGCCCGCCGCAGTGGGGGCCTGGGTGATCACGGTCACGGACGGGTCGGTGTCCGGGGTCGTCTTGTCCGGCTTGACGTACGCGGTGAGGGTTGCGCCGGTCAGGTCATAGGCCCGGTTCCCGAGCCATACGGGATCCAGTTCGATGGTGACTGGCTCGCCTTCTTCAGCCCGGACCTGCGCGGCGGTAGCCATCGGCACCCTCCGGTGTGTAACTTTCCGTGCATGAGTCGTGACTACCCGTCAGGGGGGCGGGGGGCGGTGCTCTGCGCGGTCCTCGTCACCGCGTCCGCTTTCGGCCCCTACGTGCACGGGATGACCACCGGGCAGGCCGCGGTCCTCACCTGCGCCGCGTTCACCTTCATCGCCGGCTGGCCGGTCCTGGTCCGCGCGCCAGCCGCCCCGGCGCTCATGGCCATCCCGTGGGCGGGGATCGTCGCCGTCGCGCTCATCGGCACCTGGAAGCGCCCGTTCGACCCGGGGTTCTACGGGCCACAGTCCGCGCTGCATGCCCTGTGGTGGCTGCTGACGCCGCCGATGGTCCTGGTTGTCACCTGGTACTGGGCTCAGCGCACCCCCGTGGCCCGGCTCATCACCGCCGTCACCCGGACGATCGCCGCCTGTGCGGCAATATCGGGCGCTCTGGCGGCAACCCAGCTCGCGACGGGAAGCGCGGCCCTCGCCGGCCTGCTGCCCCGGTTCTGGGACGCCTCCCCGGAGGACCGTGCCAGCGTGGCGCTGCGCGCCGTGCAGAACGGCCGGTACACGGGCATCTTCGACCAGCCCGCCGAGGCGGGCCTAGTGTATGGGCTTGCCCTGCTGTGCGTGGTCTACCTCGCGCGACGGGGCCAGCGGCAGTCGCTGACCGCCATCTCGGGCGCGCTGGTGTGCTGCGGTGGCGTCCTGTGCGTGTCGAAGGTGTTCCTGCTCGGCGCGCTCCCGCTTGCCGCGGTCACCGTCATGGCGGGCCGTGACGCGTGGCGGCGCTTCCTGCCTCCGGCCGTCGCGGCGGCGGGGACTGCGGTCCTGGCGTGGAGTGCCGGGTGGCTGCCCGCCTGGGGCCCGGGTCGCGTGGCGCTGGCCGCCCTGGTCCATCCCGCCGCCGGCTCCTACACGGCAGGCCGGTACGGCGCGGGCGGGGGGACTCTCGGTCCGGTCGCCGCAGATGTGCTCCGCGCGTCCCCGTGGGGCGGGTTCGGGCTGCGGGGGCTCGGGGTGGCGTACGACTCGCAGTGGCTGGAGATCCTCGCCGTAGCCGGGGTCATCGGCCTGGCCATGGCCGCTGTGGCGGTGATCGCCGTGGCAGTCAGGTGGGTTTCGCTGCGTGCCCGGATGGCCGCGCCGGAACGGATGCTGGCCGGGGGCGTGCTCGCCCTTGTCTGCGTTGCTGCGGCGGGATTCCCCTCACTGACGTCCATCCGGGGCGGGACGCTGACATGGCTGATCCTGGGGGTCCTGCTGGCTGGCCCGCCGGGTTCCCCTATGTCACTGGAAGAATGTCACCACTAGCACGAACCCGGACCCGCCCTTACCGCCCGCGCCGGAGTTGTTGCCGTTCAGCGACGCGCCGCCCCCGGCACCCCCCGCACCGGAGTTGGCATAGGCGCTCGCCCCGGCCTGCGCCGCAGTCGTGATGGACGCCGCGCCAGATCCCGGGCTGCCGCCCGGCGTGCCCTTCACCCCGGAGGACGTGCCCGACGTCGGGGAGGTCGAGTCGACCGCCCCGGCCGCCCCGAACGTGCTGGATGACGTGCCGCCCATGTAGCTGTATGCACCGACCGCCCCGGCCCCGGCAACGTCCCCGGAGGTGATGCCGCCCCCAGACGGGCCGCCGGTTGCCCCTAGGATCCCCGGGTTGACGCTGACCCCGGCACCCCCGGTGGTGCTGGCGTTCGCGCCCGCCCCGCCCGTGCCCGCACCGCCGAGCGACCCGCTGCCGCCGGTCCCGGCAGAGGCTGTGCCGCCCGCGCCTCCGGTGCTGAGGGGCCCGGCAAGGTACGTGCCGAACGAGCTGCTCCCGCTGAGCGACCCGGCGTTACCGTTCGTGGAGTCGGCAGTGACCGCCGCCCCGCCGGCGCCCCCGTCCCCGACGGTCACGGTGACAGACGACGCAAGGTCAGCGGACGCGAACCTGCGCTGCACGAGCGTCGCGCCGGCGCCGCCGCCGCCACCGCACCGGACGGTCCCGGCAGCTCCTCGCCGCCCGGAGCCGCCGCCCGCGCCGCCGGACATGAGTATCACGTCAGTAGTGACCGCCCCTGACGGCTTTGTCCACGTCGCTGTACCCACGGTGGTGAAGTACTGGATGTCCGGCGCGGTCGTGGATCCCGGCGTGATCCAGGATGTCCCGTTGTAGAACTGGCTCGTGGTGACCGTGTAGTTCCCGGTCGACGGGTCGTACTGGCTGTAGTTCCGGGCCACGACGCTGGCTTCGGACGCGGTGACCGCGATGCCGGAACCGACAGCGCTCTTGGAGGACACGTTGTCGAGGAGCACGACCCCAGGGCGGTTAGCCCCCGCACCGCGGATGTTGATGACGGCGCCGACGTAGGACCCTGAGCGCTGGGTCTTGGAGACGTCAAGATTGGAGATGTGCCACACGCCGCCGTAGATGTCCACGACGTTGTTGCTCGAGTCGAGGTAGCTGGTGACGAACAGGGCACTGTTCACCGTCACCGGGTACGGGGAGAACGCGCTGGTCTGGACGATGAACTGGCCGCTGTTCTGCGACTGGACGTTGCTGATCGTGGTCTGCGCGGCGGGGATGATGAAGAAGTCGACCGCGTTGCCGAGGCACTGGCCTCCGTACAGCGCGAACCCTGACGCGTTGCAGTAATGCCCGTAATAGCACTGGCCGGTGTCCACACCCAAAAGCTGCTGGTCGTAGATGTTGCCGAAACTGCCGGAGCCGTAGGCGACGGCCTTCTGCCAATTGCCTGACGAAGACCACGATCCGGCGGTCTGCCCGCCGTAGACGACGACATTCCGCAGCGTGGTCCCGTCAAGCTGCCGGGTCGCGTTGGACTCGAGGCTGATCCCGGTCACGAACTTGGTGGACTTGATCCGGATGTCACGGAAGGTGTTGCCGGTGGTGGAGCGGAACGCGGCGGTGGTCCAGTCGAGCCGGATGGCGTCGGTGACCTGCTCGGTGCCGTCGCCCTGGATGGCGAACCCGCCGAAGATGCCGTCAAGGGAGCCGTCGATCAGCAGGACGGCGGTGGTGAACCCGGTCCCGGACGGCATGATCTGCACCTGTCCGGGCCCGTCGCCGACGAGGACGAAGTCCTGCACGGACCGGATCACCAGGTCGGAGGTGACCTTGTAGGTTCCGGCTGGAAAATACAGGACGCCTTTGGCGAGCCGCGTGTTCGACGCGGGGGCCGCGGTTCCGGTGATCGCGTTGATGGCGGCCTGGATGGCGGCGGTGTCGTCGGTGGTGCCGTCGCCCTTGGCGCCGTAGAGGGGGCTCTTGACGTTGTAGACGCTGGTGTACCGCGTGTCGAGCTGGGACAGGGGCAGGTCGTCGGACGTGATGAACCAGATCCCGCCGGATGCCTGGTACTGGAAGATGGCGCCTTGTGCGGTCAGGGACAGCGTGAGGGACGTCCCGCCGCCTGTCTTGTTGAAGACGTCGGTGCCGCCGCATGCGACGGTGGCGGTCTTGCCGGTGCCCTGGGTGACCTGCTTGACGGCGACGAGGGTCTTGTCGGCCGGGGCGGATGGCAGGGTGATGGTGACGTTGCCCGAGGTGGTGTCGACCGGCACGAGGTCGCTGGGCGCGGCGGTGTACGCGGACGTCTTGACGGCCGTCGGGGTGAGGGTGACGGCGGCGATCGCCGTGGCGTGCGCGGTGAGGACGTCGCTGATCGCGTTGTGGTCGGTGACGTGACCGCTATCCCCGGGGAGCCTGGTGTCAGGAGGAATGGTCGGCACGGCGGTCCTTTCCTTGTCAGGCTTCGGTGAGGACAGCCGGGCGTGTTGCGCTTCCGCCGCAGCGTTGCGATGCTAGAATGATCGTATGAGCGACACCTCAAAGCAGGTGCTGAACGTCAGGGCCCTTGCTGACGCCATCGCGCTGGTGGCCCGGCACCGGGGTATCTCGATGCGCGTCGTGGCGGCAGAGACCGGCCTGAGCCCGTCCAGTCTCACGCGCCTAGCGGGCGGGCAGAAGCCTGATGCTGACGGGCTCGTGACACTGCTGGCATGGCTGAAGGCCGACGCTGCGGCGTTCGCGATCCCGCGCCCGATCGAGACAGGGGAGGCATCATGACCGAGACCGACGAAATGGTCGAGTTCTTCGACCAGTGGCCCGAGGTTCCCGGCCCGTGCGAGTGTCATACCTCGTTCGCCTACATCACCAACCGGCATCCCGGTCACTGCTGCTTCTGGCCGGAGTCGCAGACCTGCCACCCGGCCGAGGTCGCCGCATGGGAGGCCGAGCGGGACCGGCGTAACCGGAGGGAAGCCTCATGAGCATCCAGTGCCTGCACTGCGGCAGCGAGCGGTTTCACGTCGTCATCACCGACGACGGGCGCAGCGAGTTGCGGTGCGTCAACTATGACGGCCACATGGCCGAGAGTGAGGCTTAACCCGATGAGTATGGGCGAGTGGTTCCGCATCCCGAGCGGCGAGCATGCCGGCCAGCTTCACATGGCCGGCTGGATGCTGTCCGCCATCAAGGGAGAGGGGTTCGGTGCCCGCGATGACGGCTGGCTGGCTTACGCCTCCTGCCCTGTGTGCTTCGCGATGGTCGTGGCCGAGAAGAAGCCCGGTTATGGTGACCTCACCTGGGCGCATGAACGGTGGCATGCGCGGACTGACCATCCGGTGCCCGACGAGTTGCTGACCGAAGAGGAGCGCCGGCCGGACATGTACGGCCGGGCTGCATCCGTAGCAACCTAGGCTTCAGTGAGAACCCTGGCTGATGGCTCGCGGACCCGTACTGTCGCGCCGAGGGTGCGGACCCGGACCCGTGCCGACAGTCCCTGGATGCGGTTCACTGCCCGCAGCGTCCCGTCCCCGGTCCCGCTGTCAGCGGACGCGAGGACGGCAGTGAGCCGCAGCACGGCGTCACTGTGCGCGGCCTCAGCGAGGGTGTCAGCAGCGGCGACGGTCAGCACGGCCGTGCTCGATCCCGCCTCCCCGTCCGGCACCGCAGCAGTCACGGCGGTGAGCGCGTCAGAACCCGCGCCTGTCTCAGCCCCGGACACGGAGACGGCAACCCGAAGGCTGTCCGCACCCGCCCCCGTGTCCGGCGTCTCAGTGACCGCCACGGCTACCCTGGCCGGGTCCTGGGCAGTCCCGGTGTCAGCGCCGCTGATGGCCGCTGCGACCGTCTCAGCGTCGCCAGCGGCCCCCTGGTCGCCTGCGAAGACCGCAGCGGCGACGGCGAGCACGGCAGACCCGGACCCGGCCTCAGGAACGGTCACAGCCGCAGGAACAGGCGGGAGGGCGTCAGCCCCGGAACCCGCGTCGGCTGCAGGAGCCATGACGGCGACGGCGAACGTAACCGCACTGGTCCCGGCGTCAGCGAGCGGGACAGCCGCAGCCGCAGAGCCCGCGTCGGCCCCGGACCCCCCGTCAGCCCACGTCCTGGACTGGCCGATGACGACCTGCTCATCCCCGGCCCCGGAGTCCGCGAGCGCCACGGCAGCGGCCAGGGCCAGCGCGTCAGTCCCGGACCCGGAGTCCTGTGCGGTCAAGGCCACGGCGGCGCTGATCGCGTCAGCACAGGCGCTGGCCTGCACGAACGGCACGGCGACCGCGAGGGTTGCGCTCTCAGCTCCCGCCCCGGCCTCGGGGAGCGGCACCCCGGCTGCCGCCGTCCCGGCGTCCGTCCCCGTGCCGCTGTCGGCCAAAGACGGGGCGTCCGTGACGTTCAGCACGTCCGTGGCCGAGGCCGCCTCCTGGACGGCTACAGCCGCGGCGAGGGTGAGCACGTCGGCCCCGGTGCCCGGCTGGGTAAGGGGAACCGACGGCGCGAGAGTCAGCGCCTCACTGCCCGCGCCGGTCTCAGCGAGCGGAAGCGTGACGGTAACAGCCGCGGTGTCGCTACCTGCACCCGAGTCGGCCAGGGCAATGGAACCGGCAGCCGTGAAGCCGTCCACCCCGGACCCGGAATCCTGGAGGCCGAGCGCCGCCGCGACGTCGAACGCCACCTCGGAGCCGTACGCAGAGCCGAACGTCGCCGTATACCCCGGATCCCGCAGGTCCGTGCCCCGTCCGGCGTCGGCGGGGAACACGGACACAGCCGGCACGGAGAGCAAGTCCGCCGCCGACCCGGCCTCAGCGAAGGGGATGCCCGGAGCGGCAGTCAGCGCGTCATCCCCGGCCCCGTCGTCAGCCTGGGAGATGGCCACGGCCCGGCTGAAGTCATCCGACCCCGAACCCGCGTCACTCGCGGACAGGGCGGCGGCTATGGCAGCCGCGTCGCTGCCCGATCCCGCGTCGGCGGCAGGTACAGCCACCGCCAGAGTGAGCGCGTCAGTCCCGGTCCCCGCTTCGGCGAGGCTCACGGCAGCCTGCAGCGTGACCGCATCGGCCGCCGACCCGGTGTCAGCAAGGGACGCCGCAGCAGCGACTGTGAGCGCGTCAGCCCCAGTACCAGCGTCGGCGAGCGCGGGGGAGTCGGTGACCGCGAGAGTATCCGCGCCCGATCCGGAGTCAGCGAGCGCCAGGCCGATCGCCGGACCCGCGTCAGTCCCGGTCCCGGCCTCGTCCAGTTCAACCGAAACCGCAGGCGGCACCAGCGAATCGGCCCCTTGCCCGGAATCGGGCAGGCTCGGTGCGGCGGTCACGGCGAACGCATCCGACCCGGCACCCGAGTCGGCACCGGAGATCGCGGCGGCGACCGCCAGCGGATCCGCGCAAGCTCCAGCCTCGGCTAGCGGCACCCCGACTGCGGGACCCTGCAGCACATCCGACCCGGCCCCGGTGTCCACAGGCTGCGGGGTGTCTGCCACCGTGAGGCTGTCCGCAGCCGTCCCCGTGTCGATGCCGAGCGTTACCCCGACGCCCGGAAGCACGTCCGACCCCGCGCCCGATTCCGCCAGCGGTACCGCTACGGCAGCGGATAGCGCCTCCGACCCGGTGCCCGAGGACGGCTCAGGAACCGCCGCGGCGACGGTGAGCGCCCCCACGCCGTCATATCCGGCCGTGAACGTCGCCGAGTAGCCAGGGTCCGCGAGATCCGTCCCGTGCCCGGAATCCGCCGGGGACACCCCGACCGGAGCGGAGAACCCCGAGTCGTCTCCCGTGCCGGTCTCAGCCGGGAATGCCACCTGCACGGCGATAGTCGGCACGACCTGGACCGCCACGCTGCCCGCCGGAATCGGTGCCAGCGCGAACGGGCTGAACGTGATCTCGATGATCCCGTCCGCCGGGTCCGTATCCGTGACCGCCGTGACGGTGAACGTCGTCAGCTGGATCAGCGTGGTCCCGGTGACATGCGCGCTGAAGGCATCCGACCCGGTGCCGCTGTCCGGCACGACGATCGCGATGCCGAGGGTGTCCGAGCCGGCCCCGGTGTCGCCCCCGGTGTCGACCGACGCGACGAGGAACCCGATCGCCTCGCTGCCGGACCCGTTGTCCGCGACGCTCAGCGCCGACGCGATCAAGACAGAATCCGACCCCGCCCCGGACTGGGCGAGAGGTACCGCAACCGCAGGGCCCTGCAGCACGTCGGAGTCTGCGCCTGCATCGGCATAAGAGACGACGTTGACCGCCGCGAGCGTTCCGTCACCGGAGCCGCTGTCCGCTGTCCCCGAGACCGCCACGGCGACCGTGAAGCCCTGCGTCCCGGTGCCAGCCTCCGCGAAGGGGACCGCTACCGCCACGGACGAGGAGTCGCTGCCCGATCCGGACTCAGTGAGGCTGATCTGCGTGGCCGTCGACCAGGTAATGACCACCTGGCCAGCGGCACCGGAACCGCCGAAGTGGTTGATGGTGCCGCCGGAACCGCCGCCACCGCCACCGCCCCCGGGAGCGCTGCCGGCGTTCCCGGCGTTGAGCGAGGTTCCGCCCGCGCCGCCCGTCCCGCCTCCGGTCCCGGCAGTACCGCCTCCGCCGCCCGACAGCGACGAAGAACCCGCACCGCCGCCGCCGGAACTCCCTGCGGCACCGCCTCCGCCGCCGCCTGAACTGGACGCCCCGCCGCCGTGGCCGCCCGCACCGCCGGCGAACGCGACGGAGTTGCTTCCCGCCGACCCGCCGGCCCCCTGGCTGCTGCCGGACCCGTTGCCGCCCGCGTTCGCGGTGACGGTGACGCTTCCCCCGGTCACCGTCGTCGCGGTCCCGGTCCCGCCGGTTCCGATGGTGATCGTCAGGACCGTCCCGGCGCTAACCCCGCCGAGGGTGGTCTCAGCGGCGTACGCCCCGCCGCCTCCGCCGCCGCCGGAGAAGGAGCCGTGACTGGACGTGCCGCCGGTACCGCCCTCGCCCCACGCTTCCACTTTCGGGGAGCCGGAGATGTCAGACGGGGCGGTCCACGTGCCTGAGGCGGAAAATGTCTGACTACTCATCCGTCAGGTCCCCGCGTACCAGAGGAACTGGTCGCCTACCTTGACCCGCTGCAGCGCCGCCTGAGGCAGGTCGGCGTAGTACGGGAACGCGGGGAGCCCCTGGGAGATGTACTGCCACGGCAGGTCATCGGCGGTGGCCGTCTCCTGCAGCGGGACCGCCACGGCCACCGTGACCGCCTCCGAGCCGCCGCCTGAGTCGCCGATGACCGGGCCGTGAGCGAGCGTGTCCGACCCGGTGCCGGAGTCCTGGGCAAGCAGGCCGGCAGTGAACTGGGAGTCGTCGCCGATGTAGGCGTCCGGGTCCGTGAAGGTGATGCTCACTCGCCCACCGCCTTCCGGCTAGAGGTTGCGGCGGTGAGCGGGCGAACGTCAGAACAGGGTTACGGCATCCCCCTCATCAGGCTCGTTGGCGAGATGCTCAGGAGCGTACGCCTTGAGGATTTCCAGCGCCTCTGCTATCAGATGCGCGACCGGGCGTGCGGTGGGCGTGGTGAGCACGACGTAGCCCTGAGCGTTCACATACTGGTAAGCGGAATTCTCCACGAGCCACTCTTTATGGCACTCGGAAGAGCAGAACCGGCTGTGATAGACGCGCTGGTTGCCCGACTTATCCTGCCACTTCTTCGGCAACCTCGCGGCAAACTGGTGCCCGCACTGCTCGCAAGGAATCGTGCCGAGACGGCATTCCTTGGAGCAGAACCGTGCGGTGCTGCTGGACGGAGTAAAGTCCTCCCCGCAACGCTCGCACGGTATCGGCTCCCACCGGCCGCCGTGCCGACCTCGTAGCTTGATGCCGAACTGGTTGGCGCGGTATGCCACCAGATGCGATGTGCAACCCAGTTCGGTAGCGATCTGCGGACAGCTCTTGCCTAGTGTCTCGTACTGATCCCGAAGCCATGTCTCGTCGAGTAGTTCCGGGAACTTGTCACTTCGCTTCACAGGTCTAGTTTACGTGAAAGAAACGAAGGTTGGCACGGGACACGCCAGCCGACCCGCTCTGGCCTTGCCGAAGAAAAGGCCAGCTCAGTCTATGTACTGAATGGCTGTTTAGGTAAAACTAAGTGAAGCTCAGGACTGCGGTACTTGTCCAGACTTGCCCCGAAGTCTTCGTACCCTGGTTGCTGTTCGCGTGGTTCAGGAAGGGGGCGACCACGGTTGTCCCGTCGGCCGTCCCGGAGTCGATCCCGAACTCCTGCCAGGCCTGATTGAAGTCCGACGAGCCGAACGTCGCCACGAACGTCCACGTCCGGTTGGTACCAGTCCCCACGGTCGGCGCAGCGGCCATGAACTTAAAGAGCCGGTGCGTCGATCCGGCGGAGGCGGCGAGGTCCGTGTCAGCGGCGGCGGGCGTGCCGGCCGTGTCGCCGACGCCGATGCGCCCCACCGAGCTCGAGAACACCAGCGGCCCGGAAGCGCCCGACGTAGCCGCCTTGAGGAGAGCCTGCCACCCGGCGTTGGTGATGACGTTGCCGAGCGTGTGGGTCACCGAGTAGGGCCGGATGCGCAGCGCGTGGAAGTCCCGCTGCACCGGCTCGGGCCGGGCGAGCAGGACCCGCTCGGGCAGGTGCCGCTCACGGCGCTTCTGCGCCCACGCGGCCATCTCGGCGTCCCACCGCTCCACCTTCCAGAGCGTGGTGCCCCGGCCGCCGTCCACAGTTCCGCTCACTGGTCCTCCTCGTTGGATTCCTCGGCCGGTTCGGTGGCCTGGGTCTTGGTGATGCCGAAGTGCTCGGCGGCTTGTCCGGCCTCGTTGTGGGGCGGGTCCGGCTGTTCGGGGGTCTCGGGCATGGCTGGCCTCCGTGTCGCGGGCATAGGAAAGGCCGCCTGCAACGGGCGGCCGGTTAGAGTGAGATATGACCGATGACCTGCTGGTTTTCCTGCGCGCCCGGCTCGAAGAAGACGAGCGCATAGCCAGGGCGGCAAGCGGACGAGATGACCACCCGGCTAGCGAGCCGGAGCGGTGGCACTGGGAATGCAGCGAGGATGACGGGCCGCTGGATCCGGACCTCGCCATAGCCAGCGGTGACGAGCACCTAGAGCACGGCGAGCACTTCCGCGTGGGACTCCGCAGCGTCGAAGAGTACCCAGCGGGCTCCTTTGGACCTCTACCCCATCTGGTAATTGACGCCGAAGAGGTCAGGCCGCAGGACGCCCGCCACATCGCCCGGCATGACCCGGCTCGCGTGCTCCGCGAGGTCGAAGCGAAGAGGGTGATACTGGCCGGGCACCGGCCCGACGAGCGTGAACGCTACTGGTGCGGTCGCTGCCGGATCGTCCGCGACGACAACATTTGGGTTGGACCCGCTTACCCATGTTCTACGCTGCTCGCCCTCGCCGCCGTCTACAGCGACCACCCGGATTACCGCGCCGAATGGAAGGTGCCAGATTGAGTGACCTAGCCCCGATCCGCCTCTTGCATCAAGGGCGCGAGATCGCCCCGTATGCGATGGACACTGACGATGGCTACATGACCATCTGCTACGCCGACAACGGAGACATCGCCGTCGTGCCCCTAGACGAAATCGCCCAGGAACTCCGCAACAACTAGCCGCCGCTACTGTCCGTGGCGGGCTTGGCCGGGAACATCGCCGCCAGCAGGGAACTGAGATCGCTCGCGATGGACTGCAGCGGCGAGACGGTCGCCGTCTGCGCCGTGTCGTCGTACTCCCATGAGCCGACCGGGAACGTGATAGGTCCCGGAACAACCTCGCCGCCGTAACCGGCTTGGATCAGCTGCAGCTGGACGACCTGCGGGATGCCCCGCTCGGCCCCGATGTCGATCGGGGAGCCGCCCAGCGTCAGCCACTGGCCCTGCCGGATCGTGAACGGCCCCGAGTAGGTGGCACGGACGTACTTGGACAGCGCCGACTGCCCGGCAGCTTGCGCGGCGGCGGAGGACATCACCCCGGCCGAGGACAGGTCGGCGTAGTCCTCCATCTCCCCGTGCGCGTCGATGCTCGCCTGGTTGACGGCCAGCACCGTCCCGTACGTCGCTGCCGCAGTCGACGGGGACGATGAGGACGTGTTGTCGGCCGTGGCCTGGTAGCGCACGTAGAGCGCGTTCACGTCGGCGGCGACTGTCCTCGGCGCCGGGTCGGTCGCGACCAGGATGCGGGTCGGGGCGGTGGGGATCGGGATGATGCGCAGCGTCCGGGACTGGTCGACGTACCAGGTCAGCGCGCCATTGGTGCACAGCAGGCCGAGGAAGTCGCTGATCTTCTGGGAAGCGTCGTCTTCCTTCTGGCTGAGCCACAGCCCGGAGATCCCGGACATGCCGGGGTTGATCCACGGCAGCCCCCGGCTGATGGCCTGGTTGATCGGGTCGTCCGCGTTCCAGGTCGTGTAATGGGCCTGGAAGTTCGCGCCGAGCGCCCCGATCCCGACGGCGCTGATAGACCACCCGGACGCCGACTGCTGCGGCTCGGCGAGCTTCCCCTCCCACACGCAGGAGCCGCCCCGGTACACCCTCACCTTGCGGGCCACGTTGATCGCACTGGGCCGCTGGTTCGGCTCGGTCAGGAGCTGGCAGGACATGGAGCTCGCCCCGCCCGGCAGCGTGTACGCGTACTTGAGGCCGGTTACCGCGCCGATGCTGCCGAGCCAGCGCACGTCTGACCCGTTGGGGTTCATCGTGACGACAGTGGAAAGCCCTGGCCTGTCCATCGCCCGTCAGAGGATTTTCGCGGCCTGGAGCTTGGCGTAGAGAGTGTTCAGCCTGCCGCAGATGTCCGCGAACGAGGACTGCAGGAGGTTGAACTTGTTCTGCAGGTCAACGCTCTCGGTGTGGTAGTGAGTCATCGAGTGGTTATGCGCCGCCGCCCCGCCGATCTGCCCGGAGGTCTGGCTGTTGGTGCCGCCCTCGTTAGTGCTGTTACTCGGGTTGTAGGTGATGCCAAGGCCGCCGGGCATCGACTGGGACTGGTTCGCCCCGGAGAACCCGGCGAAGGTGCCCTGCTGGCTCGTGATGGTGGCGACGTTGGCGTTGGTGGTCGACACGGAGCCAACGAGGTTGTTGAGCCGGTTCTCGGTGCTGACGGCCTTGGAGTGGGTGGCGGACATCGATGCCCCCTTAAACCCGGTCGATCCAGTAACGGGCAAAGTAGGACATAGCGACCGCCGGCGACCCTTCGACGGAGTACACCAGAAGGATTGCCGCCGACTGGGCCGGGTCGACGGTCAGCGGTCCGCCGGACATGAAGACGGGCAGCGGTCCGTTAGGTGACGCAGCGTTCCCGTCCATGAGAGATATAGCCGATGGGCGGCCGAACTGGGAGCCGAGGAGCCTGCCGAGTTCGGCGTCCGGGTCGGGTTCGTCTGAGTACATCGTCACGTACCCGGTGGTCGGCTGACTGCACTGGATCAGCTGCCCGGTGGTATCGATGAACAGACAATCCAAGAAGCGGTCGCTCGTGTTCGTGTCAGTGACCGATACCGTGAAGACGGCATTCTGGTTGTCAGGCGCGATGTCCTTATACGGCAGGGTAAGCTCGCCGACTGAGACGATCCCGTTGAGGACTCCGCTGGACGGGGTGACGGTCGTGGAGACCGGCGCGGTGTAGGTAGGGCCGCCCGGATACTCGCTTTGCGTGACGGTGACGGTGATGGTCCGCGGCGTGGTGGGGTTGTTCCAGGTGAACGCCACCAGCATCACCGTGTAAGTGCCCCGGAACCGCGCATTGACCCCGGTGACCAGCGACGGAACCGGGTACTGGTGCGTGCCATCGGGCGCATCCGCCCCGTTCCCGACCGGCACCAGCGGATTCAGTGAGGCCGGAGCGTCCGGACCGGGCCGATGGGCGATCAAGGTCTTGAACGGCTGACTGGAGAACGGGGTGACGACGATCCGTCCCGCGCCTCCCGCGCCGCCCGCCTCCGCCGTGCCCGTGGAATCCGCACCGCCGCCGCCTCCGCCCGGAGCCGACCCCGCGGAGCCGGGAGTGTTGGCCGACGGGCCTCCGTTGCCGCCTGCGCCCCCGCCCGCTACCGCCGCGGCGCCGTTGTTGGTCGGCGCACCCCCGCCGGGGTAGGAGATCCGCACCTGCCCCGCAGCACCCGCGCCGCCCGCGTAGCCGGGGTTGTAGCTCGCCCCACCCCCGCCGCCGGGCGCCGAGCCTGCCGAGCCTGCGCCGTTGCCGGTGCGCCCCTGGCCGCCCGAACCGCCGCCCGACGGTGCCGGACCGGGGTCGCCGTACCCGTCGCCGCTGTTACCCGCGCTGCCGGGACCCGCGGACGAGCCGCCGCCGCCGGAGTACGGGTAGCCCTGGCCGCCCGAACCGCCATCGAAGTGGACGGCGGCACTACTGCCGGTTCCGCCAGGGCCAGCGGGGCCGCCCTGGTTGAACGTGTTGACGCCGCCGCCAGTACCGCCGTGCGCGGTGACCGTGACGCCAGCGTCCCCGGTGAACGCCGAGTTCCCCCCGTTGTTCCCGTTGTTGCCGCCCGAGGACGCCGGTCCGCCGTTGCCGCCCGCGCCGACTGTGTAGCTATAGACGTGCCCTGGAGTCACAGCGACGGTCTGGGCGGAGTATTCCCCGCCACCGCCCGCGCCGGCCCCGTAGTAGGCGTTGCTGGCCGCGCCGCCGCCGCCGCCTGCGCCCCAGCATTCAGCCAGGACGCTCGTCACACCTGCCGGGCAGGTCCATGTGGCCGTGCCGGGAGTGGTGAACGCGGTCGCCGCGGTCCCGGTCGGGGTCAGGCCCGCGCTCGAGGTGCCCGCGCTCGAGCCGCCGCCTCCGCCGACGGACCCGGACGCGGTGCGCCCCTGGCCGCCCGGGTAATGGACGCTGTTGGTACTGCCAGTGCCGCCCGCGCCTCCGGTGCTGGAGTTCTGCGCCGCGCTCTTGCCGCCGTGCGCGGTGACGGCGGTCTGCCCCGCACCGCCGCCGAACGTCGTGTCCCCCCCGTTGACGGGCGAAGCCCCGGAGGCGCCGGCGATGCCGCACTGGTACTGGATGACCTGGCCTGGACTGACGGAGATGGCATCCTCGCGGGCGTATTCCGCGCCGCCTCCGCCTCCGCCGACCCCGGCGATGGTCATCGACGCTCCCGCGCCGCCCGCGCCCCACGCCTCAACCTTGAGCGACACGGTGCCGGGCGGGACCGTGTACGTCCCGGTGCCGGTCAGCGTGGCAGGAGTCCCCGCCGTCGGAGGCTGTTGGAACGTCAGGCTGACGGGGGCGTGAGACGTGCCCTGGATCCCCGCGAGCCGGTACACGGTACCCCGGTTGCTGACCGGGCCGACCTGCGCCGACGGGGGCTGCGCGGTCAGCGCGTCCAGGTAGCAGTGCACCCACCGGAGCTCACCGTTCCGGTTGGTGATCGTGACCTGGTACCGGGTGACCCGCGTGTAATCGAACCAGGACTGGCCCTGCGGGATCGCGGCAGTGACGTACGTCCAGGCCGGGCTGTAGACGTCCGGGGACGAGGGGACGCGCCTGGTGGCCTGGAACGAAAGCTGGGAGCCATTCGCGTCTGTCAGGACGAACGACACGTAGCAGCGGGTCCGGCCGCGCCATTCAAGGTTGCAGTAGTGGAACGGCAGCGACCCGAGGCCCACCCATACCGACAGCGCCGTCAGCCCGGTCAGGTTGACCGGCGCGGCGAACGGCGGCGAGGTATAGACCAGCGGTGTTCCCGCGCCGTCCGGCCGGAACGCCGGGAACGCGCCCGGATCCCAGTAGGCGGTGAACGGGCCAATGATGCATTTCGAGCTCTGCGCCCACTGCTGGCCTGTGATGGACGCGAAGTTGTCCAGGACCACGGGACTCGGCGGCGGGGGCGGTGACGTGCCGGGCACGGGGACCGGGAACGCGACGAGGGTCTGCTGGTCCGACCGGCCGTAGGGGAGCGCCTGGAAGTTCAGCTCGAGCTCGGAGATCAGGCTTACTTCGTCGGCGAGGTCGTAGGTGACCACCGTGGGCTGTGCGCGGAAGCAGTCCAGGACCATCGGCAGGCCGCCGTCACGGGTCCACGTAAGCGTCCACACCTGCTGGTCGATCGCGCTGAGCAGCACCTCGCGCGCCGCCGCGAGGGTTCCCCTGGGATCGTCTACCCCTGCTGAGGCGGGGACCTCAATGACAACCGGAAGCTTGATCGTGCGGTTCTCAGCGCGGCGGCCGAAAGGCCTCGAGCCGTCCAGGATGAGCTGGCCGAGAATATCGACCACGGGCTGCGGTGTCCCGCGGTCCCATCCGTCGCCTAGCCGGAAGATAGCCCCCGCGCACTGCGGGATGGTCGACGGGGTTCCACCGTCTGGGCCGAGCAATTCAAAATTATTTGCTATTACGAGCGACTCGGCCACCCTCAATTCCCCCTAACTCAGGTAGAATTGAGGCGTCAATGAAAACGGCCCCGGAATCGCGGTGTTGGTAGCACCGGCCGGGGCCTGACCGGAAACGAGGTTCCGGCTGTGACCGATTCTGCCATGCCGTGCGATGAGCCCGAGCGCTGGCTGCCCGTCGTGGGCTGGGAAGGGCTTTATGAGGTCAGCGACCTCGGCAACGTACGCAGCCTGCACAAGAGCCGTAAGCCGCGCCTGCGAGGGGACTTGCTAACACCGGCACCTACGGGCGGAGCGAGTCCGCGCCTGTGTGTAGTTCTCTACAGGGACCGCAAGAAGAAGACCAGGCTCGTCCATCAACTAGTGCTTGAGGCTTTCGTTGGCCCGCGACCTTCGGGGATGCTTTCCCTGCACGGCCCCGGCGGTGCGTTTGACAATCGTCTTGCGAACCTTAGTTACGGAACGCCGACACAGAATGCGGCTGACCGCATTCGTGACGGATCGGATCTGCGAGGCGAGCAACTGCCCTTCGCGAAGCTCACTGCGGAAGTCATCGCTGAGTGCAAGCGCCGCTATGCGGCCGGAGAGACTCAGACTGCCCTCGCTCGTGAGGTCGGAGTGCATCAAGCGACTGTCTGCGAAGCGATCAACGGCAAGAACTGGGCGCATCTAGTCGCCCCCGAAGAACAGGTCCGCCCGCGGACATGGCTTACTGGCGAAGCTCACACCCAGGCCAAACTCACATGGCCGAAGGTTGACGAGATCCGCAAACGCTATGCCGCTGGCGAGAATCAGTACGAACTGGCAGCTGCGTTCGGCGTGAGTCAGCCGGTCATAAGCTCGGTTGTTCGGCATGCGACCTGGAAGGTGGCTCCAGGTCGTTCTTGAGAGATCAGCGGGTGCGGAACTGGCCGCGGGTGACAGCGGCACGGGCCGCGCCGTTGATCTGTCCCCCGAAACCCGCAGCGGTGGCCGCCGGGGCCCGCTCGAGCAGCTCGATCATCCGGTCGAGCCGCTTCAGGGTGTGCTTGTGCGGCAGTACCGACCCGTGCGGGCCGATCGCGGACGACAGCATGTCCCACTGCTTCGGGCTGAACACCGGCTCGGGCCGTCCGGTCCCGTTCATCGTCAGCGACAGGCCAGGGGGCATCCAGCCGCCCGCGTCATACCAGTGAGGCGACCTTTGCTGCCAGAGTGCCCACGCATGCGCAGGGGTACCGTAGGTGGACTTGATATATGGCAGGCCCCAGTTCATCTGGGTGGCTGGATTCGTGCGCCAGTCCGCCCCCGCGCTCGCCATCTTGGAGCCCGGATCAGCTTGCGGGATGCCGTACGCGGGGGAGTTGGGGTTCTGTGCGTTATAGCGCCAGCCCGACTCGTGAGTCCATAGCGAGTCCAGGGGGGAGAACTGGCTAGCCGCCCACCCGTATTTGGACAGGTGAGCCTTGGCGTACGCCTTGGCCGACGCGGGATCCTTGCCGGACGTGCCGCCCGCTTGGAATCCGCCCTTCGGGATGCGGTATCCCATTGCCCCGCTGAGCGGTTTGACAACCGTTCCCTCGGCGGTGTCGTAGGCGCTCACGTACGACTTGCCGTTCAGGACGACGCCGACGTGACCGGGAGGCGGGCCGCCGCTGCCCTGCAGGAACACCAGCGCGCCGGGCACAGCCCCGGAGGACTGCAGGAGCGGGTCTACGAACTGGGATTCGCTGGTGCCGTGGCGTGCGCCCTGCTTCTCGGGGAAATAGCCGAAGTGTTCGTATACAAAAGCCGAGAAACCGGAACAATCCCACCCAGAAGGGACAGAACCGCCCCAGACGTACGGGTGACCCTTCCCGGTGCCGAAACTGGCTGCGTACTTGGCGACGTCCGCACCCGACCCGGACCCGACCGATCCGGATACGCCCGCAGTGGCACCCTTGATCGCGTTGATCACGGCGTCGACCATCTTGACGGGAATCTTCTTCAGGTCCGCGCCGAGGATCGTCCCCGCGCCCGGCATCGCGGCTAGCAGCGGGTCCAGGATGTGATGCGCAGCGAGGGCGAGCGCGTCCCCCGTGAGATCTTTCAGGCCGCCGATCGCCTGCTTCCACAGGCTCGACGCCTCATGCTGGACGAATCCGATAGGATTCGGGACCCCGCCGGTTTTGTAGCCAGGGACCCCAATCGCTGCAAACGCGGGGGCAAGTATCCGGGAGTGCTCCGCGGAGACGACGGTCTCGTTCCTGGAGATCCGAGCCAGGACATCATCGGCCTTCTCGGTGGTGCCCTGAGTGACCTTCCCGCCTTCCGCGAACGCGATCGGCTTCAGGTCCAGCCCGATCAGGCCGCCGACAGCATGTATGACCGGCACGAGGCCCTGGTCATAGACCTTGTTGATAATCCAGCTGACCGGGGCCTTCACGACGTTCTCGAGCTTGTTCCATACGCTGGCGACACCTGACACGGCCGTGCTGAACCAGGACGGCAGGGTGGAGGTGAGGAAGTTCTTCATCGGGTCGAACACGTTGGACGTGATCCACTTCCACCCGGTACTGAACGTGTTCTCTAGCGTGCCCCAGGACGCCTTCGCGTCAGCGGTGAGCTTGTTCCAGGACCCGGTGAGGAAGGTGATGATCCCGTTCCATGCGGTCGCCGCGTCGTGCCTGGTCTGGTCCCATGACGAGGAGATGAAGTGCCGGATCCCGTCGAACGCCGCTGACGCATTGTGGCGCAGCTTGTCCCAGTAGCCCGCGAGGTCGCCGGCTATCCCGTCCCATTCGGTCGCGGCCTCGTGCCGGATGAGGTCGAAAGACGAGGCGATGTAGTGGCGTACGTCGTCTTCCCACGACATGAGGGAATGGCGGACCTTGGAGACGATCAGGTCGGCCCACCCCTGCGCGGACTGGGCGATGAACCCGAGGGTGCCGAAGTTGAACCACTTCGGGATGTCCCGGATGATGCCCTGGAACCCGGACTTGATGTCCTCGCGGACCTTGAGGACGATCCCCCCGGCGATAGCCGCGCCGGCCACGATGAGGCCGCCCTTGCTGATCCCTGCCATCAGGGTGGACAGGATGCCGCCGCCGGCCGTTTCGCCCGTTGCGGGACCCCCGGGGATGCTGCCCTTGCCCGGTGCGCCCGGCCGGCCGACGTCAGCACCGACCATCGTGTCAGCGGCCCGCTGCATCGCCGCCGCCGCAGTCACCATCGTGTCAGCCGCTCGCTGCATCCCGGCTGCGCCGACCTCGACCTCAGCGCCGCCAGCGGCGCTGCCGCCAGCGCCGAACAGCTTGCCGAGCAATGTCGCCGCGCCGCCGATCAGCTTGACCCCTACGGACAGCACCCCGGTCTTCTTCAGGACGAGGAACCACGCCGCGAGCTCGGTGAGCGTGGACTGCACCGATTTCGGCAAGCCCGCGACGAACCCGAGGAACCCGGACAGCACCTTCAGCTCGTCCGCCAGCACACCCCCGGCCGCGCCGGTCAGGCCGCCGAGGAGCTTGCCGATGTTCGCCAGCGCCGAGCCGAGCGCCGGGGCGGCCGGAGCCAGGTTCCGCGCCAGGTCCCCGAAGCCCTTCGCGATCGCCGCGATGCCATCCGCCAGGCCCTTCACCGCCTGCGGGGAGTTCGCCCCGGCGGTGAAGATGTCCCCGAGCATCTTCCCGACCGCCGGGGTGACGATCGTGAGGAACTGGTTGGCCTCGGCGAACAGCTTCGTCAGGGTGTCGTGGAACCCGGAGGTTTCCATCACATGCCCCAGCCGGGTCGCGAACCCGCCGAGGATCGTGTCCATCTGGGTGACCTCGGTCGCCAGCGTGGGGGCCAGCGACTTGATCCCCTTCGTGAGCGCCGTCACGCCCGGCGCAAGAGCCTTCTCGGCGGCACCCTCAAGGGGCTTCAGGAGGTCGTGCAGCGCGATGAAATCTTTGACGAGTTCCCTGCCGGCCGGGGACAGCTTGGCGAGCGCCTGCTGGTATTTCGTGGCCGCACTCCCGGCCGACGTCGACCCTGCAGCCGCCGCGGCGTAGGCGGCGTGGAGGCTGTACTGGGCGTCGGAAACCCGCTGCGCGTCGGCCTGCTGCTGCCACGACGCGTTCCGCACCGCGTCCGCGAGGGACTGCTGGGCCTTCGCTATCGCGTCCGCGCCCTGCCGCTCGGCGGTGACGAGGTTCCGCTGCGCATCCGCCACGCCCCGGTGCGCGTCCGCCACGCCCTGCTGTGCCTGCTTCACGGCATGCGCCGCGTTCACCACGGACGGCAGGCCGTTGACGCCCTCCCGGTCGGCCTTGTTCGCGGCGTCGGCGCTGTTCTTCTTCGCCTCCAGAGCTTCCTTGAGGCGCTGTTCCGCCTCGCGGACGCTCAGGTCGGCCTGCGCCTTCTGCAGCGCGGTCGCCGTCGCGGACTTGTCGACGTTCGCGGCGTTCAGCCGGGCCTGTTCCAGGTCCAGTTGCGCCTGCTCGGCAGACAGGGACGCGTCCGCTTCCGCGTCGTGGAGTTGCTGCAGGGTCAGGATGGCCTGCTGCCGGGCGTCCGTCAGGGCGATCTGGGCCTGCCGCTCCGCGTACTGGGCGTTCTGGAGCTGCTCCTCAGCGCGGGCGACGCCTTCCTCGGCGGAGATCCGCGAGTTGGCGGCCTGCTGGGTGGCCTGCGCGACGGCCTGCTTCGCGTTCCGGATCGCCTCAGCGGAGGTGATCTCGTCGTGAGCTTCGGCGGTGGCCGCGTTCGACACGGCAACCTGGGCGGAGTGAATCTGCGAGGCCGTGGAGATCGCCGACTTGCCCGACGCTTTCGTAGCCGTGTCGGCCGCGTTCTGCGCCGCCGTGTAGTCCTTGAGCGCCCCGGAGATCCCCGCGTATGCCAGCCCGAGGCCGCCGACGGACGCCCCGAGACCTGCCGCCACCCCGCCGACGGCAGGGGTCAGGGCCGCGCCGCCGAGGATGGCCGCACCGAGGAACCCGCCCGGTGACGCCAGCGCCGCCAGCTTTGCCTGGGCGGCGTCGATCTTCCGGTTGAACGCGGAATCGTCCAGGTCGAGACGCGGCGTGGCGGTCCGCGAGCCTACCCGGTCGAGCTTCTCGGAGATCTCATCCAGCCGGGTTACGGCGTTACCGGCGTTCAGCTCGAGTTCCACGTCGTACACCTGGTCGGTGAGCCGGTCCAGCTTGACCTTGATGTCATCCAGGCCGGCGACGATCCGGGTGTCATCCAGGCCGACCGTGGGCGTGACGGACTTGCTGCCGAGATCATCGAGGGCGGCACGGGCCGCCTCGGTGTTCAGGTCGACGGTCGCCTTGACGGTGATGTTCCGCAGGGACGCGTTGATCCCGTCCGCGATCTTCCGGCCGAGCTCAACGCCAATGGCGTCGGCCTGCGGCAGGGTGGCCGCGCGAAGCTTCTCTCCAAAATTCTCAGCGCTCGGGACTACTGAGACGCTTTAAACTGACAGACCCAATACTTATGCCTGCCATCTCGCACCACCCCCTCCCTAAGCCACCGGAACGACCGGCAGTGGGAACCGGCCCGGTGGGTTGAGCTCAGCCGCCCTGTATGGCCGCGACGGAAGGCAATGGCGTGAGCGGGCTAGCACCGATCCGGCTTCTGCACCAAGGCCGCGAGATCGCCCCGTACGGCATGGATAACGACGACGGGACGATGACCGTCCGCTACGCCGACAACGGGGACATCGCGGTCGTGCCCATGGACGAGATCACGCAGGAACTCCGCTATAATTAGCCCGCCTCGTCGTCCTGCACTAGCCTCAGCCGGGGGTCCAGGATGGCCCGCTGTTCGTCCGTCAGCCGGGACCGGCGGACCTTCTTGGCCGCCCGCGTCATCCCCGGCCGGGGGATCGGCTCGGGCATCAGCCCCGCCTGCCCCTGCTTCACGTGCGCGGACACGTAGATGTGCTCGAACCGGCGGAGTTCGTCCACCACCGACGCAAGCAGCATCTCCGCCACCGACCACCGGCCGGCCTCCGGGTCGCTGGACTCGGAGCGCTCCTCGAGATCCTCATCCGGCAGGCCCGCCCGGACCGCGGCGATCGTCGCGGACTCGGGCGGCAGGTAGTCCACCAGCACGCCGAGTTTCCGCCACGACAGCCGGCCTCCGTGGCAGTGCGGGCAGCCGGGCCGGTACAGGTCGAGCAGATCGACGTGGTAATACCGGTGAAGGTCGGCTTCTAGCGCCGGGGCTTGCTCCTGGATGAGCGCGCGGAGCTCGGCGATTTTCCCGGGCTGACACCCGCCCGCTTATTGACGTGCTCGAACAGGGCGTTGACCTGGTAGTTCCTCAGGTTGGCACCCTGGAACACCTTGTAGTCCTCGTCCGACAGCACCTGAGCCGCCCACGCGCCGAACTCGGCATTCGACGCCGCAGTGTTCGCAGTGTGCGGCCAGTCCTGCGGGTGCGGGACTTCGATGACCTGGCCGCCGACCTTCACCCGGATCGGCTGGCCGACAGCCTCGCGCAGTAGCTGGTCATCAGCGTCGAGGTCAAGGTCGACGAAATCCTCGTCTTCCGCCTCGGGCAGCTTCGCTACCTCGCCCATGCATAACCCCCCGTTACTCGAAGGCCGTGAGGACACGGCTGCCGTAATCCACGTACTTCTTCAGCGCCGACCTCGCGCTGCCGATCTGGTCGGGGTACAAAGTGACGGTCATCTGCAGCGGCGTCACGTCGCCCTGCTGCGGCTGGAAGTCCCCGCGGGCGGTGACCTTCCCGTTCGGCGCGAAGAACCTGAGCTTGGCGTCCCCGTCGAACGTGTCGAAAACGAAGCAGTACCGGTTGTCCGTCGGCGTCGCCGGGTAGGTGTAACTCGCGATCGTGCCCGAGGTCGGCAGGGTCGTCGCCAGCGGCACGTCATCCCACAGCGCCTGCACCATCGGGTTCAGCGCCTCGAGGAACGTCGCCTGGAAAGACTTCCCGGCCTTCCCCATGACGGTCCGGATCGGGTCCAGGGTCCCGGCGGCGTCGACTTCCTTCAACGCCTGATCCAACTTGAACATGTACCCGGACGTCTCGATCCAGCCAAGGCAGATCCACGGGCTGGCCAGCGTCTCGAACGCCGTCGGCGCGGTCGTGCCGAGGACCGCGGCGTACGCCACGACATCGCCGGCGGCCAGGGTCAGAGTTTCGTTCCTAGTGTCCGACATGGGCCGATTTCCTCCTATTTGAGGCGGGTGTTGGCCCCGCCGGGGGACTTATGCGTGGAGGTAGAGCTCGTACGTGGCGGACCGGCGGAACAGGTCCGGGTTGATCTCGGGCAGCCAGCGGGGGCCGTTCACCGTGTTCACCGACTGCAGCACCCCGGCCGGGGTGACCACGTTCCTGGCGATCTTCAGCAGCGCCTGGACGCCGAGCGCCACCTGGACGGACGTGGCGTGGTCGTAGGCGAACACGTCGATGTCCACGATCGGCCGGTCCACCCGCAGGGACCGGTTGGCACCCGAGATCCGCACAACGTGCACGGTCGTTTCGGTGATGGACGCCGGGAGGATCGTGCACCAGCGGAGGGCCGGAAACTGGCCCTGCAGCCACGACACCAGGAACAGTTCGACGTCGGGGAACGCGGACGACTCCCGGTGGCCGAACGCCGTGTCGTCGGTCTCGCCTGCGTCGTACAGCCCGGCCTGGGTACTGCCGGGGAGGCTCAGCGCGTCCGCTCCGCCGCCGGGGTCAGCGAAGCTCAGAGACGCCGCGGCGGTGAGCGCCGCACTTCCCGTGGCTGATTCCGCCGAGGTGACGGCGGCGGCGAGGGTCACGGCGTCGGCGCCTGATCCCGTGTCCGCAGTGGCCGCAGCTGCCCCTACCGACGCCGTGTCGATCCCGGCGCCCGAGTCGGATTCGCTGACCGGGACTGAGGTGACCGGGGTTACCTCGACGTCAACCCAGTAGTTGTGGCCGCCCCCGGTGGAGGTGTCCGGCCAGTGGATCGCCGCGCCGGCATGGTAGGTGGACTGGCCGGGGCTGGCCGCGGTGGCGTTGCCCGGGGCGGTGATCGGCCCTGACGTGAGGCCGTTCGCGCCGAACCCGGTCGACCAGTAGCCCGCCATCTGCACATTCCAGACGGCGGGGCTGGCCGCCCCGTTGCAGACGGCCGCCTTGTAGTCGCCCGCGGGCAGGCTGACCGCGCCGGGCATCGGCGCGTACACCCACCCGGCCCCGGCTGAGGCCGCGCCTCCTCCCGGCAGCGTCCACGCTGGCGACACGTTGTCGGTGCCGGTCACGATCGCCTGTGAGGTCACGTCGTAGACGGCGCACTCGGTCGGCAGTTGGGTCACGCCCGGCGGGCTGTAGAACCAGATCGCGTCCAGGGTGCAGGCTTGCGACAGGGAGAACTCGACGCCCAGCGTGAAGTTCGTCGCCGTGTCCAGGGACGAGTTCCCGGCGTCGGCCATGTTCGGCCACAGCCGGTACGAGGTGCCCGACGGGGGGACGTCGGTGACCTGGACGTCTACGAGAAAGTTCGCCGAGTTCGACCCGCCGGCTGGCATGATTGCCGCCGGGTCGGTGCCGCCGACGCCGAACAGGCCCTGGTCCAGTCCGTAGTTAGCGGACGACCCGCCGGGCCACAGATTCGAGGCGCCGAGGTCCGACCAGGCCGTCAGCGGCCCGTTGGTGATCCCCGCCGCGTACGGCTGGGCCGCGCCGAACTGGTTGTTGACGACCGGGAAGCCGGTGGTCCCGGTGGTGTCCCAGCCGGTGGCCGGGACGTAGAGGCCTCCAGGCGCCAGCGGGGCCGGGCTGGGCAGGGGGATGAAGTTCCACTGCCCGGCGGTCAGGGTCCCCGAGGTGACCACGGAGCCGGGCACCACGGACTGGCTGGATCCGGTGCCGTAGCGGTTCCACAGGGCGAACTTCTGCGGCGCGGTGGACTGCCCGGACGGGCACACCCACCACCAGTAACCCTCAAGCCACTTCACGCCCCCGGTGACGCTGATCAGCGTCCCGGCGAGGAACGGGCCGGAGTAGCTGGCCGGGGAGGATGGGCCGTTTCCGGGGCGTCCGCTCAGCCCGTCCTGAAGCCGCCAGGTAGTCACCGCACCCCCTGGCTAGCGTCGGTGCCTACTCGTCTCCGGCGGCGGCCATCATGGCGGCAGCCATGATGTGCTGTCCGGGCCGGGCTGGGATCTTCCCGTAGGCCCTCGCGCCGGCCTCTACGAAGATGGCTTCGGGGCTGTCGTTGATCACTTTGGCCTCGGCGCGGTTGCCCCGGTCGCCGCCGTGGCTGGTTGTCTCGACCCGGAACGATTCCTTGTACCGCCCCCGGTGCTCATCCCTGCCGGGACCTTCGTAGACGGGGGCGCGTCCCTGCGCGTCCTCCATAATGCGGTTGGCCCTGGAACGCATGTGCTCAACCATCCACGGGGCGCGGAGGATTTCGCTTCCGATCGCGTCGTAGTCGAGGCTCAGCTTGGAACGTGGCATGGGATCCCCCTCAGGTGCGCCCGGACGCGCCGGTAACGAGCCTCAGCCGCAACCTGACCGGCCCGGCAGTGCCCGTGAACGGCGACTGCCACGACTCCGGCTGGCCCATCACCCGGTACGTGATCCCCTGGTACTCCACCGAATCCTCCGGGGTGACCACGGTCCCGGCGGGCATGTAGACCTCGAGGTCTTCGGTGACCTGGACGGTATTGTCAAGGTTCTCTGACGTGGAGCCGGGAGCCACGGCGCAGCCGGGGATGTCGCGCCTGACAGCGGTCCTGACATCGTTGCCATAGCCGTCCCGGCCGGTCACCTGCGATGAGATCAGGGTGACGGTGAAGCCGCCCAGGATCGGGCCGACAGGGGGCGCAGGAGGCATCAGCGGAGCCTCGCCTGCAGCGTCCGCACGCCACCCCTGTAGTCCTTGAGGACCGCGAGGTCGGCCGCATTCAGCGCTACCGCGACACCGCCGCCAGAACGCTCCAAACGGTACGAATACGGACCAATCGACTCACCCACCACACCCGCCGCGGCGGTAGGCGCGGTCAGCACCGACAGGGCCGCGTTGGCGCACACCATATTCACGTCGTCGGGAACCTCGGAGTACCCGAACGTGTACGTCACCTTGTACGTTCCCGGGTACTCGCCCGCCTCCGCCCACGCTTCAGGCAGGTTGATGATGCCGATACCGGAGCCGATCCGGATCGTCTGCACCCCGTCGAACTGGAACCAGGGGATCGGGATGTCCGGGAGCGTCCCCCCGCCGTCGAGGACCACCGACTGCACCGACTGGACGGGCCGGCCGGGAAGGGTGATCTCCGAGTCGTGCCCGTACAGGACTTGCGTCTCGGCCGTGTGCATGAGGAAGTCGCGGCGGCAGTAGCGACGGATCTGAGCCGAGGCGTCCGCCAGGAGCGGTTCTAGGCGGATCGCCTCGGTCTCGGTCAGGTCCCGGCCGAGACGCGCGGCCACGTCGTCGGGCGTGGCGAGAGGGGGAAGCGCGGGCATCGGCGTCCCCCTCTCGGCCTATCGTGCCTGCATCGCGGCGTTGTCTCGCCGCTGCTGACGGTCGAACCAGAACCACTTGCGGACCGCCATCGGGTAGAACCGCCACCACGCCATCGGTCGCGTGTAGGACCGGCTTTCCCGAAGCCAGCGACGAAAGCTCCAGTCGGTCGGCGCGCGGCAACTGTCCACGGACATCTCGGCCCCTTCCCGCTAGAACGCCGTGATCGTGCACCCGGCCGTCGTCGGAGCCTGCGCCCCGCTGCTGGTCGGCGGCGCGGTCAGCGTCAGTCCCGTCCCGATCGCCGTCGGGCTCCCCGCCGTCTGCTGCCGGGTGTAGGTGGACCCGCCGACCTGGGTGACGTAGGCATACCAGCCCGTAGCCCCCGTGATGGGAGCCGGGGACGGGATCGTGATCGTGGACGTGTCCGCCACCGTCGTCACCGTCCCCGCAGCCGACGCGAGCGTCTCCCCGGACGCGCTCACATAGGTGACCTTGACGCCGTACGTCCCGGTCAGGACCGTGCCGCCCGTGTTGGTCTTGGTCGGCACCGGGGGCGCCGGAGCGGTGCCCGACACCGACCCGTGAAGCGCGTCCCCCGGATCGAGGAGAACCTCCTCCATCGCCAGCCGGGGATCATCCAGCAGCGACACCGCAGAGAACGCCGGGACCGACAGGCCCGAGCAGATCGTCTCCGTCACCCCGGAGATCGACCGGACCACTGACAGGGACAGCGTGACCGCGCTGACGGTCGGGTTGACGGCGACCAGGCTGGGGAACACCTTGACGCCGCTGGCCGTGTACAGCGCCGCGTCGGATGATGCCGGCTGCCCGCAGTACAGGTATGCGACCGGAACGCCCATCAGAACGCGGTCACCGTGATTGACGTGCCCGCGCTGGCCGACCCCTGGAGGGTGTCGCCCGCGTCCAGCACGACCTCTTCGAGCGCGAGCCGCGGGTCATCGAGCAGCGACACGGCAGAGTTGGCCGGGAGCGACAGCGCGCTGCAGATCGTCTCCGTCACCCCGGAGATGGAGCGGACCACCTTCAGCGACAGGGTGACCGCGCCACCCGTGGTGTTGACGGCCACGAGGTTCGCGAACGCCTTCGTGTTCCCGGCCGACGGCGCCGAGATCAGCGTCGCGTTGGACGTGCCGGGCTGGCCGTTGTACTGGTACGCGATGGGAGCGCCCATGACGTGTTCCTTCCTTGCCGCTCACGCGGCCGTGAGTTGTGAGTTCAGGGCCGGGAACGGGTCAGGAGACGCCGTGGGTGGTGATGACGCCGAACGGGAACCGCTGGGTAATTGACTTATTGCGCTGGATAAGCGTGACTGGGTTAACCGTCGCATAAGCCATGCGGAAAACGAGTCGCATTGCAACAGCGTCCTGTTGCATCAAGTTTAGCTGGACTACCCCGTTGCCGTCCGAGATGACGCCCTCGGTGAACAGCTTGAAAGTGATGTCCTGCCGCACCCCGATGATGGCCTTGGTCCAGTCGCCGGCCAAGACCTGCGCCTTGGTGGCGTCCCACGAGCCGTTCTCGATCATGGCGATCGGGTAGCCGTACAGGGTGGGGTTGCCCGCGCCCGGCCCTTCGCTCAGGTTGGCGTTAGGCATGAAGATCGGGACGCCGGACCCCGAGGACCGCAGGCCCATCAGCTTCCAGTTCAGGCCAGGCCGCCCGGCGAACCCGTTGACGTTGTAGCCAGTGTTGGCCATCAGGTCGCCGAGCGCGGTCACGGTGACGCCGAAGTCATCCGCGGCCGTCGTGCCGTCGTCGGTGTAGCCGTCCTGCACGATGTTCCCGCTGGCGTGGGCCGCGGTGTAGATGTCGGTACCCCAGGTGGCCGGCTTGTTGACGCCGAACAGGACGGCGGAGTCCACGAGGGCGCCGAGCGCCTCCACCATGCGCGGCTGGACTTCGCTCCAGATCGGCACGCCGGCGTCCGCGAGGTAACTTTCGGGCACTGGAACAATTGTTGCAATTTCTTCCACGACGAGCGTGACGTTCTTCCACGCCTGCGTGGTCGTCTGCTTGAGGCCGGTGTCGCCGTTGACGAAGTAGGCCAGCGGCAGCACGTCCAGGACCGGCATGCGCTCGGTCTTGGTGGACATGTTGACGCGCTTCATGAGGGACAGCGCAGCGGACTTCTTGGGCAGCTCCTGGATGATCTCCAGCGCGAGCGGTTCGGGGACGAGGGCGTCAGTCCCGCCGCTGTTGCGGGCGATCATGTCGGTGTAGTCGGGCATGTATCCGTCCTTTCAAACGGGGGCAGCCGGACTACAGGTCCGCTGCTGGTTGGGGTGTTACTTGCGGCCGAGGGCCTGGCGGATCCAGGCGTTGGGGTCGTTGGTGCGGTTGTCCGTGGCGGGCAGGGCGCCGGGGCGGAGGGCCTCTACGGGCCGGCCGAAGCCGTTGGCGCGGGGCTGCTGTTGTGCCGCGGCGGCCTGCTGGGCGGCCTGGACCTGAGCGGCGGCGAGGACGGCGGCCTTCTCGTTGATGGCCCGCGCGAATGCCTCGGCACGCTCGTTGATGGCGTCTTCGTCGCCGTCGCCGAGGTAGTCGATAAGACTCGGGTCGAGGTCGTACTGGGCGGCGGCGAGCAGCCTGAGCCTCGAGCCCCGCTCCTTGCGCGCCTCTTCCTGGGCGGCGGCGAGCTGGTCGGCGAGCTTCTGCTGCTCGGTCTTCTGGCTCTCTTCGTACGCGTCGAACTGCTTGGCCTTGTCGGCGTTGGCCTTGGCGCGGCGCTCGTTCTCGCGGGCCTGCTGCTTCCACCGGGCGATCTCGGCCTGGGCCTTGGCGAGCGGATCCTCGTCCTGGCCGTCGGCCGTGGCGTCGGCGAGCACGGCCGCCGCGTCCTTGTCGTCGCCCTGAGCGCCGTTCTGCGCCCCCGTGCGGCCCTTAACGGTCTCCGTGGTGCGGAACAGCGGGTTGCCGTCCTGCTGGGTCTGCTGTGCGGTCTCAGGGGCCGTTCCGGCGTCCTGTGCTCCCGCGGCGTCTTCTGACATGGGTTCTCCCGTTCCGGGACATGGAAAAGGCGCCTGCCGTTCCGGCTGGCGCCTTAGTGGGGTGGTGCTGTACTGCGGTTAGTTCTCGTCGCCGTCGTTGTCGTCCTTGAGGTTCCCCGACGAATCCCAGGTGTCAGGGATGCGGCTGGACAGGCCAATCGCCTTGGCGCGGGACATGATCCAGCGCCTGACACGAGCCATGGCCTCTTCCTTGGTCTCACCCGGACGCGGCTTCACCCGGCCGACAGCGCGGATCGCGTTGTCCAGGTCGTCGGCGTTGCGGATCTGGTAGCTCGGGTCACCGTTGGCGTTCCGCATGGCCTTGCCCTGCGCCTGGAGCTTCCGCATCGTCGCCGCGTCGGGCTGTGCCATCCTGGCCCCCTTCATAGGCTGCGGGACAAGCGGGTCGGTACCGGGTGAGCGCTGGATGGACGAGCCGTAACCGGCCACCGCGCCACACCCGCCTTAAGCTGGGGTTATGGACGAAACGGGCGAAGACGCGTTCGCGCGCATGGAAGCCGAACTCGATGCCTACTTCGGCAGCGAACTAGCCCGCGCCGAAGCCAGCGACTGCTACGCCGCCGACACCTGCGTCATGGACGAGACCTGCCCGTTCATCCGCACCTGCAAGATCGCGGTCGGCCGTGGCTGATATGTGCGTGTGCGGGCAACCAGCGGAACCTCACGCCTGCAGCGGTGACCCCGACCACCCGGCGAGATGGGTTCCTCTTGAAGACGAGCTCCGGATACGGACCTGCTCGGAATGCGGCACGCCCGACCAGACAGTCCAGCCGGGCGGCGGCATGTGCGCCACATGCGCCGAGCTCTCAGCGCTGCAAGCACCAGCCAAAGAGAGGCGGTGGCGTCTCCGGCTCTGGCTGGCCAGGGCCTTCGGGATCAGCCTCGTTGCACTGACCGCGGCGGTGATCTGGCTACTCGTCTAGGCGGCTGGCAGAACCTTCACGCCGTCGCGGTTCTGCTGCGCGTCCCAGTGACGCCGCCACACCTTCAGTGCCTCAGCGCCGCCATGACCCTTGGTGACCCGCTTCCACTGGTCATACAGCGGGTTGTCCTTGGTGGCCTGCGCCTCTTCATGCGAGAACAGGGGCATGGCTACACACTGGTCGTGGTTGTGGGCGTCGAAACTGGCTGATTTCTCCGACCTGTACACAGCGCCGCGCCCTGCCAGAAGGGCACAGAACGCGCACGGGTTCGCCGACGTGACACGAGCCCAGGCCACGGCCTTGTCATCGGCCGCCACCGATCGCATGACCGCCTGACGGGCACCGTTCGTGATCAGCCGCTGCGCCGACCCGGCCAGCTGTACCGCCGTGTTCTCGTTCGCCGTGGCTAGCTGCTGGCCCTGCTTGATTTTCCCGAGCAGGTTCCACGGGCCCGTTGAGTCCAGGGTGGCTGTGATCTGCGGCTCGGGCGGCGGCGGGACATGCACCCTCGGCGGCTCGCCCGGAACCCCCGCGGCCTGCCTCGCCTGCCCGTAGTACGCCTGCCCGAGCGCCGACGCCTGCGAGTACCGGTCACGGATCAGCGCGGCCAGGGCGGTGCGCAGCGCGGGCCACGACGACCGGACGTCACGCAGGTTCAGTTGCCGCCAGACGGTCAGGATGTCCCTCGTGGCCATCGCGGCGAGGAACGCCTGGGACTGGTAGAAGGACGCCGCCAGGGCGGCCTGAGCGGCCAGGGTGGCCGACGTTGTGAGAGCCAGGGAACCGCCGGCGACGATCGCGCCGCCCGTCACTACCGGCTGCGGCGTGCTGGGTGGCGGCGTGGGCTGCCCCATTGCGCCCCCTGCTCGTTTACGCTGGTCAGATGAGTGAACACGTGGACGAACTGAGCCCCATGGAGGTCTACGGGGCGTTCGTCGAAGCGGATTACGCGGCCGACCCGTTCATCCGGAGCCTCGGCTCAACACGCTGGCTCATGGGTCCGGACTGGTACAAGGCGCTGCGCCGTGCATGCCTGCCGCCAGACGCCGACGACGAGGCTCGTGATGAGTCGAAGTGGACCCCGGACCCCGATGACATGATGCTCGGCCGGAAGATCACCGTCACGGAGAAGGAAGGGCCGCCGCGTCTGATCAACGAGACGATCGGCGTTCGGGTTCCTATCTATCCGGCAGACCTCTAGCCCTTCTTCTCGGCCTCGTGGGCGGCCTGCTCGCCTGCGGCGTGGCCTGGCCACGCACCCGTAGCCCTGTGGTGCAGCCGGGCGCAGAGTCCGTCTAGCATATGCTCAGGAACATATTTCCCGAGTTCAATTTTGCAGGTCTCGAAATCACCCGGCCGATTCCAGCCAATTTTTGCCCCGCCAGGCCCCGTCGACCAATACCGCATCAGCCTCTCGGTGGCCTCTGGATGCGCAATTTCTCCACCGGCCATTTAGACCCCCTTGGTCCTCCCCAAAGCGGGAGCCTGGAATGGTTCAGCCTCTGTCGGCGGCCCCTGAGTCTGCACTCCGTGCGTCATCTGGGCCTCAAGGAGCCGGTTGAGTTCGTTAAGCGGGCCCTGCCTGGAGGCGACTTCTTTCCAGCGCGCGACCTCCTCGGCGCTGACGCCAGGGATGCGCGACCAGAGTTCCGTAGCCGGCACGCCTAGCATCTGGGCGACCTTGCCGAGGGCGTCGGCGGTCGCGGCGAACGCGCGAGCAGAAGTGTCGCGCCAGGCGATGGTGGAGGTGGTGTCCTCCCACGCCGCTTTGTTGCCGGCCGCCAGTCCACCTAGGCGAAGATTCTGCTTATGGGGCTCAGAAAGGACGGACTCAAGCTCCTGACATTTCCGGTCCATTCCGTCTTTACTAGCAGCGAGCGCTTCGGCGCTCAAGTTTATCATTTGTCCCAAAAGATGATAAGGGGGCACCTGCGCGACGGTTGACATGTGCCTTATCGACGCTTCCCGCGCGTCCAGGAAAGGGTTAAGGCTGGTCTCGCCGAATTCACCGAATTTAGTGTCCGTGTCTTCCGCGACGAATAGCCTGTCAACCCCCGCGCGGAACGGCTCGCGGGGTCGGCCGTCCTCATCATCCGGGACCATTCCGGTGACCCACCGCTGCCTGAATGCCGCATATTGTTGCGCCATCAGGGTATTAAAAGTGGTTGTATTTACCTGATCCTGCAAAGGAATCAGGGGCTCGACCTCGCCGGAGACGTCCATCTCGCCGTCAAGGTCCACGTCATGGAGAAAGCGCACGACCGGGCACACGCCGAGGCCGTGTTCCTCGATCATCGGTTCCCCGGACGGGACGCCCTCCCATCCGGAACCGAGGAGACTGCTGTCATCCGGCCAGTAAAGGCGCGGGTCATTCTCCTTGCCGACGAGGGTGTACCGGCAGTTGTCGTCGTAGAACCAGATCTGCCTGATCGCGCCCTTGTCGTTGCGGATCACGCGTTCTTCGACGGCGTACACGGGCCATTCATCATCTACGTCGTCGGCGTACAGCGCGGTCATGCGTCGCGGGGACACCGGCCGCATCACCGGCTGCGGGTCGCCCGGCAGCACCACTGTGTAGGCCACGCCGTATTTGACGACCGCGCGGTGCAACCCGTGCTGGCGGGCGTTCATCCGGTTGGCCAGCCAGATCGACCACGGGTTGGCGGGATCCTTCTCAGGGGAGCTGGATCCTGTCGTCGTTGAATCGGCGGCGTCTCCGTCTACGTGGACGGGGAGATACCCGTCTACGTGGAGATTCTGGCTGATGACGCTGACGACCAGGGGCAGGAAGTTGACCACGGACCGTTCGAGGAGCCACCTGTACTCCGACCGGGCCCCGTTGGGGACGTAAACGGACGCGTGCTTGCCGCGCATGTAGTCACTGATGCGACGGAGGCGGTACTGCTCCCGTTCCCGCATCGCGAGGACGCGGGTCGCCACGTCCGGCACCTGGTCGGGGGAGAGCGCCATCAGACCCCCGTCCGTTTATGCTGGTCAGATGGCAAAAACTCTGCTTATCGATGGACCTCGGCGCGGCGAGATATGGGACATCAAAGGTCCGACGGCTCCGTACATGAAAATGCCCGAGATCAACCTGACCGCCGTGTGGTCCAGCGACCAGGAGCTACCTGAGGCGCAGACCGGCACCTACTATGTGCACCGGTTCGCGCTGTTCGGCCGGGTCATCCGCATCGCGTCCGTCAACCTCACGCTGGATCCCGCGTCGGCTAACGACGTCTTCTGGGACTTCCTGGCGAGCGACTCGGCGAAAGCAGCGCTGGACTACCAGATCCCGCAGCTAAGCGAAGCCGTGAACCCTACCTGACCTGGGCTTCTTCGCCTTCTGCTGCTGCTTAGCGCGCTCGGCCAGCAGCAGCCTGCGTGCTAGCCGCGCCCCGATCATGCAGACAGCCGCGTCGATCTTCTTTGGCGAATCCTTCGATTCCTTGGCGATCGAGACGCCCCACCGATTCGGATGCCGCCGGGCGTTGACCACATGCCGACCTAGCCGCGAATCCCCGTCATGACGGAACGCGGGCCCGGTGTCGCCCGTGATCTCCGTCAAGGTGAGCTCGGCGGCCAGCGTGAATTCGTAGGTGTGCGTCCGCATGTCCCAGGCGATGGCCTGCGGGTCCTTGCCCGACGGCACCGAGTGGAGCTCTAGCTGCTCCGCGTACCGCTCCGGCCAGGTCACCTTGACGAAGGACTCCCATTCCTTCACGTCAGCGAAGAACGCGCAGACCTGCCACCGGTCGAACATCCGCTCAACCGCAGCGTCGACCTCGGCGACCGGGATGCGGGCCGCTCCCGGAGAATGCGACGGGCCCGGCTCCGGCTCCCATATGTCGACCGTGAACACATAGCCCGTCTCGACATGGCAGGCAATCAAGGCCGTCGCGTCCCGGCTGGATGAGCCGTCGAAGAACGCTACGATCTCATCGCCATCGCAGATGACCTGTGTCGGATCGGCGAGGACCGCCCATTCCTGCGGCGTCACCCACGAATCGGCGCTGGCCACCGGCTGGTTGAGGTAGAACCGCCGCGCCTCGTCCGGCTTGGTCCGCAGCGACAGGATGCGGTCCATGATGACCTGCTGGTCAACCCAGTCCGAGTCGTCATAGGCGAACGCGATCCCCTTGCGCAGCGACTCCTCGTCGGCCAGGTCCGTGTCCGGGGGCGCGACCACGGCGTCGTACAGGATCAGCGCGCCTGACTTCGTGCGGCCTTCTTCCTGCGCGCACCACGCCTCGAACGTCGCCTCAGCCACCGACCCCGCGCCCGGCTCCCACGCGTTCGCCGTCTCGATCGCCCGGGACCCCGACTTGGCCAGGTTGCGGTCGATCGTCGCGGCGAGCTCAACCCCGCCTGACGCGGGCGTCCAGTGCTCCGGCTCGTCGAGGAACGCCGCGGTCACCTCGGCCCCCTCAGCCGAAGCCGCCGACGACGTGATCACCTCGAGCTGGCCGCCTGACGGCGTGTAGATCACCGTCTTGCCCGGATCAAGGTGGTACGCCTGGACGACCTTGGAGTTCTTCGCCGTCATCGCCCGGACGTGACGCATCGTGTTCGCCGTCGCGGCCTCGGACACACCCGCGATCTGCACTAGCGGCATCGCCACCGGCTTGCCGATCACCCGGCCGATCTGCACCCACCCGGCGGGGAGGCCGTTCCTGCCGTTCCCCTCCAGGTACGGCACGTCCGTATCGGCCAGCCCCGCGAACCGGACAGGCGCCAGCAGCTCCGTCAGCGACAGAGTCGCCGCACCCGGGCTCTTGCCAGTGCCCTTGCTGCGGCGGCGCACTCCGTGCTGGTAGACCCACCGGCCGTCCGGGTGGATCGCGTACCACCACAGAACGAAAGCGCGCTGGCTGTCGGTGTACTTCCACGGCAGCCCCGCCCGGATCCCGTTCGGGTGCTTCAGGTACGTCCCGGCCCACACGATCGCATGCCAGCCGAGCGTCAGCTCAGGTTCGCCCGCGGGGAGCGTGATCAGCCGGTCAGCCGGCGCAGGAAGGCGGCGGTCAGGAACCGCTAGCGCGGTTGGCACGCCACGCCTGCATGCTCGCTACAGCGGCTTCCTTATCCGCATCGACCTCGCCGCCCTTGTCGAGCTCGATGCGCATCCTGCGACGGTCTCCCTCGGTCACCAGCAGCCGGACCGATGCCGCATCCCATGCTGCCAGCATCATCGAAGACGGCTTGGCTGAGAACAGCTGCCGCGACAGCATCTCCGCCCAGATGTAGGCGTGCTCCCAGTCAGACGGCTGGTACCACGTGGACTGCCCCGACTTGCTCAGGGCGTTCCACCAGCGTTTCGCCAGCGGATGCCACGTGCTGTCAGCCGCCGGGCGCCGGTACGACGCCGCCCCGGGCGGAGTCGGGGCCTTATCTGTCGCCGGGGGCTTCCGGTGGCCGTGCAGCTGGTCGGTCCGCTTCGGGACCGCCCCTTTAACTCCCATGCCCTCGCATCCTTTCCCGTTCCGGGAAGCCTCCTGTTGCCGTTCCGGCGACAGGAAGCGCGGACGCCACGCAGGCAGCCGCCAGAGCAGCTAACTAGTGACGTTCTTGTTGATCTCGACCTTCTTCGGGTCCGTTTCCTTCTCCCGCATCTCCTCGGGGAGAATGACGCCCTCCGAGATGGCCTTATCGGGCTGGTCGCCCGGCCGCCGGACCGTCGCCGGCTCAGCGGGCTTCTCCGTCTTGGCCTTCGGCTCAGTCATCGCGTCCTCCTTATCGTCAGCCGATCAGCAGCAACTGCTCGCCGCCGCCCCGGTCGCCTTTCAGGCAGTTGCACAGGAAGTGGGCGCACTGGACGTTGGACGGCTCATGCGTCCCGCCAGCAGCCAGCGGGATGATGTGGTCGAGCACAGGTGCCTTCGGGTGTGGCACGCTTTTGGTGCGCGCGACTGGCTTACGGCACAACTGGCAACGCCATCCGTCCCGCTCAAAGATCTTCCAGCGGGCCACGTCCTCAACGAACGCCTCCAGCTCGACAGCCCGGCGCCGCGCCTTCGAGAGCTTCCCCGCGCATCGCCGTGAGCATGTCCTGGTGTGCGGCTGATCGTGAACGAACCACTCGCCGCACCGCACGCACTGACCCGCATACCAGCGCTTCCGCAGCGACCGGACAACTGCCAGCGCCATCCAGCGGCGCTCACGGAACCCCGGCCGGACCATGACCTGCGCCCGGTGCGCTCGGCCGGCCACCTCGCGGCAGGTCGCTGAACAGAACAGGTCCGTCGGGGCCTTCGCCTCCCACTGACCGCCGCACATGCCGCACGTCCGCGTCCACCGCCGCACGCTGTTCGCGCACGCGCCCGAGCAGAACCGGGTCGCCTTGTCCGGCGAAGTGAACGGCTCGCCGCACGCCTCACAGACGTGCTCGCGGGGAGTGCGGTAACGCTGGCTCGGCCACTTCCCTGTGCGCTCACGGTACTCGCGCTGCCGGGCCGCGTTGCGCTCGCTGACGAGCCGCCGCTTACACTCGGCGGCACCGCACTGCATGCGCCAGCCGTCCATCGATGTGCCGCAATACGGGCACGGCTTGCGATTCGCATCCCGCTCGGCAGCCTTGCGCGCCTGCCGTGCCGCCTCTCGGGCTCGCGCGCTCCCGTTCAGGTCGGCCCGGTCATGGGCTGCCGCATATTTGCACTGCGGAGAGCAGTAAACCGCCAGCGGGCCACGCGTCACTGGGTTGCCGCAATGCGGGCATGTACGATCGATCATGTCGCGCCTGTCTGAGTCAGGTTCGGCACGCCACCGGGGGGTGTTTCCGGCACCCTCCGGGGCCTTACAACCCCTATTCTACCTGCGAAAACGTCATTTCTGCGGCTTCGCCGCGACACTTCGCAATTTTCGGGCCGACCCCATCTTTGCGGGGCATCTGATCGACCCCTACAGTTGGGCGGCCTGGCAGGCGCTAACACGAAGCGGTCTAGGCCGGGAGGGTCGAATGGGGTCAATAGGGTGGGGTCTGTCCACTTTTGTCACACCGCTAGTGCTGCTGCCGATCGCCACGCTCGCCGCACCGCTCATGTCCCGCGTGCGTGCCGCTCGTACCCGCGGCCTGCCTGCCTCGCCCCTGCGTGCGCCCGTGTCTCGCGTGCGTGACCGGAGTCCCCGGGATGGTGACCGGGGCTAGGGGTTCTGGTTAAGCGGGGGTGCCTTGTGCATGGGACGTGGGGTGTCTGTGCGTGCGGGAGGGATCCATGTCGCGGGCTGGAGTGCCGCACTGCCGGGGCTGATGCGTGCAGCTGGCCGGGTGCTGCCGTGTCCCTGTCGTGGTGGCGCTGCTATGGCTGGCCTGGAGGACCCGTCTTGGCGGGGGGTTCCTATCCGGCCGCTGCCGTGGTGCTGCGTGGTGGCCCTCTGTTTGCAACCTGGGTGACGCATCATGGTTGGCATGAGCAGCGACGATGAGCACTACCAGCCGCACCCGAGGGACGCCGCAGGGAACTGCCTGTGCATGGAAGCGTGCTGCAACGAGATGCGGTACGCCGATGACGGGGACGGCTACGTGGACGCCATTCCGGAGCGGAACACCTGCCCGCAGGTAGCGTCGGCAGAGGGCGGCTTTACGGGGATCGGTGACATCCTGTCCGCAGCGTCGGGCTATGCAGGGCAGCTTCACCTGATGGGCCTGGGTCACGCAGCGTCTCTGGCTGCGGCAGAGGATGACCTGGATCTCGGTGGGGCACTGCGCCGCAGGTGGGCTGAGATGGAGGACGGGACGTGACAGTTCGCGAGCTGGCTGCCGCACTGGCGGCGCTGCCTGAAGAGTGGCAGGGCCTGGACGTGTTCTCAACAGCAGACTGGGCCGTAGTCGACGGGATCGAGGACCGGCTGACGGAGTTCCGCGGCGTTCAGTGCGTGGAGATCACGGGCCTCTAGGGCTTGAAGACGGTCACGTTGGCACGACCGTCAGGATCGTATGGCCGACCCGTATCTTGCTGCCTTGCCGCAGCGGGATCGGTGACCATTCGCGCTGGATGCCGGGCACCGTGAAGACCCCGTTCGTGGAGCCGAGGTCTTCCGCCAGCCACGCGCCGGCTTGCTGGTAGAAGCGGGCGTGGCGGTTGGAGACGTACTCGTCGTCGAGCTTGATGTCGCAGTCGCCGTTAAGGTTGCCGACAGTGAAGTCGCCGGCCATGACGCGGACCTCGCCGGATGGCTGGACGGTGCGGCTGATGTCGATGACGAGTGCGCCCACGTTTGAACGGTAACGCGGTCAGGGCTCGAGGACGGTCACGTTGAGCAGGGCGCTGTCCGCGGTGAACTGGACGGTCGCTCCGTACACGGCGACGGGGAGGCGGCCGATCCACTTGGTGCTCGACGCCGGGATGGTGCGCGGGTCGTCCGCGATGGCGAGGGTGCCGTCGACCGCGCCGGGCGTGATCAGGGTGATCGTGTGGGGGTTGGTGTCGGTGTTCTTCACCCGGAGGCCGGTGAGGCCGGTGTTGGGGTAGCTGTTGCCGTTGACCGCATCGGCCGGGTCGCCGGCAGGGTCGGCGAGGACGGCGCCCGGAGCGGAGCCGTCGGCCAGGTTGTGGGACGTGAGCGGGGTGCGGGCCATGGTGCCTCCTGTGTCGGGTGCGGCACGGGCCGCGGAGTGGGCCGGGGTTAAGCGCGGTTGCTGTACCGCTTCTGCGCGGTAGACAGGGCGCTGACGGCGAGGACAGTCAGCAGGATGAGGCCGGCTTTGCGGGTCGGCGTAAAGAACAGCATCGTCACCGAGGCTGCCACGAGCAGGACGGCGGCCGTCGTGTACGGGTAGTGGTAGCGGATCAGCCGCCAGAGTCTCCAGGTGACACGCGGGCTCACTGACCGCCCTTGCCGATGTAGGCGGTGATGATGCCGATCACGATCTGGAGCGCCTCGGGTCGCGAGAAGCCGGATTCCTGGTAGGCAGTGAACAGCTCGTGCACTTGCGCCGCGCCTTCGGCCAGCGAGGTCATCGGGTCCTGCGGTTCGTCTGCCATGACCCTATATTACCAGGTCAGCGGCCTATTGCCGGGTTGGCGCGCTACCAGGGCAGGAACAGGCCGAGAGCTACCGCGGCGAGACCGCCGGGGATGAGCCACGGCGTCACGGGGATATTCGCGGCTGCGGACTGGATAGCGGCGACGGCGAACAGGAGGAACGCGACGAGGAAGCAGATCCGCTGGAACAGCGAAGGCGGGGTCGGCATCTAGGCCTCCTCGAATCCGTACTGGGCGGCGGCCTCCGCGAGCTGGCTGGCGTCGTGGGCGGCGAGGAAGACGCGGGGGATGCGCCATGTGCCCTCAGCGGCGTGGACGATGGTGATCGGGTCAGCGGAGGCCAGGCGGGCGATGTCCGGGTCGAGCTCGTGGCGGGAGCCGCAGGGGCAGGGGAAGCCGGTCTCGGGCTCAGCGGTCTCGGGTTCGGGCTGCGGTTCGGGAGCGGGCGTTTCCTCGGGGCTTTCCTGCTCGGGCTCGTTCTTGCGGCTGGCCATCAGCCCTCCTTCAGAGCAAACCGGGATGCCGTTCAGCGGGCCGGTACCTGGCTGCGGCGCGGGCCTTGGCTCGCGCGCCCGACGCACGGCCGCCCTCGGCGGCGCTCTTGATGGCGTGGTGACGGCGGCACTTGGACGACAGCCGCTCGGGTGAGTGGTCATCCGTCATGGCCCGGTCGTGGTCCACGTCAGTTGCGGCGGCGGGGCAGCGGGCGCCGGACGGGAGGATCTCGGTGCACTGCCAGCCGTCGCGCTCGAGGATCTGGCGGCGGAGTGCCTGCCAGTTGGCGGGGAGCCGCTGGCGCCTCGTGGATCCTGTCCATCCGCTCACCGGATCACCTGCTCAGGTGCCTGGAGGGCCGTCTTGCGCGCGGGCCTCGTAGGCGTTGACGGCGGCGACGATCAGCGCGGCCAACTCCGGTGTGTCCACGAGTCCGATGATCGGATCGTCGTCGGCCGGTTCGGGTCCTTGCTGCTGGTACAGCATGCGGGGGACTTTGCGGCCCTGGCGGGTGGTGAGCGACTGGCGGAGTCTCACAGACCTTCTCTCGTGGTTGCGCGGAGCGCGTCCCGGGTAGGTGGCCCGCGCCGGGCGCGGCGGCGGTGAGGCCCTGCCCGGCGCGGGGATCGGGGCCGACCTGGCACTTGACGGTGCTTTGCATCATGGGTAGAGTGGTGCTTAGCACCGAAGGAAGGGAAGCGAGATGACCCAGCGGACGGCCCTTACCAAGACACTCCGCGACGGGCGCACTGCCGTCGTCACCATCAAGCCGGTCGATCACCTGCACCAGCCGTCGACCACGCTGTACATCGAGGGCAAGGAGATCACCCGGCACCTCGGCGCGCACCACGCCGCCCCGAAGGCCGCCCTCGCCAAGGCCGGCCCCGAATATGTCGCGGCCATCGGCCCGATGCTTCTCACTGCCGATGAGGCCGCGCAGATCGAGCAGGTCTACCGCGAGGTCTCAGCCGCCATCCCGCCCGACCTTGACGGCGAGCGCGAGCGGCTCGTCACCGCCCTGGACTACGCCGAGCAGGGCTCCGGCATCAACGCCGCTGAGCGGTTCGACAAGGACTACGCCAACCCATTCGGCGGGCCGGAGGCCGACGAGGACCAGCAGCGGATCATCGAGGCAGCCGAGGCGCTGGCGGCATTCGACGCCGCGCATCCCGAGACTGCCCGGAAGGCTGCGGCCCAGCGTGAAGCGACCGTCAGGCGGATCATCGAGGGCGGCCACTAGATGGCTGGCAGGACCGGCAGCCGCCACGGGGTCCATAACAACCCGTTCCTCGGCTGGAACGCGCCAGCCGAGGACGTGGCATGGCTGGAAGCCGAAGTGGAGCGGCTCGGCGGCGGGCGCGGCGTCAAGAGCGCGCTTCTCACCGAAGGGCTGCGGCTGCTACGCGCTAAGCGCTCCGGTGCCAAGCACCCGGTCCCGGCCCTTCCCGTCGTTGAGGACGAACCCCGCAGGACCCGTCATGCTCTCACGTGCAAGTGCGGGATCTGCAAGCTGCAGAAAGAAGGCCAGCAATGAAGATCTGCCCGCGCTGCTATGGAAGCGGCACCGACTCCAGCGTCAACCGCAACCCGTGCCCGGTATGCGAGGGAGCGGGAGAGGTTGTCGACAAGCCAGCGCCCATGGCTGACCCGCCGCCCGATGGCGGTTCCTGGGACAGCTGGTGCACGCCCGCGTGACATCCGCGCAGCGTGAGCCTGAGAGCGCGTCGGACATCATGGCGGCGTTGCGCCGCAGGAGGGGAACGAAATGAGCTTCGGGCTGTACTGGCGGCCGGTCCCGAAAGAGGTCCCGCCTGCACGCGATCTGCCGGTGGCGCTGAAGTACCCGCTGGCGCGCAGGTATTTCGATCACGACGGGACGCTGCGCGGAGAGATGCTCGTCACGAAGGCGCACATCCCGTACCTGGAAGGGCTGGCGGACGGCAGCAGCGGTGAAGTAGCCGAGGGCGCACGTGAGCTGATCGCGGCCATCAACGAGCACGAGATCGTGGACCTGTGGATCGGGGAATGTGACGACTGACGCCTAGCGGACCGGCTTCCCCTCCCTCACCAGGAGGGTCAGCTCACCCTGAGGACCGTACGAGGCTTCCCACGGGCCGAAGTGGAGCACGGGGCCGGAGAACGTGGCCCAGTTGTAGAACTCGTCTCCCCGCTGCCAGCAGGTGCCGTCGCCGTCAAGGATGACGTCACCCGGGAGGGCCTGGCCGGTGGTGATGGTCATGGTTCCCCCCGGAACTGGTCACGCTGATGGCCGGCCGGTACCCAGGAACGCCTTGAGCCGGACGTGTGCCCGTTCGTAGTGCTCGCGGTAACGCGCTCCTGTGCGCCGGTCATTGAGGCCCCAGAACTTGCGCCCGCAGTCGCAGCGGACGTGGAACAGCCCGTAGAACGGCAGCGGGATCGAGGCCTGCCAGTGCCCGTCGCGGAACTCCTGCATGGCCATGCCCCCATAATACCAGGTCAGAGCGGTATTGCCGGGCCGTCAGGCGGCGCGGCGCAACTGGCTGGCCATCTGCTCGGCCCGCTGCCGTGTCGCGTTCTCGGCCTTGGCCACGTCGAGGAGCCGGTACTTCGGCCGGCCCCGGCTGTCGCGGATCTCGTTGCCGCGCTCGTCGGTAGCGACGGGGAGGTGGCCGCGGTTCCGCCAGTTCACGATCACGCGTACGCTCACCCCTGCATACCGGGCCGCGTCGGCACCGGACAGCAGGGCGTTCACGTCAAGGTCGCCAGCCACACGGACCCCCTAGATACGCGAAAAACCCCTGGTGAGACACCAGGGGCATAAGGGCACAGTGATCCGTTAGAGATAGTACACAGGTGGGCATGCCGGTTTGTCAAACACCCGGCGCGGCGTCCTGGCAGGTCAGGCCGCCTCGGTCGCGTCGGCCTCGCCGCGTTCCAGGGCGGCGGCGACCCGCTCGGTCTCGTTCTCGTACTCCGCGAGCGGGATCACCGCGTGGCACGACGGGTTGCCGCACCGGACGTCAGCGTCGCCTTCGGTCCACGTCAGCAGCAGCAGGCGGCAGCGAGGGCAGCGCAGCGGCTTGCGCAGCGTCCGCGCCCCGGCCTTGGACTTAGCGGTGAGCTCGCGATGCCACTGCATCACCTCGGTGCCGAAATCGGCCGCGAATGGGGCCAGCAAGATCTCGTCCAGGTGGAGGGTCAGCCACGCGACGCACGTGGTGAGGACCGAGGCTAGGTTCCCGCGGCGGGTGAGCGCCGGCCACTCCCGCAGGTCCCGGTAGGCGCCTTCCCAGCCGGAGAGCATGACCGTGAGCTCATCGAGGTCATCGCCGGCGCGGGACGGGGATGGCGGCTCGGCGGACCCGGAGACCCGCTCGCCGCCTGGTGAGGCGCGGTGGCCGTCGGCAGCGGCCCCTAGGAGGGCAGCGAGGTCGTCGAGCTCGGCGAGCTGCTCGCGGATCCGGGACCTGCACCGTCCGCACCACGGGTTGCCGGGCCACGGCCGGATCTCGGGGGGTTCGGGCCGGGACTGCTCGGGGTCAAGGGGATCGTAGTCGGCGAGTGCCTGCTTGTAGGCGGCTACGGCCTTGCGGTACGGGTCGTTGCAACTGCCGGGGCATGATGCCTCAGTGGCCACGGGCACGTTGTCGCTGCTCAACGGGCGTTCCCCCTCGCGTGTACTGCGGTGTTACGCACAGTATGCGCACACAGGGGCGGGTGAGGGTAATGGTGCGCTCACGCGGCGAGTCGGAGGCCGGGCGCCGGGTCTCTTGCGTCCTCCTGGTGGTCATCGCTGGACTCGTGGCGTATCGCATTGTCGGGCTCGTCGGTGACGAACAGGCCTAGGACGACGGGCACGACGAGGAGGATCGCGGCAGCGACGAGCCACGGGAGCCAGGCGGACACGAGGAGGGCACCATTCAGGGTCGGAGATCAGCAAAGGACGGAGCGTTTCTGCTGGTCACGGACCGGAACGCTGGGTATCAGTCTAGTGGATCACCAGTCGTGCGAGCACATCGGGCATGCTCAGCCGTCATTGCGTGCCGCCTTCCCGGCCTCACGCCGCGCCCGGTCGTCCTCGCGGTACCACTGCAGCCCGTCGTCGTCGAAGGCCAGGCCGCGGGCGAGGCGGTCGACATGGGCCGCTTCCCACGAGCCGGGACGGCCGGCGGTGAGGGCGTCCAGGGTGCCTTTGCGGGCAGCGGCGTAGACCAGGACGGCGGACAGCCAGCCGCCGAGGTCTGTCTCCGTGTCGATGGCCGCTTCGATGGCGTCGATCGCGGCGGCGGTGTGGGGAGGGTGGGGTTCGGTCACGGCCGGGGGTCCTGTCCCTCGGGTGCGGCGGCGCGAGCCTGCTCGAGCAGCGGCCGGATCCGGTCCCGGCCGCGGCCTAGCTCCTTCGCCACGTCGGTGATGTTGGCGTCCGGCTTGTCAGCGAGCACGCCGCGGATCTGGCCGAGCAGGTCGGCGTCAGAAATGCGCGCCGGGGCGGCCGGCTTGCCGGATCGCGGCGCCGACTTGCGGCCGGCTTTGGCGGCGGCTCCAGGGCGGCGGGGCGGCTGACTTGGAACCGCCGCCGGCGCGGGCTCCAGGTCGGCACCCGAGGGCGGCCCCGGGGTGACCTGGACGGCCTGCTCAGCGGTGACTTCCGGGTCGGCGGCGGGCGTGGTTTCCGGGGCGACCTGGAACCGGTCCAGGTCGCCGACTTGCGGCGCGATCAGGGCGATGGCGCGGGCCGGATCGGTCTCGCCTTCCCAGGTGGCGCGGAACATGACCCGCCACGACCTGACCGGGTGCCACATCCAGCGGTTCATGCCGAGCCGGACGGCGTGCGCCTCGATCAGCCCGGCTGCCTTCAGCGCGTCACGGCTGGCGCGGCGGGAGTGCACCGACCATAGCCACGGCGACGACAGCGACATCAGGCCGAAGGTGACCGCGGCGAACGTCGGCCGCCAGTGCGGCGCCATGTAATGCGAATAGTTCATGACGCCGATGACCGCGGCGAACGAGTAAGCAGCCAGTCGCAGCCGCAGCGCCGAGTCATCGGCGGCGAGAGCGAGGTGCGCTTGCCATGCCAGGTAGACCGCGACTGACTCCAGGGTGGCCGCGACGAGCACCTGGCCGGGCAGGATCCACGGCAGGTGACCGCGCAGGAATGCCAGCTGGCCGCAGAACGCGACGGAGTTGACGAGGATGATCGGGACGGCGGCGAGCCAGCCGCGGTGCGAAGTCACGGCTTCGCGCCACCGCTGCAAGTGACCTGGCGCGTCGTCGTCGACAGCTTGCGGCCAGGTGGCTGCCGGGCCGCGCGGGGTGACCTGAAGCGGTGCCGGGATGGTGAACGGTGCCAGCGCGTGGCCGTTCGCCAGCGTCACGCCGTCGAGCGGCGTCGAGTGCTTTCCCATGACCTTCATCGTGTCCCCTGGTCGTCGTCGTGTCGGCAGGTTTGCGGTGTCGTGATCCCGCCGGCCGCACAGCGGTGGCGTGTGCGGCCGGCGGGACTGGTGGGGTCAGGCCGGGGCGAGGCTGGCCCGGACGGCGGGCAGGCCGCCCCGGCTACTTGCCTTTCGCCTGGTTATTCGGGTTGTCCTTGCTGCCGAAATACCGTCCGGCAGTCAGCACGACGTCCAGCCCTGCGCGTTCTTTGTCGCTCAGTGCCTGGTCGTTGTTGTTCGCGTCGTCCTTGCCCATGTTGCTCACCTCCCTCCGCTGCTGATCCGGTGATCGCGGCCCGGACGACGGCGAATGCCGGGTCCGGGGCAGTGATGACCTGGTGTACGTAGTGATGGTGCTCGACAACCTGCACTGCAGGCGCCGTGACCTGCGGGATCGCCGTCGTGGTCAGGGCGTCGGGAGCCGGGCGGGCGACCAGGAACGGACGCTCGGCGGCGTGACGGGCCTCGCGGCGGCGAGTCAGGCGCCACACGACGACCACGGCGGCGGTACCTGCTGCGAGAAAGGCGCCGAGGATGACAGCCAGCCAGACGATGACCTGCGCAACCAGGGCCATGACGGCAAGGGCGACGGCCAGCAGGGCGGCCGGTTTCACCAGGTCGCCGAGGCTCAGGCTGCTGGTCTGCCAGGTCCCTGACCCCTGCCACGTTCCGCGTGTCATGACTCACGCTCCGATCGCTCGCGCAACTGCCGCAATCCGAGCGCCGCGCCCTTGTGGACGAGCCGAGCGCCAGGCCAGAACGTGCGTCCCGTGCCGTGGCACCGGGAGCAGGCTTTGTTGCGGCGGCGCTTCTTCCGGTTGCCCCAGCCGCCGCACGTTCCGCACTGCCTGTCCGCCTTGACCAGCACGAACAGGCCGTAAACGACGACGACGGCGAGCAGGAACAAGATCAGGTTCAGCACGGCAGCCTCCTCACGCGGCACCGGACGCCGAGCCCGCGGCGAACCCAGCCCCGTAGCCTTCCTCGAACCCCTCGTCGTAGCCGTCTTTGCGGCCCGTCTTGTAGGCCACGCACAGCGACTTCTTGCAGTCCTTGTCCGCGCAGGCCTGGTAGTCGTGCTTCTCGGCCTGCCGCTTCTTGCGTGCCGCGGCCCTGGCAGCCTTCTCGGCCTTGGACTTGCGGCGCTTGAAGTCGGACTTCTTGCGGCAGACGTGAGTCAGCGGGTTCCCGATCGGCTTCCCGCACGAGCACTTGCCGAACGAGATGACCGGCTTGACGGTGGCCTTGCGCTTGGAGTTCGACCGGCAGACGTGGACGATGCCTTCGCGGGGCTTGCCGCACCGGGAGCAGGTGATGTGTAGCCGCGGCATCAGCGCCATCGGTCGAGACCCCCATGTAGGCGGCCGGGAGGGGCTTCCGTGTTGCGGCGCCAGGCTCCGCGACAACGCAGGTCAGGGCGGCCCGTCTGTGCGGAGGGGCGTTGCGCACCGTCGCGCAGATCAGCATTTCTGCAGGTAGCAGGGCTGTTGCGGTCCCGCGACACAAAACGGGGACGAGGCTAGGCATGGACCGCTCCCCGCAACATCTCAAGAGTCACCTCAAGCTCCTCCGGACGCTTCAGGACATCCCGCGCCGGCGTGCCGTTCTCCGGTCCGACGATCCTCGCGGCCTGGAGCTCGGCCATGATCCGGGCCACGAGGTCGAACCCGACCCGGAGCTTGCGCTGCAGCATCTGCTTTGAGCCGTGCTGGGTGGTGATGATGAGCTCGGCGGCATGGAGGAGCAGATCCTGGAAGTCGTGCGGCCAGTCATCCGCCGGCGCGGGCGCTTCGGGATCCGGCACGGCATCGGCGCGCGCTCGCTGCGGCACCGGGCGGGGCGCAGGCGGCGGGTCGGACGGGACCGCATCACCCATCGCCGCGAGCACGCCCGTACACTCGCAGCCCTTGCGCACCGCCTGGCCCGGCTCCCGCACGTCCTTCACGGTCACGTTCAGGGCGCGGAGCTGGCTCGCCACCGCCTCCGGGGTGATGTCCGGGTAGGCGCCCGAGACGTGGCCGTGCAGCCGGTCGGCGATCGTCGTCAGCCACAGCTTGGCGTCAGCGCCGAACACGTCCAGCACGTCAGCGAGGAACGAGCGGACCTCTTCGGCCTGATCCTGGCCGAGCGCGTAGCCGGTCAGCCGGCCGGCCTGCTCCCGCATGGCGCGGGCGCGGGCGGCGATCTTCGTGGCGGCCGGGCCGTCGATCTCGAAGCTGCGGCAGATCCGCGGCGCGCTGCCCTCGCCGGAGAAGTAGAAGATGCCCTTGTCATCGAAGTCGAACATGGTGGCCTTGTAGCCGTTCTTGTGTGCCGACTGGCCGAGGATCATGTCGTTCTCGATGTGACCCATGACCTTCAGGCACATCCGCAGGACGGCGTTGGCGCTGATGTCACGCGGGATGGCCTTGGCGTCCGGGCGCTGGGTCGCCAGTTCCTCGATCATGCCCAGAGCCGGGCCGCGCTTGGCGAGGTCGGTGGCGATCTCCACCAGTTCCTTGCCGTAACCGGGGTGCGTGAACGGCACCTGGCACTCGTCGGCGGCGATCACGATGGGGTGCAGGCCGAGATCCTTACGGCTGGCCAGTTCCGGGGTCACCTTGTTCTCCGGGCACAGCGCCGGCTGCTTCTCGGCGATCTCGCGGATCACCTTGGTCCGCCGCCGCAGCTCCTCGCGCAGGGCGCGCATGTCGGCGACGAAGTACTCGATGTCGTCCTCGTCGTCGCCGACCCGGTAACGGTGCGCCACCGCGCGCAGGGCTGCCAGGTCACCAGTCCCCTTGAAGTCGTAGACGTGGAGCTCGGCGCGGACATCGAGGGCGGCGATCAGCAGCAGCAGGCGCAGCAGGAACGTCTTGCCCATCCTCGGGACGCTCCCGATGATGATGGACACGAACATGAGCGTGATCGTGATCGGCTTGCCGCGCTGGTCGGTGGCGAACTGGACCGGCCGGAACATGTCCACCGCGCCGCGCCTGGCCAGCGGCCAGGACGGCTGAGAGGCCTGCGACATGTCCTCGTGGCTCACGTACAGGCTCAGGGCGCCGGGGTGGCGCCTGCGCTCGTTCTCGGGCCACACGCAGCCGATGGAGCGGCGCAGCCCGGAGGCGAGTTCTTCGCGCTTGTCCATGACCGCCGACGCGGTGACGCCGTGCGGCAGGTCGAGGCGGGCCAGCCAGCCGGGCCCGTCGCGGACGATCGGGTCGACTAGGACCACGGCGCGCTCGGGATCCCTGCCGATGGCCTTGGTGAGCTCGCCGATGCCCAGGGTGCTCAGTGCACGGACGATTACCTCGCGGGACAGCGGCTCGAGGTGGACCGGGGTGACAGCAGAGTCGAGGATGGGCTTGTCGGCGGGACGCCCGGCCCAGGCCAGCAGCGGGACGGCGACGCAGCCGATCGGGATCCACGCCAGCGGGACGTGAACGGTGATCAGCGCGCCGGCGAGGACCGCGGCGGCGAGGCAGGCGAGCAGGACCAGTCCGCGGGTCAGGCGGGATTCCTTGCCGTTTTTCTGCAGTTGCAGGTAAGTCCGGGGGTCGTTCGCGGCGACCGCCTCGTTGCGCAGGTAGGCCTGCTCGGCGACGTGCCACCAGGCGATCAGCGCGACCAGCAACTTCCCGATGCCGACTGCCGCATACCGCAGGGTGTTGACGAGCCGGGTTATCGCCCGTGACGGGAACAGGTGGTAGGCGGCGTGATGCCCGGCGCGGTGCAGGTGCCAGCCGTAGTGCTTGCGGAACGCGTCCCAGGAGCGGAACTGGCCGGGGATGATCTGCCGGAGCTCGCCTGGCTGGCCGGGTGCGGAGTGGCGTGGCGACGGGGCGAGAGCGTGCTCGGGCGCGCCGGGGCGCAGCGGGACGACGACACCCTCAAGCGCCTCATCTTCCCCGGCTTCTGCCCAGTCCGGCACGTCCGGGCGTTCCTGCTCGCTCACTTCATTCTCCAGTCAGGGATGTCGGGTGCCGGGGGACTACCATCCCCAGGTCTTGCGCTGGATCGGCCGGCCGGTCCTCTGACTGCGCCGCCACGCGGCGCGGTCCACGACTTTGGCAGTGCCCATCTGGCGGGGCGGCGGGTTCACCCTGGTCTCGCGGCGGGGGCTCTTGTCCCGCTTGTTGCGGCCGGTCGATGAGTCGATGCGGCTGTACTTGGGGTTGGCGTTCCTGTTGCCGAACAGGCCCATGTCGGTGTCCTCTCAGGTGATGGCCGGCAGGTACCGGCGCGTGCAGTAGCGGTGGATGACCCTGGTCGCGGCCCAGGCCAGGACGGCGCAGGCGAGCGCCACGGCTGCGGCGGCGGTCAGGACGGGCAGGACGGTGGCCGGGTCCGGGCTGGGGGCCGGGTGGCCCAGGGCGGTCATCAGCACGCCGGACAGGACCGCGGACAGGACGACGCGGAGATTCACGGCACCACCTCGGCCGGGGTGCGTGCGTCAGCGACCTGGGCCAGGACGTCCCATAGCAGGTCTTCGCGGACCCACTCCGGGTCCACGATGGTTACCTGCCACGCTGAGCACAGGGCGTCCTGCGCGGCGCGGCGGCAGGTGCCCCAGTGCCGGCGTGAACGGATCTCGCGGCGGGACCACTGCTGGCCGAACCAGGTGTAGGGGCTGCCGTCCCGCTCGGTCACCGCAATCTCCAGGGCCTTGTCCCAGTGCTTGCGGGGCAGCGTGGCCGGGTCATGGGTGACGGTGATGAGGCCCGCTTCATGGGCCGCCAGGTACAGGCGCCCCGCGAGGTCAGCGTCGGCGAAGCCCTCGACAGCCGCCCGCTGCCGCCAGTGCACGTTGCCGGAGCACGTGCCGTCGTCGCCGGGTGAACTGGCGGTCGTGTAGAACCCGGCCCGGTTGAGCGCGGCGAGCGCCGGGATCAGCGGCTGCGTCTCCTCGTCGGGACCTGCGCGCCAGGCGGGCTGCATGGCGAGGTCGCCTTCCAGCCACTGCGCGCCGAGGCGGCCGAGATCGGCCAGGGTCCGCGCCGACCTCCATGCGGCGCGGTCGGCGCGGCTCATGCGGCTCATGACGTGCCGCCCTTCTTGGTGCTCAGCACCTGCAGCGGGCCGTCCTCGCGGGACAGGGCCGGGTCCGCCTCGGTAACCCAGGTCCGGTCCTGGATGGGGCGGGGCTTCATGACTTCCGTCCCTGGCCGCAGACCCAGGAGGGGCAGCGGCGGGGACGCGCGGCGCGCAGGCCGTCGTCGGCGAGGTGCCAGCGCTGGTTCGCCTCGTCGCCGTCGTTGTCCCGGCCGAGCTGGATGTCACGATTCGCGTCGCGCTTGATTCCGCGCAGGGCCTTGAGGAGCGGGTCGCGGGCCATCACTCGTCCTCCCATTCCTCGTCGTCGCTGTCACGCTGGGCGTCGTCCTTCTGGGCGAGGCCGAGCTTCACGACCTGCTGGAAGGTGAGTTGCTTGGCGTCGGAGGCGCTGAAGGCGTTGCGGGCCATCAGGCGGCCCTCCGGGTGATCTCGTTGCCGGCGAAGTCCAGCAGGGTGGCCAGCGCCTCGCCCTCACGGGTGCCGGGCGGAGCCGCGTCCACGGACGCCATGGAGGCTTCGAGGTGGAACTCGCGGGCCGTGTCCAGGTCCCCGGTGGCGATGTCGATGACGCACCCAGCTAGTTCAGCGAGGGTGTTCGCCAGGGCGATGAGGGAGCGGTGCTCGCACTCGGCGTTCTCCGCGTCCACCTCGACAGCCTCAAGCTCGGCTACGGACTGGGCGTCGAGGCGGGCGGCTACGTCAGGCTCGGGGAGGGGCGCGCCTGCAGGGTTGGCGCGCCCCTCGTCCTTCAGCGCTCGCTCCATGGCACGTCCGCCGTCACGGCGGGGGTTCGGTGCGGGAGACGCGCCAGGAGCGAGCGGGGAACGGGCGAGGATGCGCTCAGCGAGACCCGGCTCGGTGGCGGTGCGCTGCATCTCCTCGCGGAGGCGGATCTCGCCGAGGATGTGCCGGGGGGACAGATCCAGGGAGGCCATGCGGGCGAGGCTGGCGGCCAGCCAGGGCTCGGGGGTCATGACGTCGCCGCCTGCTGCATCGCGTACTGCTCGTTGCCCAGCTGGATGAACAGGAGCTGAGCGGGAGTCAGGGGACCGGTTACCCATGAAGGGATCGGGGTGTGGCGCTGAGCCTGATAGTCGGCGAGGTGTGTTATCGTCCCCATTGAGTTCGCTCCTTGCTGATGCGGATTGGCGGGTACGGCTCATCTCGGCTCCGGTGTTCACAGCACCGGGGCCGAAGTCGTTTGCGGGGGTCTGCGCGGGCATCTACGCCACTGCCTCAGCGACCGGGTTGCGCTCCATCCACTCGGCCGCGTACTCCTCCAGCACGATGACCTTGCTGTGCAGGGCTGCGCGGTGGAAGTCATCGATGAAGCGGCGTGGCGTGCGCCATGTGCCGAGGATCTTGACGAGCGGGAACTGGCCCTTCGCGTTGGCCCGCATGACGGTCGACCGCGATACGCCGAGCGCGTCGGCGGCTTCGCGCACCGGGACGAACAGGCGCGTGTCCTTCTTGCGGCTGACTGCGCTCGGTGCGGCTGGGCGTAGCCCGGTCGTCATGTCGGCTCCACTTGGTCTCCGGTGAGCACGATGCCCACCTGATGCAAGCGTAAGTCAGACTTGAGTCAGGGTCAACAGGAACTAACCGAGAAGAACGGCCCGCATGAACTCGGCCGCCTCATCACCGGTCACGGCGGAAGCGAGCAGCATGGCGAACGTCCGCTCGTAGATGGCAAGACTGCCGGGTTCCGCGATGAAGCTCTCAGCGTGGTAGTTCTCCACCAGCACAGCCGGGGCGTCAGGGATGCGGTAGATCGTGAAGGGGTGCAGGTACACGCCGGCCGGGCGGCGGCTGAACGGGATGACCGACAGCGAGACGGCGGGGAGCTTCGCGGCGGCGAGAAGGTGCGCGAGTTGCTCGGCAGCGACCTCGGGCGGCCCTGGATTCCAGCGGAGCGCGCCCTCGGTCAGCAGGTACTCGAACCTGCGGCCCTCGTCGCGGAGCACGCCCTGGCGCCTCATGCGCGCCGCTACGGCCTCGTCTATGCCGCCCTGACTGGTGACATCCCCGAAGGTCATGACCGACCGGGCATAGGCGGGGGACTGAAGCAGGCCGGGGATGGTGGCGGGGGTGAACTGGAGGATCTCGGTAGCTTGCTGCTCGTACTCGCCCATCTCGCGCTGCCGGGCAGCGAGACCGCCGCGGTGCGAAGCGCGCCACGACCGGGTCTCGTCCCATGCCTGCTCCGCGAGCGCGGCCAGCTCAGCATGGGTCGCAGTGTCGGCGCTGGTCGCATCGGCCCACGCCTGGACCTCCTCGACGCTGGCCGCCTTGCCCTCACCGCGTTCAATGCGGCTCACCCTGGATTGACTCCACCCGAGCGCACTCCCGAGGGCGTAGGTGCTCAACCCGGAGCGTTCGCGCAGGCCCCTGAGGATGGAGGTAAGCCGCTGCTGTGACGGTGACGGCGGGTGGCTCATGCTCGCGCTCCCAAAGGGTTAAGTCATTTAAGTCAGTGTAAGGCTGGCCTCAATGAAAGTCAGGGGCTAGCCTAGTGATGTGAGCACTCTGAACAACGTGACCACGCTTGAACAGCTAGGACAGGAGTTCACCGGCCTGTTCAAGCGGCGCGTCTTCCGCATAGAGACGCTGGACTACTACGCCGCCGACAACGAGACGGTGCCCTTCGCGCAGTTCCTCGCCGGGCAGCCAGTGGACCCGGCATGGCGCGAGCCGTGGAAGAAGCTCGTCCGCGAGGTCCGCGCATCCGGCCGCACCATGCAGCGGGTCAAGGTCGTGACAGAGCCGGTCACGAACTATGTCCGGTTCTCCCTGCTGCACGCTTCCCCGGCCTCGGTGGAGGCGGGTGAGGACGTACGCGTCCTAGGTCGTGAGAGGGCGTACGAGGAATGGCTCGCGTCCTACGACTACTGGCTGTTCGATGACGACCTCGCGGCCATCCTCGTCTACGACGGCGGGGAAGTGGTGCGAGTCGAGATGACCCGTAATGAACGCGAGTTGGCATGGTTCTGCGCGGAGCGCGACGACGCACTCAGGCTCGCGGCACCTTTGGCCGAGTACGTGGCAGCAAACAACATCACCGAGAGGGAGCACGCGGCATGAACGACTGGAACGACGCGCACTGGTTCAAGAGCGACAGCAGCAACGACATCGGCTGCGTCGAGGTGGCGTTCCGCGGCGACGAGGTAGGCGTCCGCGACACCAAGGACCGCAGCAAGGCCCCGCACGTGTTCACCCGGCACGAGTGGGAGTGCTTCCTCGCGGGCGCCAAGCGCGGCGAGTTCGACCTGCCCGAGTAGGGCAGGGGCGCATTACCCTTTACAGCAGCGAGGCCCGGCGTTCATAGGCGCCGGGCCATCGCGAGAACGTTGAAGAACATTCAGCCACCCATAGTGTACCCGCGCAAGGCCGGCCCGCTTCAAGGGCGCGCGGGAACATTTCGGGACGTTTTTCTCCGTTCTCACCCGATAGGACGGAGAGTGTGTGGTTGCTGTCCCGCAGTGGTTCGCAAGCGAAGTGCTGCGCTACCTGCCGAGCGCTATTCCCGGCTCTAAGCCTGGCCAGTACTACGCCCGCTGCCCCGTTCCGGGGCACGCCGACCGGCGCCGGTCATTCGCCATCGCGCCCGGCGACGCGATCCCCGTCGTGTTCTGCTGCCATGGCGGCTGCGACGACGAGGTAGTCCGCGCCGCACTCCTCGGCCTCGGTATGTCCGAGGAGTTTCTCGGCCCCTACGGCACGCCCGAGTATGAGATGAAGCGCAAGGTTCGGTCCAACGCCGCAGAGCGCGCCCAGATCAGGGAGTTGGACAGGCAAGTTGAGCGGCTGCGCTGGGAGATGCTGGAACTCAAGGCGAGCGTCACGGGGCTGATGAACTCGGACCTGAAGATGGGACTGCTGAAGATCCGCATCCTGGCTGCCTTTGAGGGAGTCCAGGTCCCCGTCGGGAGCGAGGCGGATTATGTCAGCTTCGCGGTGCGGGCCGGAGTTCCGAAGCCCAGTGCCTACCGCCTCTGGGGGACCGACCCTCTAGTGAAGGCCAAGGGTCAGAGCGCGGTAATTCCAGACCACGTTGTACTAACACAGCCTGAAGACGAGCGTCAAGCTTCGCAGGTCACTGAGGATGCGGGCATTATCAATTTGATAGAGCCAGGGGGGTCGGATTCTCGAAGTGATAATGATTCGGCCCCGAACGATTATCAAAATGATAATGCCGCGATGGAGGCGGCGGCGCTGGAGGCCCTGCGCTCGGCAGGCATGACGAAACCGGCAGCGTAGGCGATTATCAAAATGATAAAACCCCAGGCCAGGAGCAGGAGGCCAGCAGTATGACCCCCAGCGAGAGTGATCCCAACTACGGGCTCAGCGTGATCCCCGTCGAGGCGTCGGCAGGGCGACGTCGCCGCACGACGCCCGACCCGAAGTTCGATGAGTTCTGGGCTGCCTACCCGCGCAAGATCGGCAAGGCGGGCGCGCAGAGGCTGTGGCAGCGGGTGACCCGCAAGAGCGGCAACTCCGACGAGATCATCGACGCGGCCAGGCGGTTCGCTGTCAAATGCCGTGAGAACGGCACCGAAACCAAGTACATCCCCCATGCGTCGAGCTGGCTTCGCGATGGACGGTACGCCGATGAGGTGGCCGACGGGGACCCTGCCGAGGAAACGCCCGCGGTCGGCAACGGAAAGTCGTACCGGCTACACCCGGACTTCCCCGCATGGCCCGCGGCCTGGGGGCCACCGGAAGGGGAGCCGGGTTCCTGGGTATGGGCGAAGCGGCCTCTCAGGTTCTCTCCAGATGGGGACCTGCTCTGCCCGCGCTGCGGTGACAGCTCAATCGCGGGCGGCGTCGGCGCGAACGTCTTCGCTCATCCGGATCAAAGGCGCTACGAACCCAGCAATCCCCTGGAGACCTGCGGGGGCTACAACGTCATCACGATGGTCTGCGCCTGCGGCACGCGCCTCGCGCTCCTGTCGGCCAGCCACAAGGGAGCCTTCCGCCTGACCCTGTTCTCCGTCACGGCGGCCGGCCCTGCCCTCGGCTCTCCTGTCGAGCAGATGTTCTTGCGGGCATGCAAGGACGTGTGGCCGCCCGATCTGGCCGCCATCCTCGCGCCGCAGTTCCCGGTCACTGTCAAGGGAAGGAACTTCTTCCTGGACTTCGCATTGACGGAGAGAGTCGGTCCCGGCGTCAAGGTCGGGTTTGAGATCGACGGGCATGCTACGCATTCCAGCCCGACGGATATCGCCAGGGACCGGCAGCGCCAGCGCCTACTCGAAGAGTCCGGATGGCGCATTGTCAGGTTCGGCGGAAGCGAGGTGCACCGCGATGCCCGGCGCTGCGCGACAGAGGCCCTGCGGCACGTTGGGAAGTACGGGGGCCAGCATGACCGCCCCTGATGCCGCCGCCTAAATCCATCACCTATCCCTGGGGGGAACCATGAACCGAGATGAGCACCTGAAGTGGGCCAAGGACCGCGCCCTGGAATACGCCGACCGGGGCGAGATGGCCAACGCCATCGCCTCGCTGACCTCGGACCTGAACAAGCACCCGGACACGGCGGGTCACTCTGGCGTCCAGCTGATGTACATGCTGGCCACAGGCGGTCACTTCAGCCAGCCGGGAAGCCTCCGGCGCTACATCGAGGGCTTCAACTGACCCGCCTAAACACCAGGAACAGGAGACCCGACCATGACCGACAGCCATAGCACCCTTGACGACGAGGCGGACGACGAAGGACCGGAGGACACGCGGGAGACCTGCTACTTCTGGGACTCGCGGGCCGGGGAATGCCGCTACGAGACGCTGTTTCTCGGCTGCGAGCCGTGCGCCAGCTGCCCCGATCCCGGCGACGAGGCTTAGGAGACCGCCATGACCGAGATCACCGCCACACCCGAGACCGCACCAACCGGCCACGGCTACGCCTATTGCTGCGAGGTATGCGACGCCACCGACCCTCACTGGTACATCATGCGCCGGGGTGACGTGGTTATCTCCTGGGCATGCGACCCGCACCTCGCGGAAGTCTGCACCCGCCTGCAACGTGACCGCGAGGTGACCGAGCTGATCGTCACGGACAGCCGCAAGAACCGGGCACGGCTTGCCGCCGGTCACCCCGCGACCGCGCCCGTCGTCAGTTCCTGCCCCGGCGACTGGACTCCTGAGCAGGCGCGCAAGGCCGCCATCTACGGCACGTGCCAGACCTGCGGCGCTCCCCGCGACACGGCCCGGTCCGAGCTGGAGCCGGGCGCGGTCATGCTGGAGTTCGTCTGCCTCAACGGGCACAGGGGGCCGGGAGTATGAGCGCCGCCGCCTTCATCTCCTCCCTCGCTGCCATAGCCGTCATCGCCGCAGTCTGCTTCGCCGGGGGCTGGGTCCTCCGTGGGATGAGGGACCAGGCAAGGGCTGAGGTCAGGCGTGACGCCGAGTGGGACGCAGAGCACGGGGCGGAAGGGGTGAGGCTGTGAACCCCGCAGCCCTCTTCGCTGGCATCCTGGCGATCCTTATCTTCGCCGCCATCCTGGCGATAGGAGGCACGGACCAGTAGCCGGGCGCGTCAGGCGGCGGGCGCGGCGGGACTCTGTCATGCTTGGAACATGCCCCGCAAGCATGTTGAGCTTGACCTGGACTACGCAATCGCCGGCATCCACGACGAGGCCGAGATCGAGGCCATCGCCGGGGACCAGGCCGCGGGCCGCGAGCACGGCTGTGTCCTCGTCTGCGGCTATGACCGTACGGAGCGGCTGGAACCCGGCTGGGGCGTGTACCGGGCGCCCGGAGGGGATCATGCGGTCGTGATGGCCCCCGGGGTGGCGGAAGTGCTGGGGCTGACGGAAGGCTGAATGTCGGCGCCCGGCCTTACCGTGCGTGGCATGGCAGATACCTGGCGCCCGTTGCATGACCTCACCTGTCCCGCGAGGTCGGGTGACGTGCCGAAGCGGGACGTGCTCAGGGTGTGCACCTGCGCCGGCGATGGCAGGTTCCTGAACCCGCGGGCCCCGGAGATCCCCGACCCCGCAGGCGAGGCGCAGGCCACGCCGGAGATGCCTCTCGCGCACGATGCAGCGCACGGGTAAACGGCGGCCGAATTAATAACGCCAAACGCGCAAAGCATCGCTTAGTGTACATACGTGCATTCTTGATTCGTTCTGCGACGTGCGGAAATGCCGAGGCCTCCCTATCCTGAGATTGTCGAGATCCGCAGGAGAAGGAGGCCTTGATCATGGATTCTACGCTGTCCGTCGGTGATCGCATAGGCGAGCTGCGCCGCGAGCGCGGCATGAGCCAGGAAGCCCTCGCCCACGCGGCGGGCACCAGCGCCGGGTACATCTCCCAGATCGAGCGGGGGGAGCGGCTGCCCGGCTGCCAGCTCATCATGCGGATCGCCGCCGCGCTCACCGTCGAGCCGGGCCGGCTCCTGGACCGGGGGGAGCGGCTCGACCGCAGCGACCGGGACCACGGCATCCTGGCTCTGCGGGATGCCCTGCTGTCCGTCGGCGACATCCCCGGCATGGACCTCGGCGAAGACGAGGCTATCCCGGCGCCCGTGAGCCAGCTTGAGCGGGACGTGGAGTTCGGGTGGGGGCTGTACTGGTCGGGCCGGTTCGGGCTGCTGGCCACGCTGCTCCCGCCGGTCATCAGCGCCGGGCGCGCAGCCGTCCGGGAGGATGGCGCGGCGGCGCGCAAGCCGCTCGCCCAGGCGCTGCAGCTCGCCGCGGACGTCCTGGTCCACGTCGGTAACGACGATCTCGCGTTCGCCGCGGCGCGGCGGGCCATCACGGTCGCCTACGAGTGCGACGACCCGCTGCAGCACGCCACCCTCGCCGGCACGCTCAGCTGGATCCTGCTTCACCAGGGCAGGCTGGACAAGGCCGAGCGGGTGGCCGCGCAGATGGCCGACGCGATCCGCCCGCCGGGCCGGGTGTCCATGGAGCATCTCACCGTCCACGGCGCGCTCCTGATGTCCGCCGCCGCCCCGGCCGCCGCAGCGGGGCGCGCGGACGCGGTGCGGGACTACCTGGCCGAGGCGTCGGTCACGGCCCTGCAGTACACCGAGGGGGACCGGCACGACTACAACGTCAGCCACGGACCCAGCCAGGTGAATATGCAGCGGGCGCACACGGACACGGTGCTGGGACGCTCCCAGGAGGCCGTGAAGGCCGCGCAGCGGGTCAGCCGGGCCGATCTCCTCGGCATATCCTGGGGGGCGCTGCATCTCGACGTGGCGCGGGCGTACATGGACATGGGCCGGGGCCGGGGGCGCCCGAGGTCGGCCGTGCTCGCGCTCCTGGAGGCGCACTCCGTGTCAGCTGAGTGGGCGCGAAGCCAAGGCCCGTTCCGGGACCTGGCCCGTGCCGCGGTACGAGGCGCCACCCGGCCTACGGATGAGGTGCGGGCGCTGAAATCAGCCGTCGGGCTGACCTGAGGTCTCGCTTTCAAACAGGACACCCGTAACACGGGTAACGCCGGGCGCGTCACCCCCTCCTGTCGGCGCTAACTGCAGGTAATTCGATCACTACGCCCGTGGTGCTGACGTGCAATTGCACGGTAGCCTGCGGTTGATCATCACCCGATACATCTCACGGAGTGATAATGACTGCAGCCTTGGGGAAGGCTGCGGGGGGGTTGAGAGGGAGCGCGGATCCCTTCGCAGTCGACGTGAACGACGTGCTCGACGTACTGCACGAGCACTGGGACGAGCTCTATTCCGGCATCGGATGCACAGACGACCAGTGGCACGCCATGCACCGCGTCTCCGGCGACGTACTCACCGATGAGACAGCGGACGGCCTGGTCCGCCAGTTCATCGCCCGGCTGGGCATGCGGTGAGCGGCACCCGGCACCTGTACCTGGTGCCCAGTCCCGCGTTAGTGCTGATCCCTGCCGGGCTGAAGCTCCGCAAGGAACGCTTCGAGCGCGACCACGGCGCGTCCATCACCCCTGACGGGGACCGGTGGATCGTATGGTTCCCGTACGAATCGGGCAGCGTCATGTACGACGCGGCCGAGCTCGGCGACGCGCTGAACAAGGGCGACGAGTACTTTGCGTCACCGGACCCTGATAGTGGGTAGCGTCTAGTTCTGCGCGGCGGCCCGCGGGCGCTACTGACCTCCCCCCCGTCAGGGTGTCCACCTCGAGAGCGGGCTGCCGCGCTTCAAGCCGGGCCGTGCCGGAAGGGCGCGCGGGGACAGCGAAACCGCGGCAGGTTGCCGCGACAGCCGCTCCCCCGCCCCGCGCGCCGGGAGGGAAACCCGCATCCGGTACGGCCCGCTAGAGCACCGGTCCCGGTGCGTGATCAGAAACGGCGGGTTCACGAGACACGGCCTGCGATGCTCCCCATTCCATCCCGGGCCGCCGTGAGGGCACCCGCTGTGAGCGCCGCACCGGGACCGGGCACGGGGAGTCAGACATCAGTGAAGGCGGCCTGGGCCTCGGACATCAGCGACGAGGAAGGGGCACGCCCATGGCCACCGAACTGCTCACGGACCTGAAGCCGGACCTGGCCAGAGTCGTCGACTACCTGCTCGGCGGGACGGACTCCTACGCGTCGGACCGGGACCTCGCCGAGCGGGTCAAGGCGGCGTACGGCCGGCCGCCGGACGGGCAGATGTGCGCCCCGGCGGAACGAGCGGCCAGGGTCCGGCTGTTCGACACGCGGGCCGCGAACTGGCTGGGCCATGAGGGGGTGCGGCAGGTGATCTGCCTGACCCCTTCGCTGCCGTGCCGGTACGAGCCCGAGGGGTGCCCTCCGCTGGTGCCGGTGCATGCCGCCGCACCGAGGTCCCGGGTCGCCTACGTCCTGGCCGATCCCTTGAGCGTGCCCGCCGCGAAGCTGATGACCGCCACCGCCGGGCACGTGACCGTGGCATGTGCAGACCCGGCCGACCCGGACGCGGTGCTGGGGAACACGGACGTGCGGAACCTCATCGACGTGGCCCGGCCGTTCCTGCTGCTCACCGGCCCGCTGGTGCAGTACATGTGCGCGGACCGGGCACGGGAAGTGATCGGCGGGTACGCGGCGAGGCTGCCGGCGGGGTCGTGGCTGGCTTTGTGCTCGGTGCTGCACCGGGAGATGCCGGACGGGCTGACGGGGGTGGCGTTTGAGACGGGGTACCGGGACCATGCGCGCGAGACGGTGCTCAGCTTCTTCGCCGGCCTGGACGTTATGCCACCAGGGATCAGCCCTGTGCGGGGATGGGGTCCGGAGCCACTTGAGCCGGAGGGGCCGGCTGTGGTGCTGGCGGGGATGGCGAAGAGGACAGCGCCGGGCAGATGTAGCTTTCGAGTCACAGGTTCGTTACCAAGCCTTGCGAGTCATACGACTCGTGCTAGTCTCATGACATGAGCATTCCCGAACGGCGCATCCACAGCGACGAGGCACGTCGCAGGTTCCGAGACCTTCTCGACGAGGTTGAGCACGGTGGCGCCCACGTCACCGTCATGCGCTATGACACCCCCGCAGTCGTCGTAGTCCCCGTGGACTGGTACCGCAACGCGAACGCCGTCTACAAGGGCGTCTACGCCTTCACCCACGACACGGACGGCGGCATGCTGCCCGACGACAGCGAACTGCCGATCGGCGAATTGCACAGCGCTATCGGTGAGGCGGCGCTAGCCGAGATCAAGAAGGCCGCCGCGCCTGAGATCACCCAGACCCCGCAGGAGAAGCCATGACCGCCCAGAAGATCCCCGGACTGGACACCTTCCAGGAACGCCAGTTCAACAACCTCCGCCAGCGGCACATCGGGGCCGCCATCAAGAACGCCACGGAGATCTGGCAGTACGCCGCCATCGTCCTTGACCGTCTCAACAACGGGCAGAGACTCGGCTCACTGAACGCGCAGACCATCCTCAAGGACGCGGCCGAACTCGCCCAGCGGCTCGCCATCCTTGAGGAACTGGACGAGGTGGCGGGCATCCTGGACGCGGGGACAGTGAGCCAGGCCGCCGACCCTCTCGCCCCTGAGCGTTCCGCATCGGCTGAGCGGGCCGCTAAGGCAGGGAGCTAGCGATGGCCGGCCGCGAATACAAACTAGTTACCGACACGTTTCTCACCCAGGCGGGCCAGGTCCGCCGCGAGATCGTAGAGATCACCGACGACGGGCACCGCTCCGTCATTCTGGTCGTCGCCAATGACGACGCACTCGACGTACGGGACGCCCTTGCACGGGCCTACCGGGACGGCAGGGAAGACCGCGGCAGCGAGGACGAGCCCGTGACGCTCACCCGCAGGGAGGGAACCTGATGCATGACCACGGCGTGATGCCGCGCCTGTTCGCGGTGGACTGCTCCGAATGCGGGCGGCCGACGGTCACCAGTGAGATCAACGTGCGGCCGGACCTGTGCCATCCGTGCTTCACGGCCACTCTCACAGCCACGACACCGTGACCTGCTGCCCGCACACCTCCACCACTCCCGACCCCGCCAGAAGCCCCTGAACCAGCGGCATCGACACGACCACCGACCCCTGATCATCCGGACCCAGCGTCCCGCCCTCAGCGGACAGGGACAGGTCGGCACCAGCGGGAACGGACTCCAGCCCCGCCGACCAGGCCGCGGGACCGCCGACTGCCCGGAAGTCGATCTCGGCCATGAGCATCGTGGGATCCTCAGGTGACGGGCGCAGGACGATGCTCACCTGCTGGACGTTGATGATCCCCGTCAGCGGCTCGGGCGAAGGGGACACCGCCACGACAGGCACGCTCGGCACCAGCGACGGGCCGGGCGGCGCGGACGGCGCCGGCGAAGCTTTCCCGTTGACCACCGCTCTCGCTACCCTCGCATGCCGGTGCCTGACCGGGGACGGGGCGCGGGAAGCTGTCACAGGGGACACTGAGGCCGTGGCTGTGGCGTGGTGACGGGCGTGGACCTGGGGGGCGGGGGCTGGCCGGATGTACGGCTGCACCGCGATATAGGCTCCGTAGGGCACTACGGCAGCGCCGCTCACGACTACGGCGGCCTTGATCATGGCCACCTTCTTGGCGGCTATGGCACCCTTTAACGGGCTCCATAGCGCGGCCAGGGCGATGACGGCGGGGAGCGCCTTCAGGCCGGGGTTGTCGGGACGCTGGCGGCGTGGACGGCGGCGATGGGAACGGGGGCGCTCGGCTTCGCGCTGCTGCGCTACCTGCTCGCGCATCAGCTGCATGTACTGCTCAGCGCCCACGTAGGCGCGCACCGACGCCAGGGCCTTGACGATCGTCATCTCGAACGACCCTGCACGGGATGTGCCGACCATCGCCTCGGCCGTGTCGCCACGCTCGAACGCCAGCCGGGCCGCCTTCATCTCCGCAGTGCCGTCACGGACTGCCGCGATCATCTCCGCCAGGTAATCCCCGAGCGACGGTCTGTGTGCGGGTAGCGGCCTGGTTGCCTCCGGCATGTGATTCCCTCCCCAAGAGGCCCGGTACGGACCTCCGTCCTCATCACCCATATGACCTATCGTGCATCACACAGTGACTCCCCAGTCCCGCATGACAGCACGGGAGCCCTACGGGCTGTGTGAGTGAACCAGCCGTAAGCCGGTCGCGCCGTCCTGCTGCTGCGCCTCGTCGGCCAGGCGGACATGGACCGTGGCCAGAATGCTGATCACGCTCTTGCGCGACAGCCCGCGGCTGATCAGGTCATTCCAGCTGCGCTGATCGGCAGGGTGGAGCGGGAAGTAGTCCTCCCCGGTCAGGCGGCGCGGCTTGCGGCGCTGTTCCCTGGCTTCGTCCGCCTCGGCCCGGTCACGGGCATGGATGCGCGCTCCGAGGGCCTGGTATTCGAGGAGGTATTCCGCCTCGAACGCGGGCGACATGCCCGGAGGCGTCAGCGTGATGCCCTCGTCGTCGTCCGGCAGGCCGGCCTCGGCGAGCTCGCGCTGCATCTCCTCGGCGGCGTCCGGGCGTCGGCCCTCGGTGGTCATGCGTTCCGGCTCGATGCCGCCGACAGCCAGGGCCATCTTGGCGATCGTGGCCGCCGGGGCATGGGTGCCGCCGACGATCTGCCGCCACCAGCCCTCTGAGAAGCCGGCCCGGCGGGCGGCCTCCCGCATGGAGACGTGCGCTTGCTTGCGCGCGGCTTCGATGAGCGCCCCTTCGGGGGACGTTCCGTGTAGCTCGGTCACGGTCAAATCTTCGCACACCTTCGCACTCATATGAGGTCCGCCCCTCCATGAGTGTCCACCAGGTAAGGAATCTGTCAAGGCCGGATGCGAAGTACGCACGTATGTCTTGCAGTACGCATCACTTCGCACTATGCTGCTGACATGCCCGAACGCAAGAAGCCAAAGGATCCGCTCGACCACGAGCCGGAATCCGTCACCTGGGCCCGCGAGCAAGCCGGGCTCACCCAGAAGCAGCTCGCGGGGCTGGTCGGCATCTCACCGAGCCTCATGAGCGAGATCGAGAAGGGCACCCGCAACGCCACGCCACCCGTGATCAAGCGGATGGCCGTGGCGCTGAACTGCCCCCGTCCGGTACTGGAGCGCAAGCGGCACGAGGTAGCGGCGTGAACCGCGCTGGCCACGTCTACGTCCTCGGCTTCTCCAACGGATGCGTGAAGGTCGGGCGGACGCAGAACACTGGCCAGCGGCTCACCGCGCACAAGGGGATGGCCCGCAAGTTCGGTCTCACCATCGCTGACGAGTGGCTGTCTCCGCTGCATGCCGAGTGGCTTGCCAACGAGCGCACCCTCAAGAAGATCGCCGTGAGCCTCGGCGGCGTGGTGGCCGGGCAGGAGTACTACTCGGGCATCACCTACGCCGCCGTAGTCGAGAAGGCGGAAGGGCTGCCGTTCACGGCGATAACAGAACCGGAACCCCTGCCCACTCCAGTGCCAGCCGCGAGGGCATCAGGATCGGCGAAGCGGTCAGCGGAAGCCGCCGAATGGGACGCGGCAGTGGATGCCATCGGGGCGCGGGTCGCCCGGAGCGCCGCTATCCAAATGGCGGTTACGAAGAATGCTGAGCGGATCCGCAAGGCCCGTCAACTGCTCGACATGGGCGTCCTCGGCAGCAACGCCGACCTGCTGAACGGATATGCGGCCAAGGAGATCGAAGCACTCCTGGAGGCCATCGACGCCAAAGAGATCGAGGTGCGGCAGATCATCGCCGATGAATGCGCCAGGAGAGGGCTGCGTAAGCCGTCCTGGGCCGCCTAAAAGAACAGCGGCCCCGGCTGTGCCACCAGCCAGGGACCGCCAAGGAAGCAACGCGACAAGTGTAAATCACAAGGGAGCAACCAAGTGTCTCAGCTAGTCCCCATAGTGCTCGACACCTCACCGGACACGAGCGGGTGGTTCGCCGACGCGTCCATGATCCTCGACCTCGCCCGCGACTCCGAAGGGCTCCCGCGCCCCACGATCAGCCCGGAGCGCGTCACCTTCGACTTCCGCAAGATCGTCCACGCTGAGGACTCCCGGTGGGCGGTCTGCCGGGCCGTTGACCTGCTGTCGACCTCGCTGGGCATCGCGTTCGCCTCCCGGGTCACCCGGCAGGGCTCCACGATGAACCTGCTGCTGGAGGCCTACCTCCCGTCCGGGCTGCCGGTCGTCCTGGTGGCGCGGGGCGAGCACTTCGACGGGGCGGACCTGTTCGCGGACAGGCTGGTGGCGGCATGAGCGGCCTCGTGCTCGACGTCAGGGGCCAGGAGGACCGCACGGCTCACATCGGCCCGTTCATGCTCACGCCGAGTCTCGGTGAGGACTACTGGGCCTACCGGGTGCGCCTCAGCGAGACGCAGGCCATCGTCGGCTTCCCGAAGTTCACCACGATCGGCATCGGCTTCGCGCAGGAGGAGGACTGGAACACCAACCTCCCGTACACCTGCGGTGCCGAGGAGATCTACGACCACATCGCGCACAACAAGGGCGACGACGGCATCTCCCGCGAGGACTGCCTGACGGCCATCCGGATGATCCAGGAAGCCGCCACCAAGGCGCGGGCGGAGGACGGCCAGTGAACGAGTACGAAGCCGCTTGCGAGCGGTTCAACCGGGCCAGCGAGAACCACCCGATCGCCATGGCCGAGGCACAGCGGATCGTGGACGCCGCGAACGACGAGTACGAGGCCGCACAGGCGAACCTCCGCCAGTACGAGTCGTCTCCCGGCATCCCGTTGCCGCAGTACCGCGAGCACGCGGCATGAGCGGCAGCACGATCGCCGTCCTGGCGATCTGCATCCCGCTCGCCGCCCTGTCGTTCTACCTCGACCGGCAGAACGTGGCCCGGAACCTCAAGGCGTCCTGGATCGCCATCCGCCACATCCCGAAGGGCTGCGCCTGCGCCGTCCGGGGCGACATTGACGGGGCGTTCAAGGGGATCGCGGACTCCATCAACTACCTCAACGGGGGGGAACCCGAATGAGCGACGACACCACGGCCTTCCCGGCCGTGACCTCACGGCAGATCCAGTGCAGCCCGTGCGGTGCCCTGTTCGCCGCCGGGACCGAGGCCGTGTCCAGGGTGATGGCCGAGTCGATGCGCCCCGCCGCCCTCGGTGCGGGCTGGATGCACGCGGGCGAGCAGTGGACGTGCAACGTGTGCGTCGCCAAGGCCGCGTCTCCGGCCGTCGCGGAACCCGCCCCGGAGCCGGGTAAGCCCGCCCCGGACACCGACCCGTACCAGCAGTACATGGACGTGTGGGCCGAGCTGGATGCCAGCCACCACGCGTTCTGGGCGTGGGCGAACCCGCGTAACGACATAGCCGGGGCCAAGACGTACGCGCGGATCGGCGACGGGTTCGCCAACGTTGCCGCCATCCTCGGCAGCAGCCCGGAAGAGGAAGAGGTCATCCTCGCCGCGATGCGGGACATGGCCAGGAAATACCGCCTTGCCGGAGCGGCGTCATGACCGCCGCTCAGGCCGTCCTCACCGCCCACGCGACCTACCGGGAGACCGGGGGACTGTCCTGGACGCCGGAACTGAACGCCGCCCGGTCCGGCGTGTGGGACCTCATCAGGGACCACACCGACACGTACCGGGGCGAGCAGTGGACAGCACCGGACGTGGAGGCGATCAGGGCGGCGCACGCACGACTGATCGAGGCCAGCGGCCAGCAGGGAAGGGTGGCGGCATGACGGCGCTAGCCGAGGCTCCCGCCTTCACCGCTGGCGTCCGCGACGGGATGCCGGAGGACGAGTACCACGGCGACCCGGTTCCGGGCGGCTCGCTGTCGGCGTCCGGCGCGAAGCTCCTGCTGCCGCCGTCATGCCCGGCCCGGTTCTGGCACGAGCGCCAGAACCCGCCGCCGCCGAAGGACAGCTTCGAGTTCGGCACCGCCGCGCACCGCATGGTCCTCGGATCCGGGCCTGACGTCACCGTCGTGGACGCGCCCGACTGGCGCACCAAGAAGGCAAAGGACGCCGCGGCCGAGGCGCGCGAGAACGGCTACGTCCCGGTCCTGCCGCACGAGTGGCTGGTGATCGTCGCGATGGCGGACACCCTCCGCAAGCACCCCGTGGCGTCCGTGCTGCTCGACCGGGAGCACGGCAAGCCCGAGCAGTCCCTGTTCTGGGAGGACGACGAGACCGGCATCTGGCGGCGGGCGCGGCTGGACTTCCTGCCCGACGTCTCGCCGGGCCGCCGCCTCGTGATCCCCGACTACAAGACCGCTGTGGCGGCCGACGCGGAGAGCTTCCGCAGGGCCGCCGCCAAGTTCAGCTACCACATGCAGGCCGCCCAGTACATCGACGGCGTGCGCGCCCTCGGGCTCGACGACGACCCGGCGTTCCTGTTCATCGTGCAAGAGAAGGCCGCGCCCTACCTGGTCAACGTCATCGGCCTGGAGGACGGCGCGATCGAGGCCGGGCGCGACCGGATGCGCACCGCCGCCGAGATCTTCCGCGACTGCACCGCCGCCGGCTACTGGCCCGGCTACTCGGACAACGACATCACGTACATCTCGCTGCCGCCGTGGGCGCAGCGCACGGGGGAGGACTTCGAATGACCGTCACCGCGATCGACACCTACCAGCCGACCGCCGCCCTGGCCATCCGTCCCGGCCAGGAGATGTGGACGCCCAAGCAGCGGGCTGCGCTGACCGCGCTCGGCATCAAGAACGCTTCCAGCGCCGACCTGGCCGTGTTCATGCACTACTGCCAGAAGACCGGGCTGGACCCGTTCTCCAAGCAGATCTACATGATCTGCCGCCAGGAACGGCGCGGCGACCAGTGGATCGACAAGCAGACGATCCAGGTCGGCATCGAGGGCTTCCGGGTCATCCGCGACCGGGCCGCCGAGCGGCTCGGCATCGAGGTCGAGTATGAGGACACCATCTGGTACGACGCCAGCGGCGGCGAGCACAAGATCTGGCTCCAGAACGAGCCGCCGTCCGGATGCACCGTGACCGTCCTGAAGAACGGCCGGCGCTACCCCGGAACCCTGCGGTTTAGCGAGTACGTGCAGAGCAAGAACGGATCGCCCACCGGGAAGTGGCGGGACGCGCCCGCGCACCAGATCGAGAAGTGCGCCGAGGCGTTCGCGCTGCGCCGCGCCTTCCCGCATGACCTCGGCGGCGTCTACATCGAGGAGGAGCTGCCGCAGGATCTTGGCGGGGCACCCGCGCAGGCCCGGCGCAGCGGCAGGGTAACCGTTGCCGAGGTCATCGGGCGCAGCGACGACCCGGCCGCGCAGGACGAGGGTGCCGAGGACGGACCGGACGCAGACCTCGGCGACTGGGCCGACCGGATCGACGGCATCGCGAGCGCCGACGACGGCCAGCGGGCCGAAGCCGAGCTTGACGAGGTGGCCGCCTCCGGCGCGATGGCCCCGGAGAAGGCCGAGGCTGTCCGCAGGGCCATCCAGGCCAAGACGGCAGGGTTCAGCGGGGACGGCCTGCGATGACCATCCTGGAAGCCGTCTCCATCGGCCAGATACTCGCGCCCGGCAACCGCCCGCAAGGGCGCCAGGTCGAGGATCTGGGCCCGCAGGAGATCGCCCGCGTCATGGTCGCCATCCAGCGGATGCGCCGGGAGAAGATCGAGGAGATCCGGAAGCTCTCCATCGACGTGGCCGAGGCAACGAAAGTCGCCACGATCGTCCGCGCCGAGGAGTTCCTGAGCGCCGAGGGCCCGCAGCAGCAGCGCGACCAGGCGTCCCGCCTCGCCGCCGCCCCGTCCGTATTCGCCGCCGAAGCGCTCGCCGCTGAGCTCAACGCGGCCAAGGAGACCTTGCGGCTGCTCAAGGACGACTGGGATACCTGCCGCTCCGTCGGGGCCACGCAGCGGGCCGAGCGCAATGCGATCGAGGGGTATGGGTCATGACCGGCGACCGCCCCCGCGCATGGAATTCAACATTGCCCGCCCGGAGTGCCTATCTCCCGCGAGGCCAGATCACCCGGACACCCTTCCCCTCCTCCCTCCCGGCAGCAAGGACGAGAGAGGCCAGGAGCGCGCCGGCGAAGCGGGCCACCTCGGGCCGGGGTGACTACTTCCCGCAGGCCGTGGCCGCCCTCATCGACGCCCGCGACCCCTGGTGCATCCACTGCGGATGGGCGCGGGACCTCCAGCGTCACCATCGGCGCCTCAAGGGTGTTGGCGGCGATGGTAGGCCGCACACGGACTGCGCCTGCAACGGGGTCAGGATCTGCGCCGACTGCCACCGCAAGGTGCACACGACGAAGCGGCGCGAGGCCGAGGCCGAAGGGCTGATCATCCCGCGCGCCACGATCCTGCCGGGAACCATCAGCGTCCTGGTCCACCTGGAGGCCGACGCGGGCGGCCTGCAGATGTGGCCGTCCTGCGACGGGCGCTGGCTGGACGTGGCACCTGAGGGGCTGGTCGCATGAACGACTTCGCCGGATACAGGACCGCTCTCAACGCGAGCACCGACCAGGCACTCGCCATCGCCCGCGATCGCAGGAACAACCCGGAAGCCGCTTACCTCCTCCCCGTCGCCGAGCATCTCGCCGGAACGGTGGCCGAGCAGTTCCCGGAGGACCGGGCGCTCGCCGGGCGCGTCCTGATGGCGGCAGGCCAGTTCCTCGCCTGTGTCGGAGACAGGCTCCCGGCCATCAGTGCCGCTGACCTGAGCGTCATCATCGCCTTCGCCGCCGAGCAGGTCGTACGCGAGGCACCAGGGAGGCGCACGTGACCGCCTGGATTGCCGCACACCTCGCCATCGGCATCGCCCTCGCCGCCCTCTGCTTCGCGGGCGGGATATTCCTCCTGGCCTTCGCGTTCCGCCTGGGGGGCAAGTCATGAAGCAGGCACCGAACACCGTCTTCTGGTCTCTCGTGGCCGCAGCGGGCACCCTGGCGCTCTCCCTGGCCCTCCTGGGCGCTTCCGCGCTCGGCAGGCGACGGGAACGCCGCGCGTGGCTCATGGAACGGGGTGAGACCTCGTGAACCCCGGCGTATGGCTCATGCTCGCCGCCATCATCATGATCGCGCTGGCCACTGTCTTCGCGGGCGGCGACGTGCCTCTCGGGCGGTTCCGGGATGCCATGCTCCGCCGCCTCGGCCGGGCCTGGAACGCCCGCAGCAGACCCCGGCGCGTCCCCGCGCTAGCCGAGGACGGAGAGCCGCTCGACGACGACGAGGCATACGCCCTGTCCGAGATCGAGATGGACTCCATGATCACCATTCCCGAGCCTGTCTACCGTCGCAGGAGGGCCTCGTGACCCGCACCGGCAGGATCCGCTCCATCGGATCCACCATGGGCCAGAACTCCGCCAGCCACCTCGAGCTGGGCGGCGGCTACAGGTACCAGGGCATCCCGGGCTGGACGCCTGAGCAGGCGGGCCAGTGGAACCAGCCCATCCCCAACCGGGGAGGTGCCCGCAGGTCCGAAGACCGCATCGCACGGCAAGCCCTTTACGACAAGCTCCGCCGCCAGGGCGTGGAGCCAGCCGAGGCGGCCGAGGAGGTCGGCATCACGCGCAAGACCCGGTACCGCTACGAACGCGAATACCTGGGGTCCCTCAGTGACGGAGGGACGTCGTGAGCAACCGAGACGACCTGGCAGGCGCGACAACTGAATACGCCGGGACTGCCTGCCAGGTCCCGTCGTCCCGCCCGGGGGGGTCAGACCCGGGCGGGACCCCGCCCTCGGAGACCGCACCTGCGGTCCGGGGGCGGGCCCAGACCCGTGCGCCAGGCTCGTCTGTGCGAGCCAGCGAGCCTGGCGCCGGTTCCAGGGGCCTCAGCGGCGCTGAGTGGCGCGCTGCGGCGGCCAAGGCTGCCCGCAAGTCCCCGGCGAGACCGCGGCAAGCCAGGACCGCCGCCGTCCCCGCAGGCGTTCCGGGCGGCTTTGAGCTCACCGCTACGGCCCGCTGCCTCAGCCGCCAGGACTGCGACTGGACCGCGGGACCGGGCGACCCTGACGGCGTTGACAAGGCCGCGCAGGCGCACACCGATAACCCGCCGCGGCATCCCACCTCTACCGCTATCGAGCCCTTGCGAGGTGGCACATGATCCCCGAGCACCTCCTCGCCAGGCTCAAGGCCGCCGCGGACGAGTGGCAGGCAGGCCCGTACTACTCCGACGCCGACGACGAGCGGGAGCTTGCAGGAGGCATGTACGCGGCCATCCAGGCCCTGCTCGAGCACGTGGCACCCGCAGAGTTCAGGGAGGCGGCGTGAAGGCTTACTACGAGGACGAGCTGGCCGCGCTCTACCTCGGGGACATGCGCGAGGTGCTGCCCGCGCTAGGCGTGAAGCCGGACCTGATCGTGGCCGACCCGCCTTGCGGAGAGACGTCGCTGGCGTGGGACGTCTGGCCGGAGGGCTGGCTCGATGTTGCCGCCCGGCATGCCCGGTCGCTGTGGTGTTTCGGGTCGCTGCGGATGTACCTCGAGCACGGGGCCGAGTTCAAGGCCTCGCGCTGGAAGTTCTCACAGGACGTGATCTGGGAGAAGGAGAACGGCTCCGGCTTTGACCGGGATCGCTTCAAGCGCGTCCACGAGCAGGCTACGCACTGGTATCAGGGCGAGTGGCGCAGAGTATGGCGCGAGGTTCCCCTGGAGGCCGGCGCTCCACGTTCGGCGACAATGTACCGCAGCCGGGCGGGCGGCGACCATCGCGGCGATATTCACGCCCGCGAAGTGCAGCAGACCTCCGAACGCATGATGCGCTCCGTAGTCCGGGTGCGGAACCTGCAAGGCCGGGCCATTCATAAGACGGAGAAGCCGCTAGGCATCCTCTCGCCGCTGATCTCCTACGCCTGCCCACCCCGTGGCCTAATCCTCGACCCGTTCGCCGGAAGCGGCTCCACGCTGGACGCTGCCCGGCAGTCCGGCCGCCGCGCCATCGGGATCGAGCTCCACGAGCCGCACGCCGAGGCCGCAGCCAAGCGCCTGTCCCAGATGGTCCTGGAGGCATCGTGATGCCCCCCGGACCCCCGAACCCCTTCTGGGTCGCACACCTCGCCTGCGGGCACCAGAACGGGGCACAGGCACGCCCGGCGGTCGGCGGGTACCTCTCGTGCCTGACGCGGGGCTGCTGGAGGAACGAGCGGATCGTGTCCGTCTCCCCTGTCCTCGCTGCCGTTCCCGGGCCGATGGTCCAGGGGGAGCTGTTCACCGCTGCCGAGATCAGGAGGGCCGCATAGTGGACGGCCGACCGGCCATCCCCCGAACCCTCCTGTCCCGGGACCGCGGAGAAGTCACCGCAGTACTGGCTACCCACCTCGGGGACGAGGCCCTGGCGATCGCCCTGCTGGATGAGGCGGGACTTCACGGGGACGCACAGGTCACCCGGGCAAAGGTGCAGGCGGACGGGGACGGGTGGATGGTCGACCTGTTCGCGCCGCGGCGGGACGTGGAAGCGGGTGACGCCGCTTGACCACCTGGACGTGCAGCGAGGCCACAGCCATCAGTACGGGCTGTGGCCTCAGCGTGCGTTCGGGGGTCAGGGATGGCGGCAGCGAGAAGCTAGGAGCGGGCCGGGCGGCGCGTTCGCTTGTGCGGCGGCTTGCCATCGAAGGCCGGGGCCGTCTTGCGGCTGATCGTGGCCCGGTCCATGTACTTGCCGATCATCTCCTCGAGATCGGCCGGCCCCAGCTCGCCACCGCGCTGACGGCGCACGTCGATGAGCAGGTCGATGACGCGCTGGTGGTCCTTCTCATGGGCAGCCCGGCTCTCACGGGCGGTCGCAACTGCCGCAAGAAGGTCGTCCACCACGTCGCTCACCCTCTCATCATCGGTGACCCGGCAACACGATGCCAAGTCATGCGTGGCATTAAGTCTAGCACGCATGCTAGAAGATCGCGACAGCTTCACATGTTAGCTAGACATGATGTAGGATCATGACTAGCGTCACAGATTGACGCCGGGCGCCTGCCGTCCGGCCGGAACAAGCAGCACCGAGGACGGAAGGCGGCCGGGGGTTGGCCCGTATCAGGAGCGTCAAGCCTGAGTTCTGGGATGACAGGAAGCTCGCGAAACGCACATCGCGTGACGCTCGCCTGCTGTACATCGGCCTATGGAACCTCGCCGATGAACACGCCCGCCTGAACGGCGATCCGCAATGGATCAAGGGCCAGATCTTCTCCTACGACGACGACATCGACGCCGCAGTCATCGCCAAGCTGCTTGATGAACTGGCAAGTCCCGCGCTCGGTGCAGTGGTCCCGTATGAGGTCGACGGCGATCCGTATCTGCACCTGCCGAAGCTTCCCAAGCACCAGCGCCTGGAACCCGAGAAGGTCAAGAGCCGGCTTCCCGAACCCCCTGCGCCCGGCACCGACGACCCCGAGCCGCCACCTAGGCCATCAGCGCCTAAACCGGATGATTCCCAACCCGGAGACGACTCGTCCGAGTCTCGCGCAGACGAGTATGCGCCACGCACAGACGAACCCGAGCCGGGCGCAGCGCAGTCAGCGCTTCTTTATGTTGCAGGTGGCAGGTTGCATGGAGCAGGTGGCAGGGAGGTCGCGCGAGCGCACGCCGTGCCCAATGCACCTCAGCCGGCTTACACCGAAGTCCCCGACGACTTCCAGCCCTCCGATGCCATGCGCAGATGGGCACACTCGACACACCCCGGCCTTGATCTCGACTTCGAGACAACCCAGTTCAAACGGCATTTCAAGGGCGAGGGCAAGAAGAAAAAGTCCTGGGTCGAGCCGTGGCAGAAGTGGATCGCCGACTCCCACAGGCGACTCATGGCATCGCGTGCATCGCCGCCGACAGTCGGTGGCCGGCCTGGGTCAGCCGCCGACCAGCGCCGCGCCGATGTGGCGCAGCTGCGCGAGCTTGACCGCCGGCAGCGCGAAGGCAACCCGCCCGGAACCATCCAAGGAAGCGTGATCACGTGAACAGCGACGAAGTGTGGGACCTGCTGGAGATCATCGCCAGCGTCGATCGCCGCAAGCTCGGGCTGACCGACCGGCAGACCTGGCAGGCCCTCATCGGCGACCTGTCTTTCGCGGACGCTAGAGCCGCCGTCGCCGACTACTACCGCGAGTCCCGCGAGTGGATCATGCCGGCTGACGTCCGGACCCGCGTCAAGGCCATGCGCCGCGAACGCCTCGCCCGCGAGATCGTCCCGGCACCGCCGCCTGAGGATGCCGACAATCCGGTCCGCTTCCGCGAGACGCTCAAGGCCGAACTTCGGGCCATCGCGGACGGCAGGGCCATCCCGAAAGCAATCACCACTCCAGTCCGCGAGGACGACCCGCCGCCTACGTGGGCCGAAGCCCGCGCCGCGCTGCCAATTCCCCACGTGCCCACCCCGCAGGACAAGGCGCTTCAGCAAGCGGCCGAGTCCCGCGCCGCCCGCGAAGCCGCAGATGAGGACCCGGCAGCATGAACGGCTTCGGCGAAGACCCCGCGATGTCCCGCTGGGCGCGACTCCCCGACGACCCGCCCGCCTTGCGCCGCTGGCTCGCCGACCGGGACGGGGCCGCCGACGACGACTGGCCCGAGGAAGAACCCCGCTGATGGACGCCGCGAAGCAACGGGCGATCGAAGCCTGCGGGACCTGCGGGCAGCCTGAGGACGCCCACAAGGGCAAGCGGGACGACGCCGACGCCCTGCTCATCCTCGCTGCCCTCGGAGGCGCGTGCAACCGCTACGTCGCCTCGGACGCCTCGGTGATCGTCCAGCGCTATCTCGGGATCACCGCAGGCCGGGAGCCGCAGCGCGGGCCGGGCAAGGTCGGCAAGCGGCTGCCGCTGCATCAGGCCTGCGGCCAGCGGCACCAGCCCGGATCGTGCCCGTTCACCTCCGGCACTGACAAGCCGAGCGCGGAGACCGCCAAGCGCGGGGCTGCGAAAGCACGCGAGGCCCTCGGCCTTACCAAAGACAACCCGGAGGGATCATGACCTACCCCGCCGACGAGCGCGCCAAGATCGCCTCCTCCGCAGGCGTCGACCCCATCGCTTTCGCCGCCCAGGAGATCACCGACCTGATCGACGCCCACGCCAAGACAGCCGCGTTCTGCGCCCGCAACGGCTACGCGCCCATCGTGGACACGTCCCTGCCCGTGGTGTCGCTGCGGATCGTGAACCTGATGATCGGCATCGGCTGGCAGGCCCCTGGAGGGCTGGAGATCCCCGACGACCCTGCGGAGGTGACCGAATGACCGGCATACAGTGGACTGAGGCCGTCTGGAACCCCACCACCGGCTGCGACCGGATCAGCCCCGGCTGCGATCACTGCTACGCGCTGACGATGGCCAAGCGACTCAAGGGCATGGGGCAGGCGAAGTACCAGCGCGACGGCGACCCGCGCACCAGCGGGCCGGGCTTCGGCCTGACGGTCCACCCGGACGCGCTCGGCATCCCGCTGCGCTGGCGCAAGCCGCGCCGGATCTTCGTCAACAGCATGTCCGACCTGTTCCACGCCGACGTGCCTGACGAGTTCATCGCGCGAGTCTTCCTGATCATGGCGATGACGCCGCATCACACGTACCAGGTGCTGACCAAGCGCCACGGCCGGCTCCGGTCGCTGCTGACCTCACCCCGCTTCCATGCTCTGATCACCGAGGCTGGCGAGCGGAACAACATGCCGCTTGAGGGCACGCCGTGGCCGCTGCCGAACGTTCACCTCGGCATCAGCGCCGAGGATGAGAAGCGGTTCGACCTGCGCATTGAGGCGCTGCTCGACACCCCGGCCGCCGTGCGCTTCATCAGTGCCGAGCCGCTGCTCGGGCCGATCCGGATGCTTGCCTCACTGCTCGTCGGCGCCGCCCTTGAACCTCGTGGCGGGATCGGATGGGTCATCGCGGGCGGAGAGTCCGGGCCGGGCGCCCGGCCATGTGAGCTCGCGTGGCTCCGGTCGCTGCGGGATCAGTGTGCCGCCGCCGATGTTCCGTTCTTCTGCAAGCAGCTCGGCGCGATCCTCGGCCGAGAGCACGGGGCGGGCGCGCATGGTGCCGACTGGGACGCGTGGCCCGAAGACCTCCGCATCCGCGAGTTCCCGCGCGAGGCGGTGACCCGATGACCGACCTCGACCGCGAGACCAGAGCTGCCGTCGACGCCCTGGCCTACCGCATCCGGGAGCGTGACGCCGCGATCCGCGCAGGCGAGGACGTGCCCGACGCTGACGTGATGGCCGGCGAGTTCCTGACCAAGTTCCGCGCTCAGGGCTGGCGTCCGACCGAGGCGAAGGTGACTCCTCTCGGCAGGACCGCCCGGCCCGGTTCGGGCAGCGGGCCGGGTGAGGAGTACCGCCGCATCCGCGCCGAGTGGGAGAGCCGCGAGCACCCGCACCGCACCGCCGACCCGGAGGGGGTGGCGTGATGACCGACCTTCGCAAGCCGCACGGCACCGACCCCGGCTACCAGGCCCACATCAGGTGCAAGACCCCGCCGTGCGATCCGTGCAGGAAAGCTCACGCCGCCGCCGAGCACCGCCGCCGCCACGGGGAGCACTCCCATGAGGTGCACCAGCTGGAACTCGAGCGGCTGCGGCCGGTGCCCCGTGACGCGGATCCGGTTGAGGAGTCGTTCCGCAGGCTCCTGGACCTCATCGCGGGCGAGTGCAGGCGTGCTGGCTACCTTCCGGCCCCTTCCCCCCGGTCCCTGTCCGGGCAGGACCGGGCTGCCTGACCCGAAACGCAACAGACATCACCGACAAGGAGAACCGACCGACCATGAAGATCATCACCAGACCCCTCGCCCTGGCCGTCATGATCGCGGCGACGGCAGCAACCCTGACCGCCTGCGGAGGCTCAGGCCAGCCCGTCACCTACGCCCCCGCTGCCTACGGCGCCAACGGCCAGTGCTACTACGTCGACTCACCCGCCGAGGCCATCGCGCTCGAGCGGGCGGGCCTGTGCCCGCCGTCGTGGCACCCGGCGCCGATGCCTGTCAGCTGGCTTGAGGAGTACTACCCGTACTACGACAGCCCCGCCTATTACGACACCTACGTCCCGGCTCGTGTCCGCACGGTGTACGTGACCCGGCAGCGGTCGTTCGGCGCCTCGCACCGCTCCGCGATCACCACTCTGACCCGCAAGGCCACCTACCGGGGTTCGAACGGCAGCACCGTCCGCGGCACGAAGCTCGGCGGCAAGACCCGGTTCGGCTCCGGCACCTCGTTCGGCTCGACGGGCCGCAAGTACGGGGGCGGCAGCGCCCGCACCGGAACCTCCAACCGTACATCCCGGACCGGCACCTCAAGCGGATCCAGGTCGTCCAGCCGCAGCGGGAGCTTCGGCGGCGGCTCGGCCCGCAGCGGGCGGCACTGATGGCCATGCAGGAGTACACCGTGTTCGGGTTCTGGGCCGAGACCCGCGAGAGGTTCGGCTCGTTCTACCGGGCGACCTCGCCCCGGGCGGCCGAGGACATGGCGCAGATGGAGGCGCTGGAGAAGGGCGGGACGCTGCTGGTATGCCGCGTCGTTGCGGGTGAAATCTCGGCCGCTGACCTGTACACGCTGTTCGTGGATCCGGCCGACCCGCGCAATGACGACAGCGAGGACGTCGAGCCTGACGTCGCCGGGTTCATCGATGAGGAGTGGACCGTGTTCGGGATCGCGATCCCGGCCGGGCTGCGCCCTAGCGCCATCGCCAGCGAAGGCGAGCGGTACGGCGACGTGCTCAACGCGACCAGCCCGCTTGCCGCCGAGGACGTGGCCCGTTCCCGTCTTGCAGACCAGGGCGGGGAGCTGCTGGTGTGCACGGTCCTCGCCGGGCGCGTGACTGCCGCCGATACCTATGCCACGTTCGTCAACCCCGAGATCAAGGCCCGCACGTAGCCCCGGACCGCCCTCCGCCCGTCCACGCTGCGGGCGCAGGGCACCCGGACCGAAGCCAAGACACGAACCGAAGGAGAACGACATGAGCGTCTTCACGTCCTACGCAGCCGAGGTCGCCGCCGACCTGGACCGGCTGATCCCCGGCCAGGACCCTGACCTGATCCGCCTGTACGCCCTGCTGGTCCTCGCCACGGGCGAGCAGACCGGCCGCCGCGAGGTCCATGACGCATGGAGTTTCTGGCGGGTGGGCGGCGGCTGGACGCACGGCCCGGTCAAGGACAACGGCGCCCGGATAACCCCGTACCTGGTGCCGTTCGAGGAACTGCCCGAGGAGATCGCCGCCTACGACGACAAGTACGTGGACGCCATCCGCGAGGTGGCCCGCAAGCGGGCCGCCGCCTAGCGCCAGTCCCGTTTCCCCGCCGCCCGGTGCCGTCCGGGCGGCGGGAGCCGAGAGGAGAGAGCCACGATGACCGCCGGACATGACGGTCCTGAGGCGCCGGCCCTTCCCGGCCCGGCCGAGCTCTGGCAGCAGTCAGAAGGGGACCGGGAGCGGTTCCGGGATCTGCTGCGCCAGTACGGCCACGTCTTGCGCCCTGACGACGAAGGCCTGGCCGGCCCCCCGGCGGTCCGCCCGTCCGGGTGGCGGCCGGGATGCGAGGGCGTGCAGCAGGCGCCGGAAAGCGCCCAGTACGAGACCCAGCACCGAGGAGCAGAACGATGACCACCGAGACAACGCAAGAGGCCGAGATCACCGAGGCCGAGGAGACGCCGGCTGCTACCGCGCCGCTGCCGATAGCCGATCTTCCCCCGCCCGTCGCCGACTTCGGCCCCGTCCGCCTGGAGCTGATGGGCCACCGCTTCCGCCAGGGACACCTGTCCGAGGTCGTGATCGCGGGGCAGCCGTTCCTGCGGCTCGACATGGAAGGCGGCGCGGTGGAGTTCTACCGCCCGGACGCCGTGTACTGCATCACGCCCGGCATCATCCCGCCCGCGCCGCCGCGGACGGCGATCACGTCGCGGTTCGCCGATGCGGCGTGGGGTGATGAAGGCGACGACGATCACGACGAGATGGGGCCGTTCTGATGACTGCCGAGACGACCGTGATCCGCCTGGCTGACCCGCAAGGGCAGCTGCTGGAAGAGATCGCCGATCCGAAGATGACGCGCCGCCAGGTTGCCCTGACCTACCGGCTGGCCCTGCTCGACCAGGATGCCGTGGACTGGCCGACAGTGAACCGGGCGATCGTGGCCCGCTGGTCGCTGTCGGCGCTGAACTGGATCAAGCAGTTCGCCTGGAAGCCGGTCGCGTCGTGAGCACCGAGAAGGAGGAAGCGGTGACCACCGAGCCGACGCCGGGCCGCGCTGCCTGTGAGGCGTTCTGGGCCGCTGTCGGCGCAGGACCCGTCAACCAGGCCCCGGCCGCGGCATGGAACTGGGCTAACAGCCAGAAGACGACACGCGCATGGGAAGCCGCCGCGAAGGCCGCGGTCAGCGCCGACGACGAGGTGCGCAAGCTCCGCAATGCCTGCCGGACGATGGGCAAGGTCATCACCGGCATGGCCCGGTCGATGGAGGCCGCCCGGATCGAGATGCTCCAGAACGGCCCCGAGGCCGCGATGCAGTGGATCCTCAACTCCATCCCGGACGTGGACGACAACGACCCTGAAGACCAGTGGAACGGCACCGAGACCGCCGGCGAGTGGCTTGACCGGCAGCAGGCGGCCGACCGGGCAGCGGAAGCGGAGGCCGGGAAGTGAGCGCCGACGGCCTGAAGCGGTTCGAGCTCGGCGACGTGATCGGCCTTGAGCCCATCCCCGGTGAGACGTGCGACGCCGTGAACGCGACCAGGGTGACGATGCCGGACGGGTCCACCCGGTGCCGCTGCGTCGTATGCCCTCGCTGCGGCCACCACGCCGGCAATTCCCACCAGGGGCACCATTGGGGGTTCTGCCAGGTCACCCGGTCGCTCAGGACGCCGCACTTCTGCTGCGGCAACGAGTTCGGCTGCGAGCTTGAGCCGGCCAAGGACGGCGACGATGGCTGACCTTGACGACGCCATCAACGACGCCATGCGCGCCATCGTCGACCACCAGGCAAAGGCCCGTGAGGCAGTGTGGGCGTCTCCGTCACGTTCTCAGGTCAGGGCCACCATCCAGGCCCAGTTCGACCGGGCTGAGGCGGCAGAGGCGAAGCTGGCCCGCTGGGAGCGGAACCGTGCGGCCATCCTCGACGCCCTCGCCATCGCTGCCGGGGCGCTTCCTGATGACGACGGAGTGCCGGGACGGTACGAGGCCGTCCTGGAAGACCTCGACAGCGAGCAAGAACCATCCGAGCCACCGAAGTGAGAACGTCATGACCATCCACCAGCTACGCGAACCCTGCTTCGAGCTTTCCCCGCGCCCGTGGGATGACGGATTCAACCCGCACTACGCCACCCCTGACGAGGCGGCCGATGCCCTGTCCGGGATGCGGGAGGAACGCGACCCGTCCGACCTCGCGGACCTGGCCAAGGTGGCGCCGGAGGTCAACCCGGCCGGCTGCTGGGTCGGGGAGTGCGACGGGTGCGGTGACGTGTTCACCGACGAGGAGACCGGAGCGAACCACTACGAGACCAGCGCCGAGCTTGACGCGGCCATGCCCGCTAGCGGCTGGGTGTACCAGGGCGGCGATCAGGAGGAGTTCTGGCCCGAGCCTGGCTCTTGGGTGACCCTGAATGACGCGCTGCTGCTATGCCCCGGATGCAGGCAGGGTGCCCCGGTGTTGCCGCCGCCGACTCCTGCCGAGCAGGAGGCTGCCGGGCAGCTGAGGCTCGTGCCGTGAACGGTCCTCTCTGCGGGTTCCTGATGCGCTGCTACGGCTCCCCGGGCTTGCCGCGGTGCGGCCGGCGCCGCGGGCATCCTGGCCGCCACATCTCGGCGCGTACGCTGGCGCGCCGCGCGATGGGACAGGCCCCGTCCGGCTCTCCTGCCGTGGCTGCCGCCCTGCGCCAGGCCCGCGAGGATGCCGGGCTGTCCCGCCGGCGTCTCGCCGTCCTGGTGGGCGTCACGGACGTGTGCGTGGGGTTGTGGGAGCGGGCGCAGCGGACACCCGGCCCGGAGAACTGGGTGCAGCTTGAACTGACCCTGGGTCCGCTGGGTGTCGTGCGCGACCCGGGGCCGGAAGCGGGGAGCGCCGATGCAGCCGCAGCCTGAGCCCGCACCCGCTGCCCGGAGGCTGCTGAGGGAGCGCCTGATGCACGCCGGCGCCTGGGCCATCGCGCTCGGTGCCGTGTTCTGCCCGCTGCTCATCGCGCTCGCTGCTGCAGGGGTGCTGGTGGCGGTCAGGGCGATCACGGGGTGGCCGGGATGAGCGGGGACGGGCGCGGTAACTACCTCGGCGCTGATGACGCCCTGGACGACGACTACGACGAGTGGGCCGAAGCTGACGAGCGCTGCACCTGGTGCGGCGGCGAACCGGACCTTCAGGAGTGCGACGACCCTATCCAGTGCTGCGATCCCCGCTGTGACGGGACGCGGCATCCGTGTACAGCGTGCCAGGGGACCGGGCTGGCGAAGTATCAGGTGATCTGGTGAGCGCGCCTGAGCCTGTCCTGTACCGTCACGCCGACCACGGGCCGGACCTGATCTGCCGACCGGCCGGATACGGGCTCTGTGAGGTGCTGGTGCCGGATGACGGCAGCGAAGAGGACGGCGAGGGCTAGAGATGGCAGCGACGAGTAGGGGGCTAGCCGGGCTCGGACGGAGCGCGGGGACGTGTGCACTTAGTGCACAGCCAGCCTCGTGCACTTTGTTCACAGGGTGCGCACTTAGTGCACAGGTTTTCGGATTCGGCCCGAGGCGTCTACCTGCGCGGCTTGACTTCACCGCTCGGGAGCCTGTAAGTACTACGGTTGGGTTGGGTGTTAGCACTACGGACCTAGGCTGCACCGTAAGCCATCCACTGCCTGAAGACGCGGTAGGTGTAGCCCCGTTCGATCCCCGCCCGCATGGCCAGCGCCCGGAAGTCGTCCAGGTTCACGGGCAGCAACTCGTAAGGATCGCCCGGCAGGTCCCCGTCTCCCTCGCTGATGGCTTGAATGCACATGAGCCGCAGCGAGTCGCTCAGCTTGACCGGGAGCTTCCTGACGGCCTGGTAGCGCTTGGCGTCGGCGATGACGGCCAGGTCCGCGGTCGTGGTGCGCATGCCCGGCACGACGGTGCGTTTCGGCAGGCCGTAGGTTCCGAGGCAGGATTCATGGATGCCGAGGCCGAGCAGCGCGACGCGGATGTCCTCAAACCAGCAGCCCGCGTTGCAGCGCCAGACGACGCGCATGCCCCGGTCGCCAGGGTTGATGGACAGCGACGCCTTGCGGTCGTCGTGGCACGGGCACGAGCGGTTGGACTTGTCGCCCTGGGTGCCCTTCGGCACGCGGGCAGCGACGTGCTCGTAAGCGCACCTGTCGGCCGCGAGCCCGAGGTGACAGAGAGTGCTTTCCGGGGTCAACCGGGTAACCGCCTGACGGCACGCAGGGTAGCGGCAGCGTCGGATGGCATGATGGACACGCTCCTAGAGATGGGAGTGGGCGACGGGGCCGGCTGTCTTCTTGGTCGGAGTGGCCGGTCTCGTCGTCGTTATCTAGCTGGGGTCTGCCTTGCCATCGCGGATCTTGGCGATGTACTCGCGGGTGAAGCCGGAGGCCCGGTGAATCGCCGAGGGGCCGAGCTTTCGCTGCTGGTTCTCGGGGAGCTGTGCGGCTTCGGCCAGGCCGTCGCGGATTTCGCGGAACAGATTCGCTCTGGCGCGGTCGTAGACGACCCGCGCCTTCCTGATCCGTTCCAGCCTCTCATCAGGTTCCATGCGTCTAGTTTGCCACAACTATGTTTGCGAACCAAGCTGTACGGATTGACGCGAACAATGTTCTCAGTTAGAGTTGCCTCATGACCACCATGACGAGCCCCTATGATGCGATGACCGTCACGGTTCCCGAGGGCGCAATCGGCACCTTGCGGGTCAAGCGGTTCACCGTGGAGCCCGACTCTTTCGAGAACATGCGCCTCGCCTGGAAGGGCGGACGGCAGACGCGTCCCGGCACTTACACCGCGCTCTACGACGGCGGCCGGCTCTGGATGAGCGACACCGATGCCGAGAAGCGCGACCACATGGAAGCCGTCCGCGCCATCCAGTCCCGGCAGGCCAAGCGCGTCCTCATCAACGGCCTCGGGCTGGGCATGGTCCTCGCTGCCGCTCTTTCCTTCGAGCACGTCGAGCACGTTGACGTGGTGGAGGTCGACGAGCGGGTGATCGAACTGGTCGGCCCGCACTACGCCGGCCCGCGAGTGACCTGCCACCACGCCGACGCCTACGAGCAGGCGAAGAACTGGCCGGCCGGGGTCCGCTGGGACGTGGCATGGCACGACATCTGGCCCGACTTGTGCGAGGACAACCTGCCGCTGATGACCCGGCTCCACCGCTCCTACGGGCGGCGCGTGGACTGGCAGCAGTCATGGAGCAAGAAGCTCACCGAGGCGCACCGCGACCGCAACCGCTCGCGGCGTACCTGGGGATGGTAGCCCATGCCCCTCGTCCTCGCTGCCTGATCTGACCTGAACGGAGACCGACATGAGCCGCATCGGCAAGCTTTCACTCACCGTCGCTGACATCGTTCCGCCCGAGGCCACTCTCGCGGAGGTCCGCTACGACGTGGGCCACAACTGCACCGGCACCGGGCACTTCGAGGTCATGCAGCTAATCCGCCGCCCCGATGGCAGCGAGGGCCAGTTCGTGATCATGCGCGGCCTGTCCCGCGCCAAGACCGAGGCCATCGTCATGATCCTGAACGCGCCGGAGGTCTGAGCCATGCACACCCCCGACCCCCCGGCCCTCCCTCCCAAGACCGGACGGCAGATCACCGACTACAGCGCCGACCCCACGTTCGCCAAGCGTCTCCCCGACGCACCTCCTGGGACCAGCGTGGCGGATCGGGTACTGGCGAGGCTGGAAAGGAAGGCGTAATGGCCGTCATCACGACTCTCCGCACCGCCCGCAAGGCGCGCAAGTGCAACTCGTGCGGCACCACGATCCAGCCGGGCCAGCAGTACAGCCGCACCGCGATCCCGCCCGGCAGTGACATCGGCAACGACGACTGGTGGGTCTACGCCGAGCACTACCCCGTGACCCGGTGCGCCGGCATGGAGTCCGCGCGATGACCGGGACTCATCTCAGGCTGGCGGTAGAGCTTGCCGGTTCCTGTATCCGAACGCCCAGGCGACTGGAACCGGCCCCGATTCACCAGGAAGGCGGCAGCGTGAAATGACGCAAGGACTCCAGCGCGCCACAGACGCAGCGAGAGCGACGAGGGGCCAGCCGCCCCGCCCGGTCCATCTGCTCGACTGGCTGATCCCCGGCAACCAGACATGGTGCGGCCGAGGTGGCGTCACCTTCAGCGCGCCGACCACGACAAGCCCGGCCGAGGCCACGTGCAAGACGTGCCTCAAGGCTTACGCCGCAAGCGAGGAGCGCGAACTATGACCGACCCCGCGGCCCAGCTCCGCACCCGCACTATAGGGCGCCTCTACTCAGAAGCCACCGAGGCCGATATCACCGTGGAGCACGTCTATCTCCCCGACGGCTCGTTCAGTTGCGACGACTGCGGCAACCCCGGCCACGACCCCGGCATGGTGGGCCTGATGATCGACGCCGGGGTGGAGAACAACGCCAGCGTCCTGCTTTCCCCGGAAGAGGCATTGTTGCTCATCAACCGCCTTCAGCGCGCCGTGTCGCTGGTGCTGGAGTCCGGGGAAGAGGTACCGGACATAGAGCGCGAGGCGGCCCGGTTCGGGGCTTCCGTTACCGAAGGAGAGAAGCCATGACCACCACTCCCGACACCGGGACCACCCCCGAGCGGGCCGCAGCCGAAGCCGCCGTCCGCCGCGCCCACGCCTCCGGCGAACCGCTCGACTGCCCGGAAAGCGGCCCCCTTCAGCCGTTCTACGGCGACTACAGCGAGCACGACCCGGACGCCGCCCCGAAGCGCGAGATCCCCGGCGCTGAGGCGTTCGACTGCTGGGCCGGCCGGCGCGAGTGCGCCCGCTGCCGGTGGCTGCGCGCCCATCTCGGCCTGCCGCAGCACCGCACCTTCACCGAGGAGACCCCATGACCGACCCCGCAGTCGGCAAGACGCTGGGCCAGATCGCGTTCGAGGCCCACCGCGACTACCTCGAAGGCAACCGGCCGTGGAGCGATGTCCGCCAGCCCGAGCGCGAGGTCTGGGAAGCGGCCGCCAAAGCCGTCGATGAGGCCGTGATGTCGGGCGGCTGGCCGGGGCGCGGCTGGGCCTACTCCGGCCGGGACCGCGACGGGAACATGATCCTCAAGTACGCCGAGTCCGGCGGCCTGTACCACGTGATCCCCGAGGAGGACCTGCCATGACCGAGGGCGACTACTGGTTCCGCCAGCGCTACGACGACGCCATGTACGCGCAGACCGAGGGCATGCAGTCCCCTGTCCGCTGCCGCTGGTGCGGCGGAATCTACGACCTCGGCAAGGTCACCGTGACCGCCCGCTACACCGACTGCTCCATGTGGAAGGCCCCGTGCTGCGGAGTGACCGCAGACGACCGCAAGCCGCCGTGGGGAGTGCAGCACTACACCGAGCTTCCCCGCCCCGATGTCACCTGCGACGACGGCTGGTTCCCTGACGGAGATCCCCGCGACGACGGCTTCATCGGCGGCTACCGGCCCGGCGTGGAAGGAGACTAGGAAATGGCCGACTGGTCATTCCGCACGGTCGTCACGACGACCAAGCAGTACACGCTGCCGTCCCCGACGAACTGGTCCCAGGTCCGCCGGGTGCTCGACGTGATCGAGAACGAACTGCCCGAGGACCGGCGCCGCTGGGACGACACAGTGACCGTCTCCGCGCACGATGACGAGATCGTGTTCACCTACCTCGTGGAGACCCGCAATGCCTGAGCCCGCAGACCCGTCCTCCCTCCTGGAGAAGATCCGGGAACGCGCCGAAGCCGCCAGCGAGACATCGGCGCAACTCGCCGACGCTGCCATCGAGGCGGCCGGAACGGATGTACCTGAGGTAGCCGCACGGCCCGCGATCCTGGCGCGACTGGCATCGTCGTTCGACGTACCGCCCCTCCTCGCTGCCCTGGAGGCGGTACTGAAACTGGCGGACAACGCTCGTTCCGTCCGCGAGGAGTACGAGGTGGACACCGACAGCTTCAGGGATACCGCCTGGAACCTCGACCCCGCCAAGGTCTGCGAGGCCATCACCGACGCCCTGACCGGAAAAGAGAACAGCAATGGTTGACGTGAACATCAGCAACGACGCGCTACAGGCAGCGGCCGAGCGCGCCAACCAGGAGCAGCGGTCGGTCATCGACGTGATCAACACGCTGCTGTATGACTACGCCGGGGGCCGCACCTGGCTGAACCTGCCGGACGGCGCAACCGGCCGCTGGTGGATCACCACGGACCCTCTGTCCGCTGGCGGCGAGAAGGTACTCGGCCCGTTCGGCGACCAGGAGCTAGCCCTCAAGGTCCGCACCTACATGGAGGCCGCGCAGCCGCTGGTCCGGGGGACGTACTGGGTGGACGAGGAACTACCCGATGCCCCCTGAGCCTGACCTGACCTCCGGGCTGGACGCCGCCGAGGACATCGTGATGGGCCGCGCCGAGACTGTGGTGACCGAGTGGGGCAACCGCTACGACCCGGTTACTGGACGCGTCGCTATCCGCGGGACCGGACCCGAGGCCGAGCAGATCTCCCGCGAACTGGCCGAGGATTACGAGCGGGCAGGCGTCCCTCACTCTCTCGTCCGCCGCACGGTGACCTACGGGCCATGGGAGCCGGCCGAGTGAGCGCTGAGGCCCCGGCCAACACCGCCTGGACGTACGCCTGCCGGTCCTGCTCAGAGACCCTGTTCCGGGTGTGCTGGTACACCGCACCCCGCGGCCAGGACGGCAAGATCGGCGAACCGGGCTGGGCGATCGAGTGCTCCGGGTGCGGGCGCGTCACCCTGCTGCCGGAGGCACCCGACATGACGGAAGCGAGGACTACCCGGTGAGCACCGAGATCACCCACCGCTGCCCGCCGGACGGAGGCGGCCTCACCCCCTGCTGCGGCATGACCCCGTTCGAGCTTCCCCGTACCGACAGGATCACCGAGGACCCTGCTCTGGTGACGTGCCGCGCCTGGAGCGACCGGGCGCAAGTCCTGATCCAGCAGGCGCTAAGCCAGGTGATCGACAACGCGGACGCCATCGGCACGCTCGAACACGCCATCGCCTGCCTGCGCGCCGAGGAAGGAGGGCTGGACGCCGACGACTTCGGGGACCTGGCCGCGCTCCACGCGGAACCGAAGTGCATCTGGCCGCCCGAACTGCTTGAGCGCGGCGGACATCGCGGCGGCTGCTCCGTACACGGGCTATGCTGATCGGCCTGGGGGCCTTTCGGGGCCGGCCGGGGCCGGGTGCTGATGTGAGCGCCCGCCCCTATCCATTTCAGGTAGAGGCCAGTAGAGACAGGTAGAGTCAGCACCGGAGCCGCGGGTACCCACGGGGCCGGCGAGAGCGGCAAGGACATGTGGTACTCGGAAACCACCCGCCGGCCCCATCTTCATCGCTGCTATACCACCCGCGCCCCGAACGGCGGCTGCCTGGCTTGCTCAGCCCGGCGTTTCCCTTCCTCCACCCAGCCGGGGATCAGCGCTTCATCCGCACCTGCATCCCGGCACAGCCGCGCGGCGTTGAGCCTGCGTGCCGCATCCGGTTCCGACGCTCCCGCGCCCTCGAAGATCCCCGCCACTTCGGCGAGCAGGTCCGTGCGGTCTCCGGCGAGTTCGCGCAGGGCTGTCACCGCGGCCTGTCGTTCGGCGTCTCCAGGGGGTTCGTGGCGGGCGTGGTGGAGGGCCTCACCTGTTATCTGGGCTACGAGGAGACGGTCGGGGTCCGGGGGCGGAGGCATGGGGACAGGGTCGCACACGGCCGCGATGGCATCACCAAGGACACGGCGGCAGGACAAAGCCCCGCGGGATGACGACCGAGGTGTAACGGGACCTCAGACCGCAGATCATCGCGGGATGGCGCTGCCGGTACAAGGCGTATATGCCGCTGTCGCCTTGGTGGCATCCCTCCATCGTGTTGCAGCGGCCACATAGCAGTCCCCGGATGAAGTCGCTCTTGTGATCGTGATCGGTCACCAGCGACGGACCGTAGTTCGGGCTGTGGCCGCAGATGGCGCAGCGGCCTTTCTGGAAGCCCTGCATCACGTACCAGCGGACCTCCGGCTCGAGCGGGCCCCACTTGTACTCGGCGCGCTCCTCGGTGCCCCACTTGGCGAGCCGGGGCGCGCGGAGTTCCTCGCGCACCGCCGCGATCGTTTCCTCGGTCGGCGGCTTCCAGCGCCAGCAGGCCGGCTTCCCGTCCGGGGAGACTTCTCCGGCGCGCCGACGTCGGCGGCCTTGAGTGTTGAGCGTCACCGGGCAGCCCTTTCTCGGGGAGTCCATTTGGGGTCCGCATGTCCCGCCAGGTTCCGATCAATCGCAACCTGCCAAGGACCGCGAGTCCGGTCCCGAGATAGTGCCACCTGCAGAAACGCGAGACCTCCGACACGGAGCGAATCATTCGCGGATAGTCCCGGCATGAACACTCGCCGTCTTGTAAACGGCAGGCCTCCGGTTCGATCCCGGACACCGGCTCCAGTCCTTGTTGGTCTCACCAGCGCTTCCCGATCTCCCGTTTCGGATTCCTGCCCCTTACGACAAGGCGGGGAGTCCGGATGGAGTCCGCCTGTTCCCGCGCCCCTCACCGCGCGGACCGCCTCGGGACCATCGCCGCGACCGCCTCGGCCGCCTCGTGCGAGATCTCCTCGGCCACCGCGGCGTACGCCTGGGTCATCCTCTTGCCCGAGTGGCCCACCCGGTCCGAGATCACGTGCTCGGCCACCTTCGCCGCGTAGAGGTAGGTGATGTGCGCGTGCCGCAGGCTGTGGAACCCGACCGGCGGCAGGTGCGCGGCAAACGCCGTCCGCTCGAAAGCACTCGTGATGGCGTCAGGATGCCACGGCTTGCCGTCGAGCCGGGTGAACACCAGGTCTGTCTCCGTCCAGCCGGGCCCGTACTCGAGCCGCTGCCTCGCCAGCGCGGCACGGTGTGCCTTCAGCCGCGCCACGTCCTGCGCGGCGAGCGGGACGCGGCGGTGGCCCTTGTCCGTCTTCGGTCCTCCCTGGATGACCTGCCGGCCGGCCCGCACCGCTGCCGTGGTGACGTAGAGCGCGCCCCTGTCAAGGTCGACATTGGCCCATGGCAGCGCGCACAGTTCCCCGCGGCGCATTCCCGTCGCGACAGCGAGCTCGAACAGCGCGGCCAGCGTCCTGGTCTCGAACGTCTTGCCCTCGGCGTAGTCCAGGAACGCGCCGAGGTCTTCGATCGTCCACATCATCACCAGGAACGGGCGCAGCTTGAGCGACCGCCACACCAGGAACGCCCGGTCCCCGCGGGTGAGCGGGGACTGCTTGAGCGCGGCTTCGTGGTCGCGCCAGAACTGCCGCACCCGCTCGGCGGTCCAGATCTCCGGCTTGCGTGACGGCTCCGGCTCCATGTCCACGTCCTCGGCGGCGTTGTACGTGACGAGCCGGGCGCGCTTGGCGTCGCGGAGCGCGGACCGCAGCACGTGGCGGATCCGCTGCATCGCGGCCGGGCCGACGTGGCGCTGGAACTTCCGCACCGGCCGCCCTGCGGCGAGGTCGTCGTTCCACTCGCGGATCGTGGCGAAGGCGCGCGAGATGTGCAGGGGCGTCAGCCGCTGGAGCTCGATGTGGCCGAGCAGGGGGATCAGGTAGGTATTGACGCTGGCCTCGTAGTTATGCCGCGTGGTTGCTTTCAGGTTGACGCGGCCGGCTAGCCACTCGGTCAGGTAGGCGCCGACCGTCATCCGGTTCGACGGGTCGACGCCCTCGCGCAGGACGGCCAGCGCCTTCTCGCGGGCCTCCTCGGCGTCCTCGCGCTTGTCAAACCCGCCGCGGCGCATCCTCGGCTGCCGTTTATTACCCGGACCCTTCGGCAGCTCGAGCGAGAAGTACCACGTTCCGTGCCTGGAACTCCACGTCCCGTCCTTGCGCTTCAGATCGGGGCAGTCGGAGCCGAGTTCCTTCTTGGTCTCCGGATCCTTGCACTTGCACCGCTTGTATATGGAGTCGCCTTTCACTTCAGCTCGCCCTTCAGCACGGCCCTGAGCGCTCGCGCCATCTGGCCGGCCCGGTCTCGGGATCGCTCAAGGGACGCCTCCTCGGACTCCCAGATGGCGGCCTGGTCCTCGATGAAGGAGTCCGGGGTGACTTTCTTCAGCCAGCGGGCCACTTCTTCCGCCCACTCCGGCGTCAGCCGGGCCCGGGCGGCGGTGAGGATGCGGGTGCGGAACGCCTCCATCGCCGGGCCTTCGCTGTCGTTGTCATGCATGACGATCCACATGAGATCCGTCATGTCCAGTTCGCCGGCAGACCCGGGCGACGGGTAGCGCAGCTCTCCGTCGGTCTCGTCGGGCGGCAGGAAGAACGCGATCACGGGCACCTCGAAGATCGCGGCGAGGTCGGCCAGAAGCTGGGCGTCGAATTCGCGCGTCCTGCCGCTGTCCCATGACCGCTCGGCCTCGGATACGGCGCGGGCGGTCCATCCGAGGTGGTCGCCGACCTGCTGCTGAGTCATCCCTGCTTCGCGGCGGTACCAGGCCATGTTCCAGGCGACGATCTGATTCATCGTCACCAGCCGGCGTTTGCCCACGGTGACGCTTTCTGTCGAGTCCATGCGCCGATGCTAGCGCAGGAACTACGCATGGAACCAGAGTTTGCGGCGTGTTCCGGCATGCAGCTTGACAATCGCGGCACGCATTGGTTGTCTGGTCTCGGACGGGAAGCCGGGGACTGGTCCGCTTCCATGCGTACATCGCGACTGCCGGGAAGGCTCCATGATCAGTAATCAGCTCACCATGGCCGAGATCCTGGCCTTGCCGCCTGCTTTCAAGCTCGAGGTGGCCGGCCGGGCGTTCGGCTACGGCCGCACCAAGTCCCATGAGCTCCAGCGCGCGGGGGATTTCCCGTGCAAGGTCCAGCGGAAGGGCAGGGGTCCGGGTGCGTACATCGTCACCAAGGCCGCCCTGTTCGAGGGGCTGGGTATCCCGCTGGAGTTCCTGTTCGCGACCGACGCCGAGCTCGTAACGCGCCGCCTCGCGGAACGCAGCAGCGAGCCGCACGCTGGTGCCGCATGAGCGGCTCAGTCTCCCCCCTTGGGGAGGGGGAGGGGCCGGAGCCGTATTACAGGGACGAGAGCGTCACGCTGTACCACGGCGACTGCCTCGAGATCATGGCAGCGATGGCGCCGGGCTCGATTGGCGCGGTCCTGATCGATCCGCCCTACTCGAGCGGCGGGCGGCGGGAGAACGCCCGCAGCGTCCGCAAGTCGATGCTCCGCAGCGACCGCTACACCGATGAGAGCTGGATCCACGGAGACGCGATGAGCACCCAGGGCTTCGTCTGGTTCATGCGGCAGTGCGGCTTGCAGTGGCGGCGCATCCTGATCCGCGGCGGCCACGCCCTGGCGTTCATCGACTGGCGGATGGCCGCGAACCTCGCCGCCGCGCTGGAATCCGCCGACCTGCGGCAGCACCCGATCCTCGTCTGGGACAAGCAGGCGTTCGGCATGGGGGCCATCTTCCGCAACCAGCACGAGTTCATCGTGCACATGTCGGCCGGGAATCCCGTCGACCCGCAGCGGCGTGACGTGGGCAACGTGCTCCGCTTCCCGGCCGTCCACGAGTCCCAGCGGGTGCATCCGACTGAGAAGCCGCTACCGCTGCTGCAGACGCTCCTGTCGGTCGTGGCCACGCCCGGCCTGCCTGTGCTCGATCCGTGCGCGGGCGCTGGCTCGAGCCTCGTCGCCGCCCGCAACCTCGGCCTCCCCGTGATCGGCATTGATTCCGATGAGCGCTGGTGCGAGCAGGCGGCGCGCAAGCTGCAGCAAGGGGCGCTCGAGCCGGCGACAGCAAGTCAGGCACCGCATGAACCACTGTCGCTGCTTGATCTCGGCGAGACCGCCTAACCACAAGCCCCCGCCACCGGGAGCGGTTCCCCAATCCCGGACTCCGAGGACGCGCCTGCAGGGGGTGCGTCACCAACCGAGAGGTATCCATGTCCATCCGTAACAAGTTCATCGCCGGGGCCGCTGCTGTGGTCCTGGCTTCCGCCGCAGCGTCGGGAGCGCTCACCGCGAGCGCGGCCACACCCAGCTGCGGTCACGACTGCATCGACATCTTCTCCCGCGCGTTCGGGACGCACCACACCCCGAACTACGTCCTCGACGTCCTGAGGCAAGGGGCGCACGTTGGCCAGCCGATCATCCTCTACCGGACCAGCAACACGGACCCGGCCGAGGACTTCGTTCCCTCCCTCCAGGGCAGCACGTCGGACTTCTACGCCGCGGGCCTGGTGTCGTCCGCGGTGGCGCTGCACTACGGCTGCACGTCCGCCCCGACGGTGCAGGGCGCGAACATCCACTGCAGCACGCTCAACCCCGGCGTAGACGACCCGGCGATCGAAGTGGAGTACTCGCCTTACGGCGTGGACTCCGGCCTGTGCGTGGGAGTGGCGGCCACTGCCGTCCGGGGCGAGGGCGTGACCCTGCAGCCGTGCGGCGTCTCCGCCAAGACGGTGTGGATCGTGGACGTGAACGACTCCCCGGCCACGCTGAACCTCGGCTACGTGCCGCTGATCAACGGAAGCGACACCAATTTCTCGCACCCGTTCGTGCTGACCTACCCGGCCAACGGCTTCCCGACCGACAAGCCGCGTCCGCAGCTCCTCGTCAGCAACCTGACCGGGTTCTCGCACGGCATCGGCACGCCGATCGCCTCGGTGGATGACACGCAGCTATGGGGCGCTGACTTCGGCGTCCTGCGCTAGCCAGACGTGGGGGGCGGGGGGCCACCCCCGCCCCGCCCCCCCCCC